AACTCAATAATCCGGCTTCCACCATAGAACCAGTTGCAGCAGAACCAGTTGCAGCAGAACCAGTTGCAGCAGAACCAGTTGCAGCAGAACCAGTTGTAGAACCAGTTGCAGCAGAACCAGTTGCAGCAGAACCAGTTGCGGAACCAGTTGCAGAACCAGTTGCAGAACCAGTTGCAGAACCAGTTGCAGAACCAGTTGCAGCAGAACCAGTTGTAGAACCAGTTGCAGAACCAGTTGTAGAACCAGTTGCAGCAGAACCAGTTGTAGAACCAGTTGCAGAACCAGTTGTAGAACCAGTTGCAGCAGAACCAGTTGTAGAACCAGTTGCAGAACCAGTTGTAGAACCAGAACCAGTTGTAGAACCAGAGGTTGCAGCAGAACCAGAGGTTGCACCAGAGGTTGCACCAGAGGTTGCACCAGAGGTTGCACCAGAGGTTGCACCAGAGGTTGCACCAGAGGTTGGCACTGAAGTGTAGTTCAACGAGAGAACATCTATGATGATTTAATAAATTCAACAAATCAAATTTAAACAATACATTCAATATTCAATTATTAATTGTATTATAAATCATAAATTGCAAATCAAAATGTCGCACATTTCTGAGTCTAGTTCATTTGATCATGCCAATAATTTACGTTTCTGCAAACAATACGAAGATGCAATATGCTGTTATAAAAACATACTCACACAAGAAAACTCATCACAAGAAAAATACATGTCGTGTTTTTATTTGCATCAATGTTTTGAAGCCCTCAATGAGAAAGAACATGGTTTTTTCTATTTGGTCAAATCAATGAAATATGATTTAGAGAGAGTGGAATGCTTGCACCAACTGGTCATGCATTATTGTCGCGAAAACATGCAAAACATTGCTTATGAATATTATAAAATTATTAGCCCCCATTTTTTCAAAGCGTTGAATGATTCATCTATAACTAACTCTAAGCTAAATTTGAATTTGGATGTGTCCAATTTTTTTTTACCGTATTACATGATCATTGTAGCGGATCGCGTAAATGACCGCGCATGCGGTGTATCAATGTATGAAATCATTTTTAAAAAGAAACATCGCATGTTTGCCGTGTGGTACTTGAATAATTTGTTTTTTAACTTGCGGTTTTTTGTTTCACATGCTTCACCCGAATTTGCTTCAAGTGCAAATGAATACTTGTCATTTTTGCAAGACAATGGAGTGAATTTGTTGGACTTCAAAGAAATTGCAAACGGGTTTGATTACGAATCACATGGAATTGATTTACTATTGAAAACAAAACAAACCGTATGCACAAATAAAACATCCCTTATTCCAAAACGCATGATGCAAACATGGGAACACAAACAATTAAATCCACAGTTTCAAGAAATTGTTGACACGTGGAAAAAACACAATCCACATTATGAATTTGCATTACTGGATTCAACTGAGAGAGAACAATTTATACAGAAGCACTTTGAAAAGGATGTGGTGTATGCATATCAACAAATTATTCCAGGTGCATACAAGTCAGATTTGTTTCGATACTGCTATTTGTGGGTTGAAGGAGGCGTGTATGCTGACATAGACACACTTTGCATGGGGAAATTGGATGATTTTCTGGTCCCAGAAGTTGATTTTGTGGTCCCAATTGACTTAAACTCAAGTCCACACGAAGGGACGCACAATTTGTCATGCGGATTCTTTGCATCTGTTCCAAGACATCCAATTCTCATGTGGGCCATTCAAAAAATTGTGCACAACGTGAAACACAATATTGTGCCCAGTTCTAAACTGGATTTTTCAGGTCCAGGCATTTTAGGAAGAGCTGTGAATGAATTTTTGAATAGAAATGAAACGGAGTCATTTGTTGGAAAAGAAGGCATTTACCCGCATCACTCAACTCTCAACAACTACAAAGGCATTCATTTTTTGAAATTTGAACCCAGAACGGAGTTCATAAAAAACACAAATGATCAAATTATATTTCAAAATAAAAATGGAAATCACGAAGTTGCACGTTTATACCACGACGAATGCTGCAAGTTAAATAAATTTGTGTGTTGGGTGAACTGTGCATCTCCAATTGCCGCAACATCAACATCCAAACCAAAAGCGATTGCTCTCATGGTGCACGGACAATTTAGAAGTTATGCAAACAACCTGAGAAAAAACATAAAAAATCTTGCGCCAATATTTGAAGGATTTGTGGTCTACGTTTTTGTGCTGAGTGATAAATTGGCATCAGGTAATTATTCAAAAGAAAATGAAAACGACATTAAATCCATATTCAACGAGTTTGGATTCAATGTCTGCTTGTTTGATTATGTGGAGAATTTGGACACTCATGCAGAAAGTGAACAAAAAGTGCATGATTTTTATTTTTCCAATCTGAAAACCGATGATGGAATTGGTAATAAATTTGTTCCAAGACTCATGTATCGCAAATTTGTGGTTAACCAACTAAAAAATGCATACTGTAAACAACACAACATATCAATAGATTTGCACATTTATGCGAGACTGTTTGACATCATCATTTCATTTCCAAACCACGTGAAATCATTTCCACAACACGAGAAACGGATTAAATATGAAATAAATAAATTAATCACATGTTCTTCTGATGCATTGACCGTGCTGGGGTCATCAGACACACTTTTTATTGGAACTCAAAAACCGATGGACCATTTGTTTGAATGCGTTGTAAAAAACATGAGAGGTCCTGAAATTTGGAATGACAATGCATTTTATTCATTGATGGTAAATTGCGATTCGGTTTTATGCATATGCAAATCCACTTATTCACCTGAAGTGCAAACCATTGCACACGTGCATTTCAGTGAGTTCAAATACAAGAACATTCGGTTTGATTTTAACAGTCCAAAATCTTTGAACAATGCATCCTCTTTGTTTGACGTAATTCTCGATCCAGTCCGAATACAAGTCAACCATCCAAAGATATGTTATCCAAAGATATGTTTTATAACAGCCGTGTATGGAAAATATGAAGCATCGTGCAAGAGATTTGAAAAACAAACGGTTCCGACCGACTTCATTTGTTTCACCGACAATCAAAACATGGTTAGCAATGGCTGGATCATAGACACAACCCCATATCATCTGACACACAAAAGCAAAGTTGACAATTCAACATTCGTGAATTCAATTAGCAACAACAAACACACTTTCAACATAGCAAAGTATTATAAACAATCATTTTCAAATGTGCCTAGGTTGAAAAAATACGATGTCATCGTCTGGTTGGATGGAACCATTGAAATCACGCACAATAAAACAAGCGAATATGTGTTGAGTAAAATTTACAAAGAAAAAATAATTGGTTGGCATCATGAGTGGCGCAACGGCAGGTTGCAAGGAGAAGTTGTTGGCTCTCATTTTTACAGATACACAAGCACATTTTGGAACAATCAACATCAACCATATCAAGACATTAACAAACAATACAATGACTACATTCAAGATGGCTACACTGACGATTTTTTCAAACAAATTCAGCCAGGTAGGAGACATTTTGGTGTGTGGATTACTTGTTTTGTGGCTTTTCTTCAACATGATCCAGCCGTACAAAATTTTTTAGAATTGTGGTATTTGCAAACATTGAAGTACACAACGCAAGATCAAATCGGATTTCCATATGTGTGTCAAAAAACAAAATTAATACCATACACATTACCAGATAATGAAATTCATGGAACCCCTCATAGCCACACAATGTTTTACATTAAACACGATCATGGAAAATGAGAGAACATAGATGCGATATATATTCAATTTAAAAATGTCATTATCTTCCAAATGGAAATGTATGATGTCTTGGTTGTTGGTTGTGGACTGTCAGGGGTCGTCATTGCAGAACGGTTGGCGAATGTTCTGAACAAAAAAGTACTAATAATTGACAAAAGAGATCACATCGGCGGAAACTGTTATGATTATCACGACAAAGAGACAAATGTGTTGATGAATAAATATGGCGCACACTTGTTTCACACAAACAGTGAGAGAGTGTGGGAATACGTTAATAAATTCGACAAGTGGGTCAGATGGGACCACGAGGTTTACAGCATGGTTGAAAACAAATTGGTCAATATTCCTGTCAACATAAACACGGTGAATCAACTGTGTTGTCAAAACATCAAGAACTCCGTGGAAATGGATGAATGGTTAAGCAACAATCAAGTAATGTATCAATCAATTACTAATTCTGAAGAAATGGCAAAATCACGAATTGGCGTAATGTTATACGAAAAAATGGTCAAACATTACACATACAAACAATGGGGGAAGTATCCAAATGAATTGGATGCATCCGTGCTTGCGAGAATCCCAATTCGAAATAATTTCGACAACCGGTATTTTGACGACAAATACCAAGCACTACCGGAAAAAGGATACACGCACTTCATTGAAAAAATACTGGAAAATCCAAACATTCACGTCATGCTGAACACGGACTATTTTGACCTCATTAAGACTAATACTGGAACTGCAACATTTGAAACAGTGATATACACGGGTCCAATTGACAAATACTATGGCGACAAACACTTGGATAAACTTGAATACAGGAGCATTGATTTTCAAATTGAAAGACATTTCAATACACGCTATTACCAACCCAATTCCGTTGTAAACTACCCTGAACCCGATGTGCCATTCACACGAATTGTGGAATACAAACACTTCTTGAATCAAACATCAGACCATACTGTCATTGTGAAAGAAGTGACAACAGATGATGGAGAACCATACTACCCCGTGCCAAATGAAAAAAATTTAAGTCTGTATGAAAAATACAAACAGTTTGCATCAGAAGAAAAGAATGTGCATTTTTTGGGCAGGTTGGCAAATTATAAGTATTTCAACATGGACACTGCAATATTAAACGCGTTGGAATATTTTGACAAATATTTTAATTTTTAATTTTTAATTTTTAATTCTCAATCGCATTAAACTGTGCCATCCATTTTTTATTCAAGTCCCGCACGATTTCATCCTGCTGCGCCAACTTGAATGCCCGACGCATGTCGTCCTCTGCCTGTAGTTGCTGCGACCTGGCCATCGCAGTCTGTGATGCAGTTTCGGAGTAATTAAATGTCCGACGATCAATATCTCTCGACATTTGCAGTTCATTTATGTTTTTGTATTTGCGAACGGCTTCGTAGTCTTCGTGTGTGACGGGGATAACAGATTCGGTGTGCGCTTTCCGCAGGTCTTCGTATGCCAGGCCACCACCGCCTGAACCAAATCCGATAAGGCCGCTGGAGTGTTCTTCGGGGCGCTCGCGTGTAAGACCATACCCGCTGCCGCCGCCTACGGAATCGAAAGACCGGATTTCGCTGCGCACGATGAGTGCTTGTTCCCTTAACTTTTTCTTGCGGCGTTCCAGTTGTTCCATGCGCTGGGACCATGATGAACCCTCGCCCAACTCGGCATCTTCGTCTGCATCGGCATCTGCATCATCCGCATTTTCAACGCCTTTGAGCCAGTCCCCGTATCCGCTGTCCTGCTCCTCATCATGCAACCGGTTTTGTTCAAACGTTTTGTTGAACCATCGGTTGAATTCTTCGGCGTTCATGCGCTTCAGCTTGTCGGAATTGGCGTTGCGGCGCGCATCAATGTCCTCTTTTACGTCGTCGTATTTCACGTCTTTCTGACGCGACAACCCAGCGCGCACTTGATACACCTCATGCAGGATTTTATATGCCTTGGAGAAAAACAGGAAGTACTCCTTGTCCAGACCGGATTTGTCGGGGTGCGTGCGCATGACCGTCAACTTGGCCTCGCGCATGTGCGCTTCCGTAAAAGCAGATGGCATGTTGAACAGGTTGAGAATGTCGCGCAATTCATAGTTGCGAATGTCTAAATCCAAATCCAGATTCATGATTCGAGAGAAAATGGATCAAATGTTAATAATACAACCTTGATAATATTTGTATTATTATTTTTATTATGTTATTTTTGAAACATATGTTTTAGTGTTTTTTGGATTTTTTGGATGCGGTTCGTTGCATTTTTTTACCCTTGCGTTTTTTCGATTGGTTAAATCTTTTGTGTTTTTTAGAATTTCTTCCTCCACCCTCACTTTCGGATTCATCATCGCGACGCGGAGTTTTTGTACCAATTGGCAAATGTTTTTCTGGCGTTCTGCAAGCCAAAACAACCACAATGGCAGTTGGGTCAATCAACCCGGCATTGATTCCAATTCGCAACAACACAGACAACCGTATGTCATCACCATAAATTTGTTTCATCTCAGGGGTCCATTCGAATTCAGACTCTCGGTGCATACCTCGGATGCCCAGCTCTAAATTTTTTACATGTTTTTGCAATGCATACATTCTGTAGTTCACCGGGTTGGCACCATAGGCACCTTGCAATGCTTCCAATTCCAATTGAGTACGTGACTTTGCATTTCCATATTCGTCTTTCCTGTATTTACTGGGTGGTTGATCTGACTTTGGATATTCGCGAAGCGTTTCTTTGCTTACAAGACCGAACTGGTGAGTCATGTCTTCAATCTTTCGGGTTTGGACATCTATGCTTATAATGCCTTCAACGGTTGCAGCACCTTTTCCACAAAATAACAATAAATCTGCCATTTCGTGTCCAGCACGATGACAACGAACCTTGCATGTGTTTTTTTTGTCGGGAAGGTATTCATTTCGCATTTTGCAAAGAGCACCTTTTACGATTTGTCTGAATGCACTTTTTGTGTGGATTTCACCAGCGGGAACCATGTCGAATAAGTTTTTTGCAAATACGAGTTGTGGAGGATCATCTGCCATGAACCAGTGCAATGGCATGCCAAATTTGGTAGTTGTGAAGACATCAATCGGAGTTTCAAATTCAACGACCATATTATTTCTGTAATCTCTGGAGCTCACGAGCATCAGTTCTTCGCTAGGTCCGAAGGCGCGTCCTTCAAATTGATGTTTGAACCTCGGGAGTTTTGGATTTTCTTCAGCACTAGTCACCACCGGCATAATTCCATGAGTGTGGAATATTATTACCTGCCGTGGCAGTGTCATTGGTTCTTCTGAGACGAAAGTTGATGCTGGTCGTGGTGGTCGTGGCTCTACATGCAATTGCCACGGTGGATGGTCCGGTGGAAAAAATTGCAAGTCAGGGCTATTCATGATGTCCAGGACCGTGTTGGACAAAAACAACATCCCATCCAGTGTTGTCAAGTGGCATTCTTTATTTAACTGAAATGGTCTAGGGGATGCATTTTTATATAATCGGATCGCGCGAATTAATACATTCATTACGTTGGGACCAATTCGTTTTCCGTTTTCAAAATTATGAGAAATCGCGCAAATTCCGTATTCGATGAAATCATTTAAATCATCTGTTATTCCTTCATCATCCAATTCATCTGCATTTTCTTCCAGTAAAGCAAATGTTGCAGAGACTTCATCTTCATTGTGTTCTCCATTAAAAATTCTAATCTGTTCATTAATTAGTTTTCTAATGGCTGAGTATAAATCCATTGGGTTGTTCGTTTATATTAAATCGAACGAAAAGAAAATGATACAAAAACTTATTTGCCAATATAGTTACTGGTTGCGGTTCCCCCCGGGTTTGCCGCAGCCACAACCCGGAAAAAGAACGCGTCCAGTGCCTTAATATCTGCACCCGTAACTGACATGTCGCTAATAATGGTTGCATTTCCGTGCTTGTAAAACAGGAACACAGGAATGCCGTTCACCATCTTCTTCTGTTTCAGCGAAGCATACAAATCAAACGACTCGTCCACATCGCACTCAATCAGGTCGACATTGGCAGGCAACTGCAGAGATGCCAGTCGCGTGTATTCCGCAATCTGCTTGCATGGACCACACCACTTTGCAGTCAGTTTCAAGATGGTGTGGTTTGGCGTCTCGGCTAAACACCTCAAAAAGGTTGAACGGTCCAGTTCAACTTGCTTAACACGGGTCACACTATTCAATGATGACATAACTAATGCGTCTTTTGTATTATATCTGTGATAAAAATCATTTAAATTCATTATTGATGATATTATTAATTTCAACAATCCGTTGCATTTTTGTCAAATATATCAAATAATTGATTTGAAAACTTAATGTCAACCAATCTCATAAACCCCATTAATTCAGTGGAAATGGCACAACGGTGCGAACATTATGAAAGGCGATGCAGTCTGGTGGCTCCATGCTGCAACAAAGTGTATGTGTGTAGGCATTGTCATAACGATGCCGAGACACATGAAATAGACCGACATGCGGTCAAAGAGGTGGTGTGCAATGCGTGCAATCAACGGCAGCCAGTGGGGCAAACATGCAACAATGAATCATGTCGCATAATGTTTTCGGCTTACTTTTGCGCAGTTTGCAACTTCTTTGACGACCGAATCGAGAGAAATTATTACCATTGCGACAAGTGCGGAATTTGTCGAGTGAAAGGCGAAAATGACTTTGTTCACTGCGACACATGCGGCACATGTGTTTCAGCATCAAATCACAAATGCAAGAAGGAACAGTTTCATGTCGACTGTCCAGTTTGCATGGAAAACATGTTCCATTCTACAAAACCGTCAAACGTGATTCCGTGTGGGCACACCATGCACGTGCATTGCATGCAGGAATGCTTTCAACAGAATCAAACCAGTTGTCCATTGTGTCGAAAAACCATGCTCTCACCCGAAATGTGGGCCATGCACAATGATATGATGGATGAACTGATTCAACGTTTTCCAATCCAGGAAGAACTTGTGTTCGGCATATTATGCAATGATTGCGGATTCAACAGTGATGCTCAATTCCATCCATATGGCATGAAGTGTGGCCAATGTGGCGGATACAACACTACGCGATAATATTTGCATAATTCAAAAATGAAGGTTTAAGCTGGAGCAGGAGTGGGTGCATATTTTTTTTCCAATGCTTGGTATGCAATCATTTCTGCTGTTTGTGCCGGCGACCTGGTTGTTCCTGGTGCGAGGGTTGCACCGGGTCCAAATTTTGACGCTGCAATTGCTTCCGCCGCGGTGATCGCTGCTCTTGCTCCTTGCCCTGCGAGTGCTTTCAACCTTGCTTCCATTGCCAACCTTTCGGGTGATTTGGTTTTCACTGGTGCCGCAGTCATCACTGGTGCCGCAGTCATCATTGGTGCCGCAGTCATCACTGGTGCCGCAGTCATCATTGGTGCCGCAGTCACGGGGGCCGCAGTCATTGCAAGCAGTCTACTTATTGCTTCATTCATTTCCGGGTCTGCCGGCATAACGGGTGCTGACGGTGGCATGGGTGCTGCTGCTGGCATCATGGGTGCTGCTGCTGGCATCATGGGTGCTGCTGCTGGCATCATGGGTGCTGACGGCATCATAGGTGCTGCGTTTATTTTTGTCATTTTAGTGCGATGCAAACTCGCACCGCACTCACTTCTGCATTGTTCAATTGAATTATAATACCCATTTGGATCAGGATTACACGATTTCAATGCATGCGGCGTGATCACACATGAATAATTTGTTTGGCTAGGACTAGGACTAGGAGGGAAATGATGGTGATGGTGATGATGGGGATGATAAGGGCTAGTGCTGGGACTAGGACTAGGAGTAGCACTGGGGCTAGTGCTAGGAGTCGGAGTAGGAGTGTGATGATGGGGATGATGTGGCCTTGGTTCAGGACCGTAGCAGTTAGAACCTGACATGTTGCTGGCAGTTACGCCGTCGGGGCAGCACCCGAATTCGGTTCCGGCACATCCACCCACGTCTTGAGGATTGGAAGGACGGGGATGACGACGATGTTTGTGCCGCCTGCGTGGGTCAGGCGCAACATGTTGCCCTTTGGACGGGTTCAATCCAAACACGTAAAGCAAAATGGTTGTCACGTAAGTCATTAAAATGAATGGAATAAACACAATGAACCATGAAAGAATGGTCAACCCGCCAATGCATAACTGATTCAATAAAATTGTAAAAACAATCATGACAATGACCTTTAAAAATGCACTGTTTTGTTGGCCTCTAAATAAATCAATTACAATCTGTATCACTGAAAATCCAAGATACAACACTGCAGGTGGACATAATGAATCTATAATCATTTTAAACCAAAAAAGCAATATAACATATATTAATATATTATTTTGCATCGTTCATTGTGCATCCATTCATTCGTGCATTATCACGACAAACTCTTGGTTCTAGATTTCTTTGTGAATTTCGCAACACCGTTCTTAAATGATCCAACAATTTCACCCACTTCCTCATTTGTGTAATCGTAAATGTCGCCCTCTGTTTCATCGTTTGTTACATACGTTTTTCCTTTAATTTCCACTTCAAAGAGTTCAAGTTCTTCTTCATCTGGTTCCTCTGGTTCCTCTTGTTCCTCTTCTTCTTGGTCCGCCTCTTCAATTGGGCAAGTTGCATCTGGTGCATCCTGTGATTCTTCCTCTTGAGCTTCTTCTTCTTCCTCTTGAGCTTCTTCCTCTTCCTCTTGAGCTTCTTCCTCTTCCTCTTGAGCTTCTTCCTCTTGTGCTTCTTCTTCTACTGCATCTTGTGCATCCTCTTCCTGTGCTTCCTGTGCTTCCTCTTCCTCTTCTACTGCATCTTGTGCTTCCTCTTCCTGTGCTTCCTCTTCCTGTGCTTCCTCTTCCTCTTCTTCCTCTTCTTCTTCTTTTTCTACTGCATCTTGTGCATCCTCTTCCTGTGCATCATCTTCTTCCTCTTCCTGTGCTTCCTCTTCATCTTCTTCTTCTTCCGCTACATCATTTGCTTCATCAACAATCACATGATCTAATGACGCTTCTCTCTCTTCTTCTTCTTCTTCGGATGAACATTCAAAATCACTTTTTGTTGCAATGTTTTCATCATTGTTGTCAAGTGTCGAGTTCATGTATTCCTTGATTGAATCCAAATTCTCCAATCCATCCTTTTCAATTGCGGAGTCTATTATTTCAAGTTGTATGGGTTCTTGCTGGGTTGACGGTGTCTGTGAAACATTGCACCTGCATTGATTCTCCAACAAACGTTTCACAAATGGTATATTCATAACAGCTTCATGAGTTTCTTTGTATAAACCGTAATCCGCCAATGCATTCAATATTTTTGGTTCCAATGACAGACGGAGTTCATCCATGACAATGGAAACAATTGAATCGGCTGTGTTTGCAGTGGATGTCATGATTTCCAATTATAAGGGAAAATAAAGACACAAGATACATTCATCAACAGTCATTTGTTTAATATGATTTTCAATAGATTTAATTGATGCATGAAAAACTAATATTGCAATATTATACTTCGGCCAGTGAAACGATGAATTCTGCAAATTCGAATTGGTATAAATCTCTCAAGAAGTCATCACTGACTCCTCCAAACTGGGTATTTCCCATCGCATGGACAATGCTATATGCCACCATCATTGCATCTGGTGTGATTTTTTTGAAAAATGGTGGTACCCTTCGTTCCAATGGTTTCTTCTACTATTGCATTGCATGGATTCTGAATCTCTCATGGTCTCCACTTTTTTTCAGATACGCCAGACCCGATTTGAGTTTTGCCGTGGTCATTGGAATGTTGATATTTATTGCTTTGAACATTCGGTCGTTTTATTCGGTGAACAAATTGTCAAGTTATTTGCTCATGCCTTACTTTGCATGGGTTTTATTTGCGACATATTTGAACGGTTTCATTGTTTTTATGAATTGAAATAAACAAATAAAGTAATTAAAAACAAATCTTCAATATTTTATAAAAACACATGAATCCAATACAACTTCAATTGCCCCCGCATCTTCAACATTTAAAGGGACAAGAACTGCAAGATGCAATCAAACAAGAGTATCGTGCACAGGCGATTGCGTTCATTCTCCGTCAAACCGAATACACGGAAGAAGTTGCAACGGAAAGACTGGAAGCACTGAAAGACCCAATGAAAGTCATCAAAGAATACCTGGGAGAAAGCAAGGCACCACAGGCACAGCCTTCAGTTTCATGCAACTCAAAAAACAAAATGAAGTATGGAGAGATTCGAAAGTTTATGGATGCAGGTGCTCGTCAGTACAATCGGCAGAAAGAAATAAATGAACAGCGTCGAAAGTATCAAGAATACATTGAACAGCAACAGCAACAGCAACAGCAGCAGCAGCAGCAGCAAAAGCAACAAGATGATCAATTACAATGTCAATTACAAGAAACCTCACCTTCTGACTTTACTTCTTCATCCGATTCGTGAAATGAGGTGTTTATGGCATCAATGAACAATTGGGCCGCGGAATGATTGGTGCCGCTACGCGTTTTGATAAAATTATATCCAGCCGCTTGTCTTGCATTATAAGCGTCCGGATTTTTCAAATAATAATCGATTTTTTCTTCAATTTCTCTCCGCGATGAAATCAACTCAACGATTCCATTGGTTTGCTCACGCGCAGCCGGACTGTTGCTCAACACAACACATCCATAAGCAAGACCTTCATATATTCTCTGACTCACGTGGCATTCTTCAATGTTTGACCTCGACTGAAATCCAAGTGCAAACATTGACGACAAGTATATGCGTTTCCTGGTTTCATAATTCAAAAATTTGGTATGGTCTGTTGTTCCAAAATAATATCCAGTGTATTTTGGAGACGAAGGAATCATTTCAGAATTGTACTTATGTCCCATAAAACAATAATGTCTCACAACCGGTTTGGGATAAGTTCCAATCAGTTCAGGATCCTCATTTGCTCGCAACAAGAATGGCACTTTGATTGGATTGGCCATTGATTTAAAATAAGAGACAGGAATTCTTGGTTTGAATTTGTTTTCATAGGTGTGAATGAAACGCGGCAATTGGCTGACATCGTGTTGATTCCAATACCACCCAATATAAACCGCCAACGGTGCTTGATGCACCAGCAGTTTCACTGGGTTAACTACATGAAAGTTGTTTCCCATAAACACAATGCAGTTGTTATTCAGCAATGAAATGCTGGGCGCAATGCGAACCGTGTATCCCATGCGCTTGAATGCATCACACATTTCCATGCACGCGTAAAAAAACACAAGATGCATCCCAATTTCCGGACTGTTCAACAATACAACCTCACGCATCAATCCGTTTATAAAACACGAACACACAAGTCAATATATTGAAATGGAAATATATTGATTTTGATTTTGAATTACGCATTTAAACACTCCATGACGCATAGTCGGTCGAATAATTTCTCCCAGCAAACGACAGCGCGGGATCCTGTGGTGGCGGCGTTTCAATGACCACAGTTTGATAACACAACTCAGGCGGCTTCAGTATGAATGCACTACCAGCATCGTTGAATGCTTTGTTGTATATGTCCAAGTTGATGTCTTTTACTTGCGGCATCATGCCAATGAACTGGCAACCAAACACTTTTGCAACATTGAAATTTGGATTTTCTCTGAATGGAGGATCGGGAAACACAATGCTCATGTTCTTTTTGTTGTGGTCAATCAAATCATCCATGTTTGGCGTGTTTTTCACTCCCATTTCGTATTGAAGCTGATGAAAAAATGGCGAATTCGAACCGAAATTGATGATTTGGAAGAGTGGTAAGTCTTTGTCCACGCACAAAGGATTCGATATGTCGGCCATGATGATGACTTTTCCAACCAGTTCAGACATAAGCACCTGTCCTAAATTGTTTCCATTGAAGACATAATGGTAATCTGGTCCCAACAGTCGGTTATCAAACTGCGCGCTAATTGCGGAAACAATTTCCGGCACTATTTTCTGGTTGTTGCTTTTGATTCGAAGATGGATAAACAGCGGATCCGTGCTGTTCACTGCCTTTGTCACGGTGAATGCAATTTGCGAAACTGCAACCATTGCATCCAAAAATGGAATCGAGTTGTAAGTTTCTTTGTAATAGAAACTGGGTTTTGTGGAAGCTGCAACAACCGGTTTGTCATTTTCGCTGTAAATTTCAAAATCCAAGCAGCGATATCCATCAGCGATTGCGCTCTGCAATGGAACAATGTCCACATAGTTGTTTTTCCATTCTCCTAAACAACAGCAATTCAATGCAGTTTTCACGTAAAAGTTGCGCAAAGGCAGGGTTGACACATCCACACCCGGATTGGCAGCACTGGCGCCTCCAAATGCTTTAAGATTGTTGTTCGTAATGACGTAAGTCGAAGCAAGCTCATTCTGTTTTTGATTTACCTTGAAAATAATATACCAGATTGCGGCTGCTAATGCCAGCAATAACACGATGAAAAGCATGACCTGCACTGGGTCAGCTGATTGAAGACCAGAATACAATGAACTTGCAAAGGCGGTTGCTGCCAGCGATGCGCTAGCAAGTTTAGATGCTGCTTTGGTCATTGCAGAATCAGACTGTGATGCTACATTTTCGGTTTCATCTTCAAGTGGTGCGGAAGCCATTTTCTCTATTCTTGTATTATGTTGTTATTATTATGATGCGACTATTAATGCAATGATGCAATGATTTAAATATAACTTATATATTTCAATTACATTGTTGCAATAAAATAATAAAAATAACAACATAAATATAATAAAATGACGGGCGGTTTACTAAACATTGTGTCTTATGGCAATCAAAATGTCATTCTAAATTCCAATCCCAAAAAGTCGTTTTTCAAGACAACTTATGCAAAGTACACCAATTTTGGCATGCAAAAGTTTAGAATTGATTTCAACGGGCTTCGAAATTTGCGAATGAGCGAAGAATCGCGTTTCACGTTTACGGTGCCTCGTTATGCAGAGTTGCTCATGGACACTTATCTTGTGGTGACATTGCCCACCATTTGGAGTCCAATTTATCCACCACTGTCGTGCGGTGGCGTGTGGCACCCATACGAGTTTCGTTGGATTGAAAATTTGGGCACGCAAATGATAAAAGAAGTGGTGTTCTCCGTGGGTGGTCAAATTCTGCAGCGCATGACGGGCAAATACTTGCTTGCGCTTGTGCAGCGCGATCTGAACGGCACCAAACGTTTCCTTTATGACAACATGACTGGAAACATTCCGGAATTCAATGACCCTGCCAACTTTTCCGGACGAAGAGGCATTTATCCAAACGTGTATTACAACACAAGCCAACAAGGTCCGGAACCTTCTATACGCGGTCGCACTTTATATATTCCACTAAATGCGTGGTTCTGCAATAACAGCCGTACGGCATTTCCGCTAGTGTCTTTGCAATACAATGAACTGCAGATTGATGTGGTTATGCGTCCGGTGCGTGAACTCTTTGTGGTGCGAGACATAATGTACTCTGCAACTACTCCCGAAGAAGTTGCCCGCGCGCCCTTCATTCAGCCCAACTTCAATGAGCAAGAGTATCAATTTTATCGATTTTTACAGCCGCCTCCAAGTGCCGACATCATTGACGACTCGGTGTATCTTGACAAGCGCACTGACTGGAATGCAGACGTGCACCTTTTGTCGACGTATTGCTTTTTGTCGGCGGAAGAATCGCGCGTCTTTGCATCCCAGGAACAAAAGTATTTGCTTAAGGAAGCATACGAATGGGATTTCAAGAACGTCACCGGGACTCACCGTGTTGAGCTTCAAAACACCATGGGCATGGTTGCAACGTGGATGTTCTTATTTCAGCGCAGCGACATCAATCTGCGCAACCAGTGGAGCAATTACACAAATTGGCCATACACCAATGTCATTCCAGTTGATGTTGCACCCGCACCCAACACAGGATATGACTTGCTGACTGACTGTCCCATTGTTACGCCCACTATACTCAACTTGAATGGCTTGAGTGCTCCTCCAGGACAGTCAGCGGTCATTGTTGTTCCAACAAATGCCCTGAAATTTTTTGCAATCGGTCAAAACATAACAGTTGCGTATGATTTAAGCAATGATGCGAGTGGAGTCATTGCTCACATTTATGGAAACAACATCGAATTTACAGTAAGCGCTGTTAACGTGTCTGGCCCTGGCCCTCTAAATTTCAGTTATGGATTGGTCAGCATCACTGGAACGGTCTTGCATGACATCGGTCCTGGTGCGGAACCGAATGGCACGCCATCAGGACTCTTTGTGACGCAGGACTACAACGTGGAAAACCAACGCGAGATTCTGCAGCAGCTCGGCATCCTGCTGAACGGTTCATATCGCGAAAACCTTCTCCCATCGGGCGTCTACAATTTCGTGGAAAAATACATCCGCACAATGGGTTCAGCACCGTTTGGCCTGTATATTTACAATTTTGGACTCGATGCAGATGTTGACACATATCAGCCCAGCGGCGCAATCAACATGAGCAAATTCTCCACCATTGAGCTCGAATTCACCACATACCCACCACCACTCGACCCCAGTGCCAACTATTATACAATTTGCGACCCCGAAACTGGCATCCCAATTGGTGTCAACAAGCCGCAGTGGCGCATCTATGACTACAACTACGATCTCACAGTCCTCGAAGAAAGGTACAATGTTTTAACATTCATTGGCGGAAACTGCGCACTCATGTATGCAAGATAATACAGCGTGGCACATTGCACGTTGCATTTAGCAAATCCAAATCACATGTTTGAGAGAAAATGATGATAATAATAATATTATAATAATTTAGTATTATAATACTTTATTTTCGAAGACCACCACGCAATAAAAAATGGGTCGCCGTCGTGAAATGAATTTAAAACATGTCAATTCCATCAATGGAACAGGAACCGACACCAATGAAGACCCATCCTATTCTCCCACCCCGTTTGTGAACTACCTTTACACCATGGTCCAAATACTGCTTTTGTTGTTTTTCTTTTGTTTCATGACAACAAATAACTATTTGAATGCCAAGTATTTTAATGAAATCACGGATTACCCAGTTGGAAGCACATTGAAGGACTTAATAAAAAAAAATCAAAATCCATATTGCAGTTCTTTTGTGGATTGCAATGAAGTTTCTCTTGCAGATTCTGAAAAGGTTTCCAAGCTTGGCTGGTGGTTTCAAACCACGCAAGAATCATGCTACCGTTCTGCCGGCATGGGTTTGCATTACTATTTCAAGTTTTTGCAAGACTGGTGCATTGGCGGAAAAAACGGCATCCCTTACACCGGATATATTTCTTTTGCCAGATGGACCATTTTTGGAATTATAACACTGATTTCAATGGTTTTGTTGTTTTGCATTGTATGGATTATATTCTTGCCTGGATGGTTCGGAGGATTGTTTGCATTTTGGAAACTGCAGACTAACGACATTCAAGCGTTTGTATTGTTTTGTTTTTCTGCATTTTTAACGTTTTGTTTTGGGGGGGTTTGTTTATTCCCAGTTGTATACGAATTTTTTCAACTGATGTATTTGTTTTTCTTTAAACAACTTGTTTCAAATGCGGACAACTATGGCCCCGAGTTTTCAAAGCGCATGTCAAACATGGTCATTGTTTTTGTCGTGGTTGCAGTGATTGTCGCGATGGTTCAACTGCCGACAATCAGCGCTGCAATCATTGCAAGCATCATGTTTTTGGCAATGATCTTCATGAAAAATAAAAGTTTGTATAAATCCGCATAAATACACTGCACATACATTTGTATAAACCCAACGCATTTCACTGAATCAAATCAAATCAAATCAAATCAAATAATGACATCGACTTTGCCAATGGTGAGTGTGTGCACACCCACATTTAATCGTCGCCCGTTTATTCGAGCGATGATTCAGTGTTTTGACCATCAAACATATCCACGCGAACGCATGGAGTGGATCATCATTGACGATGGAACCGATTCAATTGAAGACCTTGTGTCAACACATCCATGCGTGCGATATTTTAAACTGGATGACAAAGTTTCTCTCGGTAAAAAACGAAACATGATGCACAAAAAAGCACGTGGCGACATCATTGTGTATATGGACGATGATGACTACTATCCACCTGAGCGCGTTTCATATGCGGTCGACACGCTGCTTGACCACAAAAACAGGAAAACAGGGGTTAAGATTGCAGGAAGTAGCGAAATGTATATTTATTTCAAATCAGCAAACCTACGGTTTTCCGAACCTTCCCCTTTAGACCCCCCACCTCCGGACCAAGGCCACGCCCTGATGGTGCAGTTTGGGCCGTATGGACCCAATCATGCAACTGCTGCCACATTTGCATTCTGGAAAGAGCTGCTATCCGAAATGAACCTCAAATACGATGAAAACGCACATGTGGCCGAAGAACGCGCATTTTTACGTGGATACACCGTTCCGATGGCACAGCTAGACCCCACGAAAGTCATTCTGGTGTTTTCACATGATCACAACACATTTGACAAGCGCATATTGCTCGCAAACTTGGGCAGGACGGACATTGAAACGAATATGAAAGTGAGCACAAAGACGCCAACCGATTTTATAAAAGAGCCAGAACTCTTGCAGTTTTACATGCACGATGTTGATGCAGCGCTAGTTGGATATGAACCGGGACGCCCTTCCATGAAACCAGATGTGCTTCAACAAATTCGAGAGAAAATGGAACAACAACAAAAACAGCATCAACAAAAACAGCATCAACAAAAACAGCAGCAACAAAAACAGCAGCAACAAGATGCGATTTTGAAAGCGGTCATAACATTCAAAGCCCCCAATGCGGAAAATCGCAACATGACAGTGGAAGAATTGATACAAACAGTTCAATCCCAGGCTGAAAAACTGGAAAAAATGAAAGAGTTGTGTAATAAAAAAATCAGAGAAAACTCGGACCTACTTGCAACAATCAAGGACAGAGACGAAGTCATTGCAGCACACTTGGAAACAATTGAGCGCCAAAGTGCAATAATTGATTCCAATCATTCAGTTTAAAAATTTGAATTTCGCATTGCCTCGATTTGACATAAATGACATGCGTAAGTGTGGCTGTAGCTTTGGCTTTGGTATTGGAATTGGCATTGGCATTGGCTTTAGAAATTGCATTGGAAATGAACCATACTTGTTTTCAATTTCCAAATCATGAAAATATTGAATAATGTTTGCATAGTCGCCCACAAAGGTGCAATTCGTCATATCATGTGATGGAAATGGCACAGAGTTTTTTAAACGGTTTCCATTTGAATAATGTTGAATGTAGTTATTTGGTTTATAAAAAAAATCTTTGGCGATGGTGCAATCCGCCTGGTATTCGTTTGGGTTGGTCTTATTTGAAATATTAACCATGAAATAGGTGAATAATCGATTGTCATTATTTTTTTTACCAAACATTCCGCCTGGAATTGTCCAAATGTGATTTTCATGGTCGCACATGATGTGCAGCTCCTTGTCTGGATGATTTATGAGCCAATCATCCACTGCTGCTTTTTCACGAAAAGTGACTATCGAATCCAAATCCCGAGAAATCCATATGCTGACCAAAGGATCATCATTTGGTAAATAACGCAACGCTCGCAAACACAAATTTGTGCTAACCAAAAACAACTCAATGTCTTTGATTTGCGCCAATTTCTCTATAAACTCAACCGGTTCACTGTCAGGCATGTAAACTCGAATCGTCCATCCAGGATAAACTGTTTTTGCCAATTCATAATTGACAAATATTCCTTTGTAAAATCCTCTTTTTATGTCTAACTCATTGTTGATTCCATAAAGTGAGTAACTTATTATTTTTTTATTTTGGTCTGGACTAACGTTGTATGTTTTGGTGATTTTCAAATAAGCAGACATTGTTTTCACACTAGATTTATACTAAAGCGATATTTAAAATTACGAAAAATTACCAATTTTCAAGTTCGTCTTCCGCGTCATCTTGAACCACTTCACATGGAGATGTGCACTTGTTCAAGTAGCGATGCATGCGTTGAATGTCCAATTTTGTGATTTCAAATTCTTCTATGATGTCATTTATCTTTTTATCACATTCATTAGTGTCTGAATCATTTTTCAATGCAAACACGCTCAAGAAAAATGCGAACAAATCTTTTTTGTCCATTCCAAATTTCTGGCACATCATTTGAATGAACAACGTGTTATTGTATTCCGTGCTGTATTTTGTCAACACTTTGGTGAATCGCACCTCGGACGGATTGAACTTTGGACGCGTTTCAAATCGTTCATGATACAATTTGTTTGTGCAAAATGTTTTAATGAGAGAACTCATCTCATTGAACTGCCATATTTGTTTTTGAAATGTTATGCGGTCAATGTAATCTGCCAAACAAATGTTGTCCAATGCGTCCTTGTAAAATCGAAATGCATCCATTTGGTTCGGCTGTTTCGCCAATACATCCACCACATTTTCATGCCACAGTAAACCCACTATGGTTCGATCCGTTTCATTCATCATCGCCGAATGTTCACTCAAATTGCACGGTGCATTTATAAGTTTTTTGACAATCGTTTTACTATCTTCATTGTTTGCCTTTGGTTGAAATATGGTTTGAATGAGTTCACTGTTGTAAGTGTCCCCATTTGAATGTTTATTGAATATGTTGCTAATGGTCTCAATTTTTCGAAGGTCTCCTTGTATAAATCGTGCCATATTCTTGTGCAGAGTGGTATCATCAGAGTTCAATTTCAATTTAAGAATCACGCTTACTTGATCTAGAGTGGGCGTTTTAAGTTCAAATGTGACACACACTTTCATGAGTTCCCGTATTTTTTTATCCATGTGATAATTTCCAATGCATATAATCGGATTCATTGTGACATCTTCCAACCGCTGTTTTTTCGTCTTTTTGGGACGCATCAGTTTAATAAGCGCATTAATTCCACCCTTGTCGCCGTTGTTCATTCCATCTATTTCATCCATGACAATCGCAATCCTCTTTGGTTTTTTTTGAAACATGGAAAGCACGCTGTGCTCGCTCATGTTGTGATTTGTTATGAGGTCAATGACCGACTTGTTTCGTATGTCGCCTGCATCATATCGAACCATATCATAGTTCAACATCTTTAGCAATCTCATCACAAATTCGGTCTTCCCTACACCTGGATTGCCATATATGTAGATGCCACGCTTTATCATGTAATCGTTTTTTTTAGCATAAAACGCATCCAACGCATTTGTAATTTCCAATGCTATCGATTCTCTCCCCAACATTTCATTGTAATTGATTGATGTTGTTGTCAAATTTGTGTTTACTACAACTGGATTCGCAACTGAACTTACAACCGGCTTTGTTTTCATGGCTGACTTTGATTTTGTTGCAGTATCTGCTGCAGGTTTCATTCTATCAAACTTAAGCAGAGTAAAATAAGCCCAACTCAGATTAGTTAGTATTAAAATTTGAATTGTGTTTAATATTAAATTGAGATGAATGAATTATTGCAGTCGATTTAGAAATAGAAATCACAAATATAAAAATAAAAACATAGTATATATTTTCATTTTTGATTCAATAACTAATACATCCAAATTCAAATGGACACTGCACAAAGTTCCGGATCGTTTTTTGACTCTTTTAATTTTCAGCGCATTGTGTTGACGATTGCGATCGTTATGCTGATTGCAGCAATGATTTTCATTGGATATTCTCTCTACCAAAAGTCAAGTGATGTGTCATGGCCGCCTGAAATACCAAAGTGCCCCGACTTTTGGACATACGACAGCACCAAAGGCAAATGCATGCCAGGCCCCGGCCAACCAACCGATAGATGTGAATACAATGGCATACCAGGCGGAACAGAAGGAGTGCCAACGTGCCCACCAGCCAGTTGAAAATAACGCAGTTTTTGATATAATACAAAAATAATTATATGTGTATAATTCAATAACTTATACACATCATAGAATAAATGCAGTATCAACAAATTCAGGGTTCTACGTATTCATCCAAGCCAAGCAATGTCTCAACGAATGCACGCAAGCCGGTTCATTCAAATGGGCGAATTGATATTTTAGGCCCAAACATTGAGCAGCAGTTTGCCATGTATGACAAAATTCCGAATTCTAGCGCGTGCTCGTCGTTTCGCGATGCCATGATTGGCAATTGGGAAAACACCGCACTCAGCGACGCCTTTTTCAGCACCGGAAACATGGAAATCGTCCAGAATGCGCTGCGCAACGGTGTTTACACCATGTCAAAAGGCGCATATTTGATCGGCCCACAAGACTGCGACAACTTGAAAATGATCATGCGCAGCGTCTTTCTGCAAAGCTCCATGAATTTAGCAACCAACATACCCGGTCAAATTGCCGCGCTCAATAAAATCGTCGTGGACATGTTTGTGCCAAAGCTTTACAATGAAGCTCGGGCTTACATTCAATATAAGCGCGATGCCAGCACCATGTACAAACCAATTGACCGTCCCATTTACTCCGCTGAAAATGACAAGACCCTGGAACTACAACCATGGTTTTAAAATCAAAGGGCAATTTTTTCCACAATCAAAAATCCATTTCTTGTTGTTTTTTCTTCTTTTATGATTTTCCAAGACTTGTCTGATTTTATTTCTTTCACAATTAACTTGCATTTGTCAACATTTATGTCATCCAACATCAATATTTTGCACCTATTTTTGAGAGCCTGAAACTCATGATAAGTTGTAAATTCTCCTCCATCCAACAAAATCAGGTCAAACACTTCCGGAAGATTTGGTCTATTCAGGAATAAGCTGCAACTTTTCATGTTCACAATGTCCACTTCATTCCAATGTTTGTACATGGCATTTGTCAAACATTGCGGAAATATTTCATAAAAGTCTTTGGGTTCCTCATTCCATATCACTTCATTCAGAATGTGCATTTTAGCATTGCCCCTGTACAACTGGGCAGCTTGCATGCACTTGTCCTTGTTGCATTCAAGACTATAAAAAACATAATCATCATTTCGATGTCTAAACCCATCTGAAAAAGCTTTGGTCGAACCTAAACCATTCCATGTTCCAATTTCCAAAAAGGTTTTATATTCAAGGTTTGAGGCATATTTTGTGATTTCTTTTGCAAATGTGTCATTGCATATTTGCCCAGTTCTATTTTTTAAATGCTGAACATAATTACGCATGTCGTTGGTTTCCCACATCTTATTGTGTGTGTGTGTGTGTGTGTGTATATTGGTATATTATATTATAAATGAAATATCATTTTTCAAAAAATTGCACGAATCACGAATCACGAATCACGAATCACGAATGATTTAATGCATGAAGTTGAATAACTGATACATTAAGAACCCGATTGCAAAGTCAGCTATGAAAATCGTCACTAAATGCAACAATCGTCCATAATGTGCATGCATGTCCACGCTGTTTGGAAAACGCATCTTCCACAAAATCTTCATCTCTTCAATTGTTTCATACAATGCAAATGCTGCGATAACTATCAATGCATTTTTCAATGCACTCATGAACAAATGATGCACCGGTTTCATTTGATGTTTCGAAATAATATATATTGATTATTCCAATATGCATTATGCAAATAAAATAAAAATTGAATTTCTCTCGAACTCGTTTTTTGAATGACATGTTTGAAAGAAGAAACAAAAGGATGTCTCGCACTGAATTGTTCAATAAATCTGGAAGAAAGAATTTCGAGTTTGAGAGATATTTGATGTCATCTGAATCCAAGAGCACCGGAACCAGTGGTTTCATCACTCTGGACAGCACGCGTTCTTATCTCGTGTCATTGCCTCTCTCTTACTTTGTTTCAAAGCGCACAACCTTGCGTTCAAAAGGCAAAGCAGATGGCATGCCGTTTGAAAGTTTTCGCATCATCAACATGCAGCACCCAGGAGGACACGCACACTCCATTATCCTGATAAAAAGCCACGCAATCAAGACCAATCCACACCACATTGCCATCTTTGAACCCAATGGACGCAACCGGTACTGCGGGTTTCGCATCTTGGACGACCACCATCACATCGACAAAACCAAACCCATGAAAAATGTCACCAAAGCTTACAACATCATCTCCCCCAAATTCAACATCAATTATGGATCAAACACGCACAATCCAGGATACTGCGGAATTTACGGCATCATCTGTGTCGTTGCATTTCGCCACTATCGAAGCAGCACCGGTGCGCTCTGGTTTGCCAAATGGAAGAAACTGCTGGCATACATGAGCCAGTCAATTGACATCAACATTGGGTCATTTGGAGTGCAACTCGCAGCCCAAGTGCAGGAAATCATCGCCACAAATGCATGTCATTCATTGGCTGAACAGGAAATCGCCGTGCTCATTCGTTCATGCATTTCATCGGCAAATCATCAACGAATCGACTCAATGAGCACGGCAACGTTTTCATGATGATAACCACTCATGCCAAAGGGTTTTCCGTTCATTCCGATCCATCTGTAAACAACATTGTTTTTTGTAATAAATTCATAAAATGCTCTTAGTTCTCCATTGGGTCCGTCAAACCCCGGATAATTCAATAACTCATCAAAAACAATAACACAATTGTCATCAATATAATTTTTTAATGTATCAAGTATGTATTTTGTAGAACTGTACAAATCTGCATCCATGTGAATGAAAGAAACCTTTTTGTTGTGTTTTTGTATGAAATCAAGCAATGTTTCATTGAACCAACCTTTGATCAGTTCAACATTTTTATTCACAATGGGAAGTTGTCCTTTCCTGTCAAATGCACCTTTGTCAAACCCATCACGCCATTTTTCAGGCAGTCCTTCAAAACTATCAAATCCATAAACCGTTTCATCTGTCATTTGTGAAATGTAGTTGATGGTTTTTCCACTAGCTACACCAAATTCCAACCAAAGTGTATTTGGTTTGTGCTTTAGTTTCATGTGTTCAAATACATAAGTGAGAGGCCAAACATTTACATTTGGTATATCATTGAGTTTCATATGTTTAAATTCATGATTTGTAAGACGAACATCTGCATTTGACATTTTGGTTGATTTTGAATATATGTAATGAATATATTTATTTATTCAAATAATACGCAATAAAAATATTTTTTATTGAATTTCTCTCAAACTTCAAATCAGTCAAACCATTTCAACATGCATTCATCAATGCAAAGTGCAAAGTGTGTTCATGCCCTCTTGGCTTTGACAACTTTCTTTGCAACTACTGGTTTTGAATTGCACTCCTGAGCCACACGTTTTTCTTCCTGTTTCACATACTCTGCACGCAGCTCTGCCAAATCGGCCAACCACAGCTGCTCAATGCTGGTTCCTTGGAGTGCGGCATGCTCCGCTTCTTTTTGCGCCTTTTCTTTCAACAGCTTCTGCACATTCTCCTCGCTGACGCTGTCCATCGGAAGACGCAGCAGATACTTGTATTGCACATCACCTTCCACCGCATCATACCCCTTCGACTGCAACATTGCCGTGAGTTCATCCCCGCGCTTTCGTCTCAAGTCAATGCTGCCATCCAGCAGTTCCTGGATGTAGCGCGCCTTGTTGCTGAGCACACGAAGTTCTGCCGCCATGACCGCCAGCTGATGTGTCTTACGTTTGCCATACAGGTCGAGTCTTGTCGCATAGTAGTCCTGCACAATGTCGTGCACATTTCCATATTTCTTCAACTGGTCTTGGCTGTCAAACAGATGCATGTTGCTCGTGGATTCCGTCGTGTAAAGCTTCAACAACTTTTCAAGCGCAGTGCAAGAACCATGGTCAACAGTTGCAGCAAATGCGCCAAAGTCAGCCGTGGCCGGAAACGTGATTGTGAAATCCACCACAGTGTCCGTGCTCATGTCTGCATAGTCTTTAATCGTGTTTGTTTCAATCAACGCCTCCAGGTGCTTCTTAAAATCTTCTGTCCAATATCCAACCGGGAGCTCAGACACGCGAACCTGTTTCTTGGCAGCATCCACGGTGTGATTGCCGCGAATCAAGAACTTGCCACCCGACCCGGATGTCAATGCAGTGATTGAACCCTTGAACCCGCGGTAATACGGATCGATTGTCCCCCATTCTGACTCCGGCTTTTTGAGAAGCATGGCCTGAATGTAGTCAATGATTTGCAGCGGGTTGTGGCACATGATATCCGTGCTGAACCCCGTGCCAATGCCTTTCGTGCCATTGACCAGAACCATGGGCACGATTGGCGCGTAAAATGTGGGCTCCACCAACTGGCCGTCGTCATCGAGATACTCCAACACGGCATCATCTTCCGCGCGGTAAATCAGGCGTGTAATCGGGTTCAGCTGTGTGAAGATGTACCTTTCACTGGCAGAATCTTTTCCGCCCTGAAGACGCGTGCCAAACTGACCATTGGGCTCAAACAGATTGATGTTGTTGCTGCCGACAAAGTTCTGCGCCATGCCAACAATCGCCGCATTCAGGCTGGCCTCACCATGATGATAACCCGAGTGCTCAGACACATAGCCACTGAACTGCGCAACCTTGATTTCTGTCTTGAGACCGCCTTTTTTAAACGCCGCAAACAGGATTTTGCGCAGCGAGATTTTCAGACCGTCCATCCCATTTGCAATCGAGCGCTGGTTGTCATACACCGAGAAGTGCTTCATTTCGCGCGTCATGAAGTCCTCGTACGACACATGCTTGTGGCTGGTGTCCAGATGGTCGGCACGATTATACGTGGACAGCCACTGCTTGCGGTCATCTGCGCGCTTTTTGTTGAACACGAGATCAATCGCGTCGTCGCTTGGTTCGCCGGTGTAAGCGAAATCCACGACCTTCTTGTGCTCGAAATATTCGCGAAATTCGCGCCCCGTGCTAGTCCCCAGACCCTTGTAATACTTGATGTTCCAGGTGCTGACGTCAATGGGGGCACTGGTTGCGCTTCCACCTGCTGCGCTTGCGCCTCCTGCAGCCGCTCCGCTTTTCCACGCTTCAAACTCGCCTTCGTTGTAAAACACGCGTTCCTGTGCACCCTTGCGCGCCTTCAGAATTGGCGTGTTCATGAACCCAATGAACCCCTGGATGTGTGTCAGAGACGGCCACTCGCTCTGAAACAGGTTGATGCCGAGGCCCTTGATGTGCGACCCATCCAAATCCTGGTCCGTCATGAAGAGCACTTTGCCGTATCGCAGCCGCTTGGCCACATCTTCTGCCGTGTATTGTCGCCCGTTCTCCAGTCCCAGGATGCGCTTGATTTCCGCGATTTCCGTGTTTTCTGCAATGCGCTTGACCGCCTCGCCGCGCACGTTCATGAACTTGCCCTTGACTGGATACACACCAATCGTGTTTCGGTCTTCCTTGCTCAGACCAGACACAATGCCTGCCTTTGCTGAATCGCCCTCGCAAAAGATGATGGTGCACTGCGCCGATTTATCCGTGCCTGCAAAATTGGCGTCAATGAGTTTGGGAATGCCGCGAATGGTGCGCGTTTTTGCGCCGTCCGTCTTCTTCGCCGCCTTGGCTTCCTTGACTTCTGTCAAAGCACAAGCTGCATCCATGACACCCATCTTGGCGACTTTTTCCACAAACTCGTCGCTCACTGTGCATGTCGACCCGAAATTCGCGCTGGTGGTTGTCAGCTCATCCTTCGTTTGGCTGGAAAATGCGGGATTCTCCACATCACAGCGCAAGAACAGTGTGAGTTGCTCCTTGATTGTCGCCGGCTTAACATCCACCTTCTTCTTGGTCTTGATGAATGCCGCCAACTTGCGTAAAAGCTGACCCATAATGTATTCCACGTGTTTGCCACCTTTCGACGTGCAAATGCCATTCACGAATGACACGTGCGCAAACTCGTCCGTGTTTGTCAGGCAGACGGCGTATTCCCAGCGCTCGTTCGGCGCTTCATACACGCGCTTGACTTCCGGGCGAATGTAGAGTCCAATGTATTGCTTGAAATCTTTGACTGGCACAACCGCGCCATTGTATTTCACGCGGATACTGCGGTCTGTCACGGCAGCAATGTCATATACGCGCTTCGCAAACAGCGCCATCATCTCAGGAGTGAGTCCTGCAATGCCAAGGCGCGCATAATCGGGACGAAACGAGATGCGCGTGTAAGGCTTCTTGCTGGCGCATTTGGTGATTTTTGGCGCGCAAATCTGGGTAAGATTCGTTTTGAATTCTTGAATATACTTGAGGCCGCGCACGTGGTCCACCGTTTCAACCGACCCCCAGGTTGACCACACGAGAACCAACTTGAATCCAAACCCGTTCTTCCCGCCAACAATTTTCTCTTTTTTGTCTTCCGCATAGTTCGTCGAAGTGCGCAGGTGCCCGAAAATCATCTCCGGGATCCACATCTTGTGCTCGGGGTGCTGTGCAATGTCGATGCCGTTGCCGTCATTTGTCATAGTGATTGTGCCCGTTGCGGCATCCACCTCCACTTCAATGGACGTGACGGGGAGAGCATCCGGCTTGCCGTCCTTGATTGCCTGTGCTTGACGGATGACGTGGTCGCGCATATTCACCAAGCCCTCATCCACCAACTTATAAAGCGCCGGGATGTGCGTGAACGTCGCCAAACCAATGCTTGTCGCCCCGCCTTCTTTCGCATCAGTTGTAGTCGTATATTCGGTGCATTCTGTGAGCTGAATTGAACCAATGTAAGTGTCGGGCTTTTTGAGAATGTGCTCCAAGTCCGTCATCTTCTGATACTTGTTTGATAAAGATGATTCGATTGATGCCATCGTATTTGCGTATTTGATGAAATAAAGGGATACATGACATCCATTTATTCGCTTTAAGTTCCTTCAATTTTTTGTTTTATTGGTTTGCAGAAGCACCACGCGCTGGCGCCGATGTATCCCCGGCATCTGGCTTGGGTTTCGCATAAGACTTCGATTTTGTTATACCAGCCTTTCCTTTTGAACTAAGCAAACTCTTTGCCCATTGTGCTGCAGTCATATTTTTGGGGACTCCTCCTCTGCGAGTGCGATTTACGTGACGGCGACGACGACGATGATGTGTTTTGGCCATGGTTGTGGTTATGCATTAAACATATATTATTTTTTTTAATTTTTTGTTAATAATCTTCTTGTGGCTCTTCTTCTTTCCACTTTTCTTATGACTCTTCTTATGACGGTGTCTCTTTTTGTTTCCGCCGCCATCGCTTTCAGAACCTGGTTCGAACTCGTGTCTGCGTGGACTTTCGTAACCACCGCTTGTTCTTACAAATGAGGGATTATTGTATCTGTAAACCACATTTCCTTTATCACTGACTCTGGATTGAACAACATCTCTTGCAGTCTTGGTGATTCCAAACCTGGTCAATAAATCCGCATTTGAAAATAAATTATAGTGTTCAACAATCTCACTATTCCTCGTTGTGGGAAGTAAACTGCGAATGTTAGTGGGGTCAATGAGGTAGACTCCACTTGCTTCGACTGTGTCGAACCCTTCTCCTGGTTGAAACAAAAACATGTTGCTTGTTTCACTTCCTTGTTCATGAAAACTCAAATTAAGGTTGTGAAAATAACCTGTTGAGCCCGGAGGTGGAGCCCTGTTCAGTAGTGTTAATACATTTGCAATTTTTGGCAATGAAAATTGGGGTGGTTCTTGCGCTCTTAGTCCGGTACAAAATCGTCTCAAAACATCATAAAAAAGACCATGCATTCCAAGCAAGTCTCCATAACTTGCAGTGAATAGAACATCGACCGGTGGAGTAAACACCGGCAACGAACTGCAACCTAGATTCTTATCTTCACACACAGCGGAATGTCCAACTATAAACAATATTTTGTCGTATTGTTTAACTGGGAAAACTGGAGGAGTGGAAACATTTTTAACTACACGCTCATTCTTGTAATTTCGAGAACCACGATTAAACATATAAAAGGGATCCGGAGCCGGAGCCGGTTTCATTGCATCCATTTTGATTGATTATTTTATATATATACACATTTTATTACACACGCCCACCATTAAAATGTCAGGCTACAATTATTATTCTTTAATGAAATGCCGGTGCTATCAACCAATCAATAAGAAGTTGATAGAAACCGGCAGCGGGGGTGAAGTTATTCCAATCGTGGTCAACTTCAAAGTGTTTAGCATTATCATTCGGACTGCAACGGCACAACGCAACGATTGTTTTACGCAGGCCAATCGGCCAACGAACGTATACAGAAGCTGGACAGGTGCACCAGCTGGATATGGCCAGCCAATACGAAATCAATTCAACTGATTTTTTAAAATCTATGTTTTAAAAGTGTGTGATATCAACCTCCGGTGGTAAAAGAAAAAGGACGATAAGAAAAATCAGAAAGGCAAAAACCCGAAGACACATACATAAGTGATGCTTAATTTTTTTTTCTTTCACTAAAGTATAATAAACACTCAAAATCAATGGGAAGAAATCACACGCGTTCTGCCGACGGCTTTTATCACATCCACGGCAAGAAGTACGAATTTATTCGCGGCTCTCGCGCTCAGGTGTTCCACGGCACCGCTTACAAGACTGACGGCACTCCCGGTCTCACCAAGGATAAGCTCCTTATGAACAAGTATGGCCGCATCGTCAGCGCCAAGAAGCATGCAACCGCTAAAAGAGAGAAGCGTTTAGCGAAGCACGGCTGGACCGCCAAGAAGGGCAAGTTTGGCGCCGTTCGCATCTCCGACCTCAAGAAGAGCCGCAAGCACAGGAAGCATTAAGCGCATTTAAGCGCATTCAAGTGCATTTAAGCGCATTTGTAAAAATGAATCAACATGATTTATTCATTTTTAAACATATTCTCTGTTCATGTTCTGCGCGTGCGTTTATGTCTGCCTTTGCCAACATGGGTCTTCCTGCGCGTGGCACGTCGAACACATTTGTTCATGCGGCGCGTGTTTGCATTTCTCTTGCATGCTCGCTTGCGTTTTCTTGTTGCACCACCACGAGGCAACTCAAGTGCTTTTTGGTTCCATTCCAATAAAATGCGTCCAATTTCTTCCCTAACTGCATGATCATATTTTTTGGGTTCATCTATTGTTTTTATCAAGGCAAGGTCTTGCGGTTTCAACAAGTCTTTTATGAATGTAGGCAATAGCGGCAAAAGTGTATCCGTTTTGTTGAATATATTATGCACGTAGCTTGCTTTGGGCACTCCAGACTCTCGAATATGTTGTCTGAGTGGAGGCAATATTCGGCGTTGATGACGTAATATACGGTTTAATGTTTCCTCGTCAAACTTCACTTCATTTAAGAGGTTGAGCAGTGTGAGCATTTCCGTTGTCTTGACATGCATATCAGCAAACCCAATTTCAAAATACAAACTATCGGTTGGACTGCTAGTTATTTTTAACATTTTGTCTATAAACATTCTTTCCATTGCTGGTTCAAACATGATTTCTTCAAACACTCCGTTCAACCATGCATTATACATTTCATTAGCATGCGAGGAATCAACTGTTTTTGCATTCGTGTAAGTTTCATACAGATTGAACATGTGTTGGTTCATTTTGAATGGGTACTTGATTTGTTGTGCATTTTTTCTGTCCTTAAAGAATGCGATTGTGTTCTTTCCAGTTTTTTTGCGGAATGTTGCGGGAACCTCGTTATTTAATGGGTCAGGAATTAGAATAATTTTTCGTCCGATGCTGCGCAGCAAATTCAAAAAATCATTTCGGTCGGCAATCAGTCTTTCAGCAGTGGAATCATCAACCGCCGCAATATTACCCTGTTCCAAGTAATACCTTTCATTCAATGCAGTCATCATCACCCGAAGCTTTTTGATTTCACGAAGTAATTCATCTTTGTGTTCGAGAAATGTGGAATTATTGGCGCGAAGCAAGTACAACAAATAAATTTCAATGAACACGCGCAATCGAGAAAAGTCTTTCGGGTTTTTGCGCGCCATAAAAATGCGAATGAAGAGCGCCTTGTCCTCATTGCAAAAAATGCAGACCAGGTCTAGCATGGTGGTTTTCATAGAAACAATATTGTCCACTTTACGCACATATTGACTTATCAAGAGCTCTCTCAGGTCAGGGCGTGATTGGTCATCTAGATAGAGAGATTCATACAAAATCAAAAAATCATCGACTTCCTTTTTTACCAAATCAATTGGTTGGGTGAAATATCTATCCACTTTGCACATAACGTGATGCCTTTCTCCACAAACCGGGCTTAATAACTGAGAAAAACATTTGGTTTCTTGTGTAACCAGTTGCACTTTTGGGTTTTTCTTCAATCGTTTGCTGATGAGTCTGGTATTTGCATCACTGTTTGCATTTCCATACATGAACAATTCAATATTATCCAATGATTGAGGTGAAAGAATGAATTTGCTTCCGCTAACGTCAGGTAGGTTCTTTACACCATAACGTTTTGGACGTTCGTAAAAATTGGCGTACAGAATCATCATGTAGAGAGAAAATAACAATAAAAATTTCCGTGAAACTTCACCAAAAACAAAGCAGTCTATGTCATTCATTGGAATGTTCTCACAATTCTTTTTTAAGGCTTCCAATGCATCTATATCCAATCCTGATTCTGGAATGACTCCTCCAAATTCATCTGCATTCATGCCTTTCATAAAATCAGCGATGTAATACGACACCGCCGCACCTCCTGCCGCCACTATATTTGCAGTGCTGCCCATTGCGTCATTTGCCGCCGTAAAAGCAGCCACAATAATGTCGGTTCGTGTCATTGGATGTGATGGTCTTGGTCGCGCTGGTTCTTCAAATCCGGGTGCTTCCCCAATTTCATCTGCATTTGCATCCACTGGTGCTATTTCATTTGGAAGCATGATTGGTCCTTGATTGTTTGGCTTGATTGATGCCACATGAGCAATTTCTCCCAGATATTTGACATACTGACCACTTGGAAACATGTCGAAAAACCGTTTTCCGTCAGACGTTTTAACAAGCGGATTTTGAATGATTGCAATAAGCATTGCTTTCACAATGAGAGATTTTGCTAGTTCATTATTGGGCATAAGCAATTCAAAAAATTGGTTGCGAACTTCTTGAATGACTTCATTTGGTTTTGAATCAAACCTTGAAACAACTAGTTCATTTATGCTATGTGAAATCAGTGGGTTTACTTCTTCATATGGTTCTGATTTGGTCGCATGCAGCAACAGTTCAAGCATGAGGTCCAATCGGCTGCAGTTTGAAATGGTTTTTGCGTTGTATGTCATCGGAGATGCAATGATGTTTTGGTCAGAATCAATGTTTGCGTTGTTGAAAACATTCTGCATAATGTAAACTGTAAACACGGGAACATTGAAAACAGCACCGATCTTTAAAATGAGAGAAATCTGGACCCCCAAAACATTGCTTGCATCACCAATCAACTCCCTTTCAATTGTTATTTCTTTGTACAAAGGACTGTTGAACCGCTTGTCTTCGATTATTGAACGAAATGCACCTGATATTTCATTTTCAAGAATATTGCCGCTGCCATCAATGGAAATCAACATTTTGCAGTGTTGAACAAACTCAGAAAGCAATCCAATTTCTGGATTGAAACGCATTCTAATTGAGTCTTTCATTGTCTTCATTGTGTTTGTGTTGTTAACTGCATCCAATATGGCTTTGCATGCATCAGGAATTGCATTAAATGCTTGCAATCCACGTTCCACTTCCTCTCTTGCGCCCATTTCTTTTTCTTGCTTGCTTTCAAAAAGTTTCATGAACGATATGTCTTCAATTAGTTTTGCAGTTGGACTAACTGCTTCTGGCACTGCTGCAACCTCTGCTGCAACCGGTGCTTCTGGAACTTCTGCTGCAACCGGTGCTTCTGGAACTTCTGCTGCAACCGGTGCTTCTGGAACTTCTGCTGCAACCGGTGCTTCTGGAACTTCTGCTGCAACCGGTGCTTCTGGAACTTCTGCTGCAACCTCTGCAACCGGTGCTTCTGGAACTTCTGTTGCTTCTGGTTTAACTACGTCAGACATGTTTCTAAAAAATACAATCACTTACAATATGTCTCTAAAATTTATTCTCGTTGTATACTTTTTCGAAATACTTTTTGCTGACATTCAACACATTTGAGTTGAGTTTGTGTTTTACTCGTTGTTGTTGGCAGTAAAACTCGTAAGCCTTATACGGCGTTTGTTGCGTCGTTTGCGAAGCCGCATGTTCATGCATTGCGGCTAAAACATCTCCGCGTTTGTTCCACAGTGTGCAACTGGTGTGCATCAAATACTTGTCGTTTTCAATAACCACTTCCGGATAAAAGTGTCGAATTAACCCCAAAAATGCGGCATCTGTGTGATTGTGGCTCTGCAGTTGCGGAGACGACTGTCCCGCTTGATGCGACAAATAGTGATGATAATGCTTAAACAATGCAGTAAATTCGTCAATTTCCAGCTCGTCTTCATCATTTGGATTCACAAAAATGGTCTGCGTCCAAAAGTCCTTAAACCGCGCAACCAGCGGCAAATGCTTGCTTGTCAACTGCAAAAATGAATCGGTCGTTTCAGAATAACCCGGCAACCTTTTCATTAACCGATTTTTGAGAGAATGTGTAAAAAACACGTTCGGGATTCTCTCTTCATCAATGAACACCTTCCATAAATACATCATGTTTTTCCACGAAATGCTCATGTTGCTTTGAGGGGATGGCTCAGTGCACGTGTCTACAAACTTCTCAATGAGAACGTCTTCAGAATGGTGCTTCAAGTACAGCACCCGTTGATACGTTTCATTGTCCTTGCACTGCACGTTCAAAAACTGTTCGGCATTTTCATAGCGCTGCGAATAATGCGCTGCAACACAGAAAATGTCAATTAATCGATGCTTGAATGGTGCTGAAAATGGGTCTATTGCGACATCATTCATGTCCATCAAACGACAGTCCCCAAACTGGTATTCGTAAAACTTGAATTTAAATGCCGACAACAATGCAGTTCCAAATAGTGTGCTGCATTCTTGACTAAGACCCTTTATAAACGGTCTTGATTTTGGATTGACAATGTAAATCGGTTCCGCTCCTCCGCTTATAGCAACCGTCTTCTTCAAAATGATGTCGCCAATGACCGTGAGAAAATATTTAGCACAGTCTCGCGTCCGAAACAGAGATGGACACAACATGTTCAGTGTGCGTTGAATTGTTTGTGATTCCGGAATGGATGTCAACAAGTTTCGATCCTTAATGCGACGCAGCACCTGGTTCTTAATTTTGTATTTCCACGGCATGAGTTCACGATTGCCACTGATTTGCGTCAAAATCGGATGCAGTATGTCATCCTCATTAATAATACTGTAGTTGCATTCTGCATCCGCGTCATAAATGAAAAACAGTTCCACATTCGGATTGTAATAATATTGAGGTGAGTCGTTCAAAAATTGCTCAATGAATTCATCGGATGCGGTTATCAACATTTGCTTGCGTTGTGCCTTGTCATCTCGCGCCTGGACGGCGGCATCCATTATTGCAGGCAGTTGATTGATGTGTGCGGCCAATTTTCCCATCATGAAGTCATCTTCCGCGTATTTGTCACCCAGCTCCTTGACTAAGTTTAGCAAATCATCAATCGATTGCATGGTTGTTGAATACTTGTATATGAATCAAAGTGTTTAAATCATTGTTGATTGCCAATATTTGTGTTGAGTTAATGTATACACAAATGTCGGATACAGAAATGTCAGATGCAGAGCTTGCGGCTCTTTTGAAAGATTTGAAACAATATGAACAAGAAGTTGAAGCTGAAAATGTTAAACCCAAACCATTGACTCCAGAAGAACTTCAAAAACAAATGGACGAACTTGAAGAAGAATATAATCAAAATAATCCCACGACACCAACCACACCAACCACACCAATCATGTCAGATGAAGAATACAACGCATTGCTGGATGAATATCAAGGTGGAAAAACCAAACGCCATAGGAAGCGCACACATAAGAAGAAGCGCACTTACAGGAAGAAGAGTATGAATAAGAAGAAGCGCACACATAAGAAGAAGCGCGCGAACCGCGCCACACATCGCCGCAGGCATTGAACAATGTATGCTTACGATTTTGTTTCATGAAATGCATTCATTGCATGAAATCATGTAAAATGACAGTAAATATTTAGACTCGTGATTTAGACTCGTTTTTGGGTTTTGCCACCGACACGTTGAACCCGGCGCGTCTTTTTGTGTGCACGTGCTTCGTTCAATCCGAACAGCGTCCAAGGTTGAGGTGGGCGGTCATGCAGGTAAGGGCGATACGTGTTCCAAATCATGTTGCGGTCGCAAAACGCGTCTTTGAAAAACCCAGTTCCGCATGAGCTTCCCCAGCGTCCCCACAGTTGCATGCGCTTGGCCGTGGCAGTATCGATTGCTGTGCCGTCCACTGCACCACGCGGCTGATACGGTTTAGGACGGTCTGCTTGCGACATGAATTCGCGAGCATCCAGGTCGTAGTGCGAGCAAGTGGTGCGCGAACAAGGGTTAATCTTATTCAAATACACATCATAGTGGTCGCCAATGAGCCGCATTGCGGTGTCTACATCCAGCCGTCCTTTGTGTTCCTCCATCATTTGTTCTAGGCGCACACGCCGAGCGCCTTGGTGCCGGCGCAAGTCGTCCCATCCAGTGTTTGACGACTCCAGGTTCCGGATGCGCGGGTCAAACGCGACGTTGAAGCCAATGAAGTAGCCGTTTTTGGTGCGCTTAACATCCACGTATTTCAGGCCCAGTTCTAGCCGCATGATTTCATTCGTGCGCGTGTCGCCAAACAGCCACGCATTCGCATAATCGCCCGAATTTCTCTCGGTCAACATTTCAACATAGTCATCCATGGAATTTCCATACTGCATTGCCCGACGAATGCGACAGCACACTGGGTCCTTATTCTCGTATGCGTGAAATCCACCCATGGTGGTCTCCGTTCCAAACAGCCCGCAACTCGTGACAAACATATCCGTGCCCGAATGAATGCCACCCGGGAAGGACTGCATGAGGATGCGGTGCCCGCTGCTCGGACGCAGGTCCATAATAACGCGCGAATACTGCCCATTAATGTAGTTGTCAAACGAGTTGTGCGCGCACACAATCTTGCCATCGGTGGTGTAGTCGCCCACTGCAATGAACGCACTGCATCGGTCCTGGGCACCACCACCGCCTTCTAGGCCCCCGCTTGCCTTTTTAGAACCGCCGCTCTCGTTTGAAAAGTCAGCATAAATTGGTTTTGACTTCAGGTGCTGATTGTGTGGCTCGTTCAAAACGTCGGACAGGTGAGAGAACATGTAGTCAAAACTTACAAAACAGTTCCAAAATACGATTTTGTGCAATGGCTGCTTTGAGCCATCGGCAATGCCGCGCATCTCCTCATAAAATTCGGGAAAATTGGTTTCGATTTGGGGACGGAAGAAGTCGTCAGCCATCTCACAAAAGAACGCAAAGGTGCGGCCGTATTCTTCATACAAGAAAAACTCCAACATTTCCATAATTTGGACAAGCTCCGGTGCAACTAGGTGTCCGTGAGCATATCCACGCTTGTATGGATCCCCATAAATGGAGAGATAAATCCATCCGTTGATGTCTCTGCGAGCTCCGTTTAGTTTCATGGCAACAATGTATCAATGTGTATATAATAATGCTGCGATATTTATTTCCTATATTTCATGTTAAAATAATGAGTTAAAACAATAATAATATAAACGTGCATGTATCTAAATAGGAGCCAAGATGAGTAGCATTCTTTATTACAGTAATTTTTGTGATAAATCAAAATCTCTCTTGCAGAGATTGGCCAAGAGCAAAATTAAGGAAGGGATTCACTACATGTGTATTGATAAGCGCGTCAAAGGTGAAAACGGTGCATGGTACATTGTGTTGGAGGACGGACAGCAAATCATTCTGCCGCCTCATGTGAATCGGGTGCCGGCCCTCTTGCTGCTTAATCAGAATCATGCAGTGCTTTACGGCGATCAGATAACGAACCATTTGAAACCGATGGATGTGCAGCAAAACAACATTGCAACTGGATTCAACGGGGAGCCGTCGCCATTTTCAACTGCCAGTGAGTTCATGGGCGGGTTTGGCGTGGTGTCGGACAACTACAGTTTTCTGGACCAAAGCAGCGAGGATTTGTCGGCAAAGGGTAGTGGTGGGTTGCGACAACTTTACAACTACGCAACGATTGATTTCAATCAAACCATTGAGTGTCCGGCAATCGAAGAGAAACAAGCCAGAATTGGGCCCGATGTCACGCTTGAAAAACTGGAGAAAGAGAGAAATGCACAAATAATGCAAGCCCATCAACAAGCGCAACAACAACCACAACGACAAGGACAAGGACAAGGCGGCATGCGTCGATGAACTCCTACTCCCTCACCCCTCATCTCTTCTAAATTTAAATAATGATAGAAATGCATTTAAAATAATATTAAGAATGCATAATATTATACCAATTTTCTCTCAAATGTCGGACAAATCAATCGTTTTAAAGGCATTTCTGAATCAGTTCACTGATTTTGTGGAAGATGTCCAAAGTGTTTTTCCGGACAATGCAGACATTGACTCTGCCAAGACTGCCCTGTTGCTGCTGAAAAAAACCAATCCGCGCATGTTGTTAAGCACGTGGATCACATTCATTGCAGAGCCGTATGGCGCACAAATTGAACAGGGCGACATTGGCTTCTTTTTGGACAAGGATTACACGCAGGATTTAGAATACATGGGAAATGCGGTCATGCAAAAGGTGGACACGTTTCGCAAACCGGTGCGAGAGATGGGGGCCGAAAATCAGGCCAAAACCATGAAATACATTCAAAACATCACAAAGCTTGCAATTCTTCACGGCGAGGTGCAGTGATCACACGCTTTATTTTCGAATACAATTGTATAGTTAAAAACCACACAAGTCATGTTTTTTCCGCGTGTCCCATCCATGTATGCTCATATTCTGAATGCGTTGCTTTTGTTGGCGGCGGTGATTCTTACATTGAAGCACTATCGCACATTTCGCCCATATGAAAAAGCAGTCATTGCGCTCTTGTTTTCAATTGGCATGGGTGTGCATGGACTCTCGCATTTGGGTCTAGAACAAGCATACAGTTTCAACCCGCTTGAGTGATTCACCCCCACCAACCACACATTTAATTCATGCAATTCAATTCATGCAATTCAATTCGGTGTTGCATGAATAAATCATAAATCATCTTTAAAACAGGAGGTTCTCAATATTTGCACTGTCCGTCGCCGTAGTACATGTCACGAGTGGTTGCACCACCGCGCACCCAGCCATCAGCCGCCACGCCTTCCACCAAATTAGCGGGATTCGTGATGGTGGATGCGATAGATGGAATGAGGGGGTAATTGGTGGACATGGTCTGCTCCGACAACAGATTGATGCTGCGCTTATTCGTCATGTAATCGCCCTGCTGCAACTGAGACTCTAAATATGGATTGGACTGGCCGCGACCCATGAACGGAACAGTTACAAATGGGCGCTGAAACAGGCTGATGCGGCAACGGGGACGGGTGAGAGCGCTTCCGCCAATGAGCAGCTGCGAGTTGGTGTCAATGTTGCACCCTCCGGCACCGACTTGGTGCCCTCCGGTGAAATTAATGTTGGGCTGGCTTGTTGCAAACTCAATGGGTCGCTTCATGGTGCAGTCATCCGAAAAAAAGTTTTGCAACATGTAATTGGATGCTTGCACGTTTTGAATGCCACGTTGTCCTAAACTGCAGCCATCTTCTCCAATGCGCGAGAGATTATCAAAAACATAGTCTTTGACATATGCCGACATGACCTGATTGTCAACCATTGTGTTGTGTTGTAATTCTGATATATTTAATAAATATATTTTATTAATTATAGATTGTGCATTATTTGCATTATTGTGCGCCAGTAATTGAACCAAGAACCGGATTGGCACGAGCACAAGCCATCATGTTGCCCTCCTTGCATGAAATCATGGAACCATAACAATACTCGGCAAATGCATGCTGGTCATTCGGAATTTTAGTATTTGGAGTTGCGAAATAATTGCGCATGGAATTGCTGAATTCATAGTTGTCTCCTAAATCACGGAACAGGCGGTCTTCTAAATTGGGGTTTCCGCCCAAATCTTCCACCACGAATTCTTTTGTGGAGTTGTTGATTTCGCGTTCTACTTTCGGGTTAAAAGCAGGCTCGGCTGCTGGACGTTTGGGGTTGTCCACTATGTCGGTCAACAGCACATTCATGAGCGGGTCTTGTGGGGTTGGCGCTTGAAATGTTAGGCCAGAAGGGGATGAAGCCGCCGCAACTTTGACCACACGGCGGCGCCCGGTGTTGTAGTTTGCATAGTTTGCAAACCCTTCTTTGGATTTGTCTTTGTCAGAACCAGAACCAGAACCAGAACCAGAACCAGAACCAGTAGAACTAGGAGTTGGGTTTGCTGAAGCACTGCCTTGGGCAACATACAATAATGCAATCATGGCTAAAGACACGACGCCCAAGAGAATTATTTTGTAAGAAAGAGTCAGCAAATAGCCTAAAATTGTCAACAATATAATCATTCGACTTATTGCGTTCAACCTGGATTCACGATTCATGCCAGACACAGGGACAATCTCTGTGATGCCAGCGTTATTAAACAACACTGTTGGATCATTCAACCAAAATGCAGTCATTTGAATGTGTATCTTCTTATATGCAATGCTTATGTGTATATATAAATGGAACTATTATTTATATTTACTCATAGATTCTTTATTTAATTCTTTATTTCTTGTTCTTATTCTTTTTCTTCTTTTTGGCGGGTTCGGCAGCGGTTGCATCTGTTTCAGCGACTGCAGCTGATGCAGCGGATGCAGCTGTTTGGGGAAATCGCGGCGTGCGTTCCACCTTCTCACCAGTGCTAAACACTATTGGTTTTTGTTCTTGTTGCAGTGCCGCTGCCGCTGCTGCTGCTGCTGCCGCTTGAGCCTCTGCCTTGCGCTGTTCCAACTTCTGCTGCATTCTCTCTTTCATTTTGGCACTCTTTATGTTTTGATTCAAATGACTCTGCATGGCACCCATGTTCAGTTTGGAATTTTTGCCACCGAGGCCCATGCTTGCTGCCATTTTTGCAATGTCTCCCATGCCTCCCAAACCTCCTTCCATTCCCATCTTTTTCAACATGTCAGCCACGCTGTTGACACCCGGCATTTTTTTCATCTTGTTCATCAAATCGCTGGCTTCCTGCATGATTTCGCTTTCTTTGATTTCTCCCGATTTGAGCTTGGCATCCAGCTTTTGCCCCACACTCTTTACAATCCCCATCAGTTTTCCCGGATTCTTAAACAGGTTCTGAAAAACCGACTGCACTGATGCTTCATCCGTTGTATCCAAATTCAACTCCGCTGCCGTTTCCTCTGCAATCTCTTTTGCAAGGTTTCCAATTTTTCCACCAAGAAGCCCGCTCAAATGTTCGTGCATGGAATTCGGGTCCATGCCTGGCGGAAATCCTTTTGCACCAGAATCGGTGCCGCCTGCATCACCACCTTCAGGAACAGTTCCATCCGATGGAGTTTTCACAGCATCTCCATCTTTAAACATGTCCTGCATCTGCTGCATGACCTCCTCCAACTTCGACTTCAAAACGTTCTCGTCAATTGCCTCAAACAACTTGGCCGCATCACCAAACGTGGACGTGTCAGACAAATCCGAAACCACGGAAAACATCACGAGCTGCAGATACTTCCAAATTGCTTCCTTTGTCGCATCACTCACGTCCGACGTCTCCCACAACGCCTTAAAATTCAAACCGGGCAACAACTCAATTGGCTCTGCAAATAACACCACCTCGTTCCGATACAGTATGTTGAAAAACTGGGGAGCGTAAACACGCTTGCAGTGCTCATACACTTGAGCAATGTCCATGTTGTACACACTAGCACACGCCTCATTGTGTTCAGGAAACACCGTTGCAATATCGGCCACAAAATCCGAAATAACTTTCTTGAATTCAGCAGTTGTCATTAGTTTTATTTATTTCAAATGCTTTTTGTTTATATCAATTATTTACGACAAATTATATTTGAATAAAAAATGTTTTTGACAAAACGAATTTAGACATATGTGAGCAAATGCATATATATCTTACCAAAAAGCATGTACAAGACGGATTTTGTGTGCACTTATAAAGAGTTTGAAAAAATTGAGGATGACGAAGTGGATGCAGACATGATGTATAGGGCACAGTATCTTCAATTATTTGGACTCATGGAATACGATGAGAGGGCAATAAGTGCATCACTTGACTTAATTAAATCAAAGGTCATTGAATTGCAGGAGTTAAGAGAGTTGATTTTGAAACATCCATACAATTCGAATTTCACATCAATGGAATACAATGAAGACACAGTTTCTGAAATGTTATTGGTTTGCATGTTTGCTTATTCCACGATGGATGCATTTCATTTGTGCTTGGTTGATGCCTTCAAACATGGAAAGATAACGGAAACAAGCCGTGAGAAACTTCTGAAAGCATATTCAATCATGTCGTCGCAATAATTAAATAATTCAATAATTCAATAATTCAATCAAAGTGGGCAAAATAAAATATATTAATACATTAATACATTAATACATTAATACATTACTTCTTTCAAATGGCGTCAACTCGAAACAAAAACACATGTTCCAATTATTGCTTGGAACAACGCATGACCACAAAATCGTTTGATTATATTGAATACAAAAATGGCGCGGCTGGTGCCGCATACAACCCAGCTCTTCCATGCATGGGAATAATTCCTGGTCAAATGCCACGAGAGATATTCTCTCAAAATTCAATTGACATTGAATCTGCATTGTTTGGAATCAACTCCACTAACTTGGTAGAAACGCAAAAGCCAGTGGTTCCAGAACTAAAAACTTTACCAGAAATCTCATTTTTCGGTCGCATGCAACTCATAATGCCGGATCCTCTTGTTGTTGAAAAATTTCAACGTCCATTCCCTGTGCCAAATTGATGTAAACTGGCATCTAAATATGATAAAAGTTATAAAAAATATTATATTTAGTAATATTATAATCACCATGTCTGTCAGTTTTTACAACTTGAGAGGTCCTTTTGCAAGCGACCTGAGTGGAAACACCACACTTGGTACATTTAGTTCCGCCAATACAAACAATTATGCTCAAAACACCACCGGGAACTATAACAACACTGCAGTTGGTTATGGTGCGTTAAGACAAAGCATCAATGGCAACCACAACACTGCATTGGGGTTGAATGCTCTAGCAAACAATTCTGGTGGAGAAAACAACATCGCAGTTGGTGAAAATGCATTGTACAATTTCAATAACCCCAATAGTGCGCAACAAGGAGATGGAAACATTGCAATTGGCAACAATGCTCTCTCTGGAAACACTGTTGGAAACAACAATGTTGTGGTTGGAAGCAATACAAATGTAAACGGAAACAGCAACTGCATTTTGCTTGGAAACGGAGCAGTTGGAGCAACTGGCCGGGAAGTTGGCTTTGGAGGACTGCAGACAGTGTGGCCAGCATACCCAACACCTGATCTCGTGGACAATTTTATGGAGACGCGATTCTCAAATGGCATTGGCGATGGTGTGTATTACGTTCCATTGTTCAAACACCCATATCCGCACACCCCAAATCAAAATGGAAATGAATATGGAGACTACTTGTACTGGGTTCCAACTGGTTCAACTGGTGCATGGCAAGTTGGTGGTCCACAAATAAGCATCGGCGCCCATGCAGGAGAGACTGGTCAAGGCACTAATGCCGTTGCACTCGGTGCTAATGCCGGTGAAAAAAATCAAGGTGCAAGTGCAGTTGCCATTGGCTTCAGGGCCGGTCAAACTGGTCAAGGCGCAAATGCCATTGCAATTGGTGCTCTTGCTGGTGCCACTGGTCAATACGGAGGAAGCATTGTGTTGAATGCATCGGGTTCAGCACTTAATGCCGGTGCCACTGGTTTTTATGTTGATCCCATTCGAGACATCAGTCTTTTGAGTGGTTTCACTGGTGCTCTTTCCTACAATCCAATCACAAAAGAAATCGGACTTTCAAAAAATGCACTGCCAGAAGGAACGAATTTTGGAGACTATTTGTATTGGACACCCGGAACTAATGCATGGAGTGTGGGGGACACAAATATAACACTTGGGGCTCATGCCGGAGAAACCGGTCAAGGCACATATGCTATTGCACTTGGTTATTATGCTGGACACACTGGGCAAGGTGTCTCTGCAGTTGCCATCGGCAATCAAGCTGGTCAAACCGGCCAAAGCAATTTTGCTGTTGCCATTGGTTTTGGCGCTGGTTCAATCAACCAACAATCTGCAGCAGTTGCAATTGGTTCTGGTGCCGGATTAACCGGTCAAAATGATTCCGCGATTGCGATTGGCTCTAGTGCTGGTTCAAGCAACCAAAATTCTTTTGCCGTTGCTATCGGAAACTTAGCTGGTTTCACCGGTCAAGGTGATTCGGCGGTTGCACTTGGCAACTTTGCTGGGTTTGACGGTCAAAAAACCTCTGCGATTGCAATTGGTTTGGAAGCCGGAAATAATAATCAAAATGTTTCTGCGATTGCAATTGGAAATCAAGCTGGATACACAGGCCAAGGCACATATGCTGTAGCGATTGGGTTTAATGCTGGCAGCATCGGACAAGGACCACAATCTATTGCAATTGGTCAAAATGCCGGTCGAACTGGTCAACTTGGGCAAGCTGTAGCCATTGGCTATTCTGCCGGTTTAACAAACCAAGGTGCTGGTTCAGTTGCGATTGGTCTATCTGCTGGTGAAACTCAAGATGAAAAATCTGTAGCGGTTGGCCAAGAAGCTGGTCAAGTATCTCAGGGTAAATTTGCCGTGGCAGTTGGTTTTGGTGCCGGAGGCAACAGTCAATCAGACAATGCTGTTGCACTCGGGTTTGATGCCGGTTTAATCAATCAAGGAACAAGTGCCGTTGCGCTTGGATACCAAGCTGCTGAAAATAACCAAGGCGCAAATGCCATTGCCATCGGCGCTTTTGCTGGTTTCACTGGTCAATACGGAGGAAGCATTGTATTGAATGCATCGGGTTCAGCACTTAATGCCGGGGACACTGGGTTTTATGTTGATCCCATTCGAGACATCACTCTTTTGAGTGGTTTCACTGGTGCTCTTTCCTACAATCCAATTACAAAAGAAATCGGACTTTCAAAAAATGCATTGCCACAAGGAACGAATTTTGGAGACTATTTGTATTGGACACCCGGAACCAACGCATGGAGTGTGGGGGACACAAATATAACACTTGGTGCTCATGCCGGAGAAACCGGTCAAGGCGCAAATGCTGTTGCACTTGGATATTATGCGGGCAACACTGGGCAAGGCGTCTCTGCAGTTGCCATCGGCAATCAAGCTGGCAGCATCGGACAAGGGCTAAATTCTGTTGCGATTGGTATTGTTGCCGGACAATCACTTCAAGGAATAAGTTGTGTGGCGATTGGTGATGGAGCAGGAAATAACACCCAAGAAAATGCTTGTGTTGCGATTGGTTATAATGCAGGACACATAACACAACGTGCAGGTGCAGTTGCGATTGGTAATGGTGCAGGAACGATAAATCAAGCTGTAAATGCAGTTGCGATTGGTGTTGCTGCAGGAAGTAACGACCAAGGGGCAGGTGCAGTTGCGCTTGGCAACCAGGCTGGATACACGGGTCAGAGTCAATATGCAGTCGCGATTGGAGTGGATGCTGGTGGTAATAGCCAAGGCCAATTTGCCGTTGCCATCGGCAATCTGGCAGGCAACACCGGTCAACAAGCTAATGCGGTGGCGATTGGTTTAAGTGCCGGTCAATTCGGTCAACAAGCTAATGCGGTGGCAATTGGACAATCTGCCGGAAATACCGGTCAACAGCAGAATGCTGTGGCAATTGGCAGGAATGCTGGCAGTGTGGAACAACAGGTAGATGCAGTTGCAATTGGTCCAGGTGCCGGACAAATCAACCAGCAAAGCACAGCTATTGCCATTGGAGTTGACGCTGGCTACACTGGACAACAGGCAAGTGCTATTTCCATTGGCATAAATGCTGGCGGTGCGGGACAACAGGCAAATGCAGTTGCAATTGGCAATGGTGCTGGACAAGTCAACCAGCAAGGCACTGCTGTTGCAATTGGTCTAAGTGCTGGTTCCACTGGACAGCAAGGCAGCGCTATTGCCATTGGTTCAAGTGCTGGTAATGATGGACAACAACCATTTGCTGTTGCCATTGGCGACAGTGCTGGACAACACGGACAACTTGGATATTCTGTGGCGATTGGTCCATATGCTGGACAAACTGGACAACAGGGTAGTTCTGTTTCCATCGGTGACCAGGCTGGCAACAACGGACAACAAGGCAGTGCGGTTGCGATTGGTCCTCAAGCTGGACAAATTGCACAACAAAGCAGTGCGGTTGCGATTGGTAATAATGCTGGACAAACTGGACAACAGGGCAATTCTGTTTCCATCGGTGGACAGGCTGGCAACAACGGACAACAAGGCAGTGCGGTTGCGATTGGTTCTAGTGCTGGACAAATTGCACAACAAAGCAGTACGGTTGCCATTGGTAATTTGGCTGGACAAACTGGTCAACAGAGCCATGCGGTTGCGATTGGTAATAGTGCTGGCACTGACGGACAACAAAGCAGTGCTGTGGCAATTGGTCTATATGCTGGACAAATTACACAAAGCAGTGGTGCAGTTTCGATTGGTGGTTTTGCTGGTTCGACTGGACAACAGTCTGGTGCGGTTGCGATTGGTTCTCAAGCTGGCACTAATGGACAACAGGCATCTTCCGTTGCTATTGGTGATAATGCTGCGCAGTATGCACAAAGTGCCACTGCTGTTGCCATTGGTGCTCAGGCTGGTAAAACTGGTCAAGGTTCTTCTGCCATTGCGATTGGTTACCAATCTGGATATGACGGGCAACAACCAAGTGCTGTTGCGATTGGAGTCCAGGCTGGATACACTGGACAACAGAACAATGCTGTGGCAATTGGCACTGGTGTCGGACAAATCAACCAAGGACAACAGGCGATTGGCATTGGTTCAAGTGCTGGACAAACCAGACAACAAGCCAGTGCTGTTGCGATTGGCACAGGTGCTGGACAAGATGAACAACAAAGCTGTGCGATTGCGATTGGATACCAGGCTGGATACACTGGACAACAAGTCAGTGCTGTGGCAATTGGCACAGGTGCTGGACAAGACGGACAACAAAGCAATGCTGTTGCGATTGGCACAGGTGCTGGACAAGACGGACAACAAACCAATGCAGTTGCAATTGGTCCAGGTGCTGGTCAAACTGGGCAAGGGCCTTCTGCGGTTGCAATTGGTCCAGGTGCTGGTTCCACTGGGCAAGGACAATCTGCGATTGGCATTGGTCAACAGGCCGGACAATTAGGACAACAAGGCAATGCTATTGCGATTGGCACAGGTGCTGGACAAGACGGGCAACAAAGCAGTGCGATTTCGATTGGAGAGCAGGCTGGATACAATGGTCAACAAGTCAGTGCTGTGGCAATTGGCACAACTGCTGGTTTTGACGGACAACAGGGCGGTGCGGTTGCCATTGGTCCAGCTGCTGGTTATAACGGACAACAGGGCAACGCTATTGCAATCGGTTCAGGTGCTGGTTATACCGGACAACAGCAGAATTCTGTTGCAATCGGTCAAAATGCTGGACAATACGGTGAAAATGATGCTGCGGTTGCGATTGGATACCAGGCTGGTAGAACTGGACAACAAGCCAGTGCAATTGCCATTGGCACAGCTGCTGGCTATGACGGTCAACAAGACAATGCAATTGCAATTGGTCAAAATTCCGGAGAATATGGACAACAATCGAGATCTGTGGCAATTGGTGAAAATGCTGGTTCAACTGGACAACAAGTCAGTACTATTGCAATTGGTGAAAATGCTGGAGAAATCGGACAACAGTCATTTGCTGTTGCAATTGGCCAACAAGCCGGTCAAAATAATCAACAGTCTTATGCCATTTCCATTGGTGTAAATGCTGGCAACACAGGACAACAGCAAAGTGCTGTTTCCATTGGTGGCAATGCTGGACAAAACGGACAAGGAGCCAACTCAGTTGCCATTGGCCAAGATTCTGGCAAAACTGGTCAATATTATAATTGCATTGCAATAGGTTATGGCGCTGGAATTTGTGGTCAAGGCAACACTGGTGGAGTTCCACCCGGTAGTACCATTGGTAGTTCGATTGCAATTGGCACGTATGCTGGTCAAACCGGTCAACAACACATCGCAATTGCCATGGGTGTTCAAGCTGCTGAATTTAATCAAACTGCTGCAGCAGTTGCAATTGGCGCTTATGCTGGAGAATTTAATCAAGGTTTTGCGTCGGTCGCACTCGGTTCAAATGCTGGTCAAAGTGGTCAAGGCCCAAGTTCAGTTGCCATTGGTAGAGATTCTGGTAATAACAATCAAGGTGGTGTCACAGGATGTGCAGTTGCTATTGGAAATTTGGCTGGTCTCACTAACCAACAACCATTTTCAGTTGCCATTGGTTATTATGCTGGTGTATCCAATCAAGGAGAAGTTGCAGTTGCCATTGGCAATGAAGCTGGAGCAACTAACCAACAGATCAACTCAGTTGCCATTGGCAATCAAGCTGGCAATTTGAATCAAGGATATGAGTCAGTTGCAATTGGCACTGATGCCGGGTTGAATGGCCAAGGCAATGACTCCATTGCAATTGGAACAAATGCTGGTGAAATTACTCAAACGCAATTTGCTGTGGCAATTGGTTATTTTGCTGGTCAAACTGGTCAAGGCAACGGCGCAGTTGCTGTTGGCAACCAATCTGGATCCGCGGGACAGAGCCAATATGCAGTTGCAATTGGTGTTGATTCCGGCTCTAATGCGCAAGGCGCATCTGCCGTTGCCATCGGCAATCTGGCAGGTAATACCGGCCAACAGCAGAATGCTGTGGCAATTGGAATCAATTCTGGTTATGATGGACAACAAGCTGGTGCCGTGGCAATTGGCGCTGGTGCTGGCTACCGAGGACAACAAACCCTTGCAGTTGCAATTGGTGATAGTGCTGGTAATACAGGACAACAGGCAAATGCTGTTGCCGTTGGTTTTCAGGCTGGTGGTGTCGCACAACAAACCAATGCTGTTGCGATTGGCACAGGTGCTGGACAAGACGGACAACAAAGCTGTGCGATTGCGATTGGATACCAGGCTGGTTCAACTGGACAACAACTCAGTGCTGTTGCAATTGGTCAAGAAGCTGGTCAAAATGATCAACAGTCTTATGCTGTTGCAATTGGTCAATTTGCAGGTCAAACTGGACAACAAGCCAGTGCTGTGGCAATTGGTGCAGATGCTGGAGAAATCGGACAACAGTCATTTGCTGTTGCAATTGGCAGTCAAGCCGGACAAAATAATCAACAGTCTTATGCTATTTCCATTGGTTATATTGCAGGCTCTTATGGGCAAGGCGATTATGGCATTGCAATTGGTGTTAATGCTGGATACACTGGTCAAGGCGACTATGCCATTGCAATTGGTCATCAAGCTGGTACAACTGGTCAATACGGTGGAAGCATTGTGTTGAATGCATCAACTTCAGCATTCAGTACAGGCAACACTGGATTATACATTGACCCCGTCAGAGGGGAAACTGGTGCATGGTCTACATCCGGTTTTACGGGCTGCGTTCAATACAATCCAACCACATTTGAGCTTGCATACAATGATACAAAAACGTTCGTAATTGACCATCCAGTTGATGCTGAAAACAAATACTTGGTGCATGCTTGTTTAGAAGGCCCTGAGTCCGGTGTTTATTACAGAGGAAAGAGCGAAATCGTGAATGGCAACTCAGTTGAAGTGCAGTTGCCTTCATACGTTGGGACACTGTGCACTGACCTCACTGTTCAAATCACACACATATACGATGGTGCAGTGAAAGTGTTTAGTGCAAGTGAAGTTGACTCTGTGTCCAACTCATTTACCGTGTATGGTGAAAATGGCCGATTCAACTGGTTGGTTCATGGAAAGCGTGCTGACATAGTGGTTGAACCAAGCAAGACTGAAGTAAATGTGCGCGGCGATGGCCCTTACAAGTACATCATGTAATGCAACCAATGCAACCAATGCAACCAATGCAACCAATTCATAACGTAAAAATTTGATTAATTATCTCATGCATAATTAATTAAATATATACATACATATAGCATAAATACCACAGCCATGGCATTTACTCGCATTCACGACGACCCTTGCCGAATTGCCAAAGAAGTGCAAGAATCAACCGATGTTGGTCGATACATTCTGAACGTCCCAGGTAATGGCGACAAGCCCTGCTACATGGAAGACCCCTATATCCGACTTCAAGGGTGGGGTGGCAACTTAAGGACCAACTCAGTTGAATTAGAGAACAATTTGCGCGGTCTCAACATGCCGCTTTCTCGCGATTGTATAAACTACAAGACCAGCGCTGCAAAAGTGAACGACGCGCCAATTCAATACCCCACGTGCACGCCATTCGTGGAACAGCCGCGTGCCACCAATCCTGCATGGACTGCCCGTGATTTAGAGCAACCCCACTTTTACTATTTGCCACTGAATCCGCAGGAAAATGTGTGCATCCCGTTTCAAAACAATTTGAGCACGCGCATTCTCGAAAAAGATTACTGGGTGGCGTGCCCTCCTGGCGCTCGTGAGACACAACCACCTGCAATTCCCAAAAACGTAATGACTGTGCCACTTTAGCAATTTAGTTATAATAACTAAAAAAATTTATCGAATCATTACATAAAACATTTATAATGATTTCATCTTACAGACTGGGTGATCTTGTCTTATTGAATTTGAACGAAAATGAAAAAAATGAAATCCTGACCGAACATCCAAATTCAATCGGCAGTAAATACATTTTGGAAAAAAAAAATGGCAATGATTGCAACAATCTTGATTTAATCACAAAAATTGTCGTAGAATACATGGAACAAAATTTAGACTTACTGCCAAAAAATATCACAGAAAGCACAATCATACACTTAAGATTGGGAGATGTTATTGCTGGAAATATGGATCACGAAATGGTAAAACGACCGCTTGAAGTGAATCACATCAAAACATTGGTTGCAAATGACAGCAGTCCAAGGTATGTAATTGGAAGGTGTTTTTTTGCAAAAACAAGTTCAACAAATTATGAAGAATGCATCAATTCATCAACCGAATATTTGCACAATGTCATTAATGAATTGCAAGCGGTGCATTTTGATTCTGGAAATGCTGACATTGACTTGTGCTGCGCAGTCAAATCAAAAACTTTCATACAAGGAAGAGGATTTTTTAGCAAGTTGATTGTTGAAATAAGAAAAAAATTAAACTTGTGCAGCATTGAAACGAGCACTCATGACTGAATTATCAAATATTTGAATAGTATAGCCATCATGGCAGCCAAACGAATGATTAAGAAAGTTGAAGTTCCTTTCACAACTTATTAGTCATAGCAATATATAAATAAAAAGTATATTTATATATTAGTATTTAACATCAATATAATTGACAATGGCTGAAATTGCAATCCCACTCATTGGGTTAGCTGGTGCATACATCATGTCCAATCAAAAGAAGAATTCAAAACCCAAACCTTTAGCTGGATCAACATCGGCTGCCGCTCCTTTGGCAGAAGGTTATGAAAACATGGGCAAACCAGTAAATTACATGCCAAACATGGCAGTTCCACCCGACAATTATCCCGTGTTCAAGCCCAAGACCGGCTACGATGCAAACGAGTATTCCAACTTTCCGAGTCCCAATGCAGCCACGGACAAGTACTATGAACAATCCGTCTACGAAAATGTTGCTAATGGCGGCCCTGATTTTGGCGGGAAAACACAGTTTGGTGACAATTATCAGCAGCGGCGCCAGGTCATGTCTCTTACTGGCAAGCCCATGGATGCAGCGGAATTCAAGCACAACAACATGGCGCCCTTTTTTGGAGCAAAAATTCGTGGCCGCACTGCAGACGCCAATGTGCAGGAGTCTGTTCTGGATTCCATGAACGGTGCAGGATCGCAGTGGATCAGCAAATCCGAGATTGCCCCGCTCTTCAAGCCGCAAGAGAATTACAACTACGTGTATGGCACTCCGAACACCAGCGATTTCATGCAGTCGCGTCAAATGCCGTCAAGCAACATGGCTAACGTGAAGCCGTGGGAAGAGGTGCACGTGGCGCCGGGTTTGGACAAGGGCTATACCGATATTGGCAGTGGTGGCTTTAACTCTGGAATGGATGCACGAGAAAAGTGGGTGGACCGCAATGTGGACGAGCTGCGCGTGAAGACGAATCCCAAGTTGACGTTTGGATTGGAGACGCACGAGGGTCCGGCATATTATTACATTCAAAATGCACCCAGTGCTGCCACACAAGGCAAGGTGGAAAAATATTTGCCGGACACGTTTTATTTGAATACGCCAGACCGCTGGCTAACCACCACTGGTTTAGAGAAAGCACAAACCGCGCGCCCCATTGAGGCTGACCGATTTGTCAACCGTCCATCCACGACGTCCGAATACTTTGGGCCAGGGTCTGAGCAGAACGGTGCGGCCACATATGCGGCTCCTGAAGTTGAACAGTCCAAGCGACAGCAGATGGACCCAAGCAAGCACCACGCAATCAACATGTCGGCATCTGCCCAAAGACCCGCTTCCGTCGCAGACCACGGACGACTTGGATTCAAAGTGTTGCACAATAATCGCAGCACCACGGCCAACGCGGTTCCCATGGGCGGCGTGTTTGGTGCCATTCGCGCCGTTGTTGCGCCGTTGCTCGAAGTGGTGCGCCCTTCCCGCAAAGAGAACGTCATCGGCAATTTGCGCGCTTATGCAAATGCAGGAAGCACGGTTCCGGCTGGCACGGTGTTCAATCCAGCTGACCGACTGCCCACGACGATTAAGGAAACCACTACGACGTTATTGGATTTCAATCATCTCAATTTTGAACGCCAGACAAATGCGGGATATCAGGTTGCCGAACAACAGCCAGTCGAAAATCAGCGCGACACCACCACTGATGTGAACTACATTGGCGCAGCCGGTGGAGACGGAGCGCACATGGGCAATCAGGTTTACAACGCCGCTTACAACCAGCGCAATAATAACAACAAAGTGCAGACTTCATGGACAAACCAGGGCAACATGAACCTGCTTAACCACGACGAGAATTTGTGTGTGCGCAAACAAAACGTGTCTGCTCATAACTACATGGGTGCTCCTTCCCCGGGTTCGACCACAGTACACATGCCGCCATCCGTGGAAACGTATGGAAAAGCGCGCATGCCGCAGAACTATCCACGCAATGCAATTGAATGTGAGAGAATCAACCCTGAAATTTTGGATGCGTTTCGCAACAACCCGTACACTCAAAGTCTGAACAGCTATTGCTGTCGTTGAGAATGATGAGCAAACGTGCGTGTTTATAAATAAATTATATTTGCAAATATATAATTGTAAATATAAACTGAAAATGAATTACTTTGTTTTATTTAGCGTTGTCATCATTGTTGTGAGCCTGGTCATATTAATCTCTCCTTTGAACAACCATGCAAGTGTTATGCCAATTCAGGAAGGATTTGCAACCAGAAAACAACAACGCAATGTGGCACCATTGGCACCGATTGCAGCAGGTCAATTGAACTTGTCTGGAACTGCAGGAATGGCTGATGGCAGTTCGGATCACAAGCACCTTTTGGACAACTTGCTTAAAAAACAAGAACGACTAGCGGAAGCATTTGAAAATCGTGCTGCAAATGCATCGAAAGTGTCAGCAACCACGACCAAAAAGAAGGGCATTGCATCCACTGGTGCTGATTACGAGGGGGATAACGTCCCGATTCCAGTGGCGGGATGCAACAACAACAATTGCATGAAAATCAAAGACCCTATGAAAGCACTCGATGGAAATTGCATCAACCCGACACGACCAGGTGTGCCACGTTCAGATGGTTTGCCCAAAGAGCTTGACTATTCCATAAAGTTCTGTCCTGCATTTGGACCCAAGGATGGTGCATACGCTGAAGAATGTTTAACTTGTGGATACTACAAATATACCAGTAAGTGCACGCCAAACCCAAATAATCCCAAAAAACCATGCGACTATAAAACCTACACATTCGACTCTTACAATGATGGACCAATGCCGGGCACCACTAACGATGGCGGCGATGATGGCGGCGATGATGCTTCTGGACCGAACTGCAGCACGTGCAAATACAATGTAAATAAAACCACCAAGTGCGTGCTTCCTGGTTGTTATTCTGCTGACGACGGAAACCTTCCATTTCCTGATGGCGACTACAATTTTGCAGAAGGGTGCTTTTATTATAATCCAGACCCCAGCAATCCTGGCGAAATACTCCCTGGAATGGAAGGGAGAGAACCGGGATACTACTGTCCTCCCATAACAAAAGGCATGTCATATGATGCAGGTGGCGGAAGCAATGACCCATGCTACACAAATTCTGATGGTTCCATCAACTATGCTGCATTCATGAAAATGGACAAAATATGCTCCAATGATAAACAAAAGTCAAAACAAAACTTCGTGCCGGATAACGTAGACGATAATCCAATGAACCCGCGCAGGCATAAGCATGAGCACAGTGGCAGCATCAATGTGTATCATCATCGTGCATCGCCTCATTCAACCCACACGCAGAATAACAACCAGCGTATGCAGAATAATATGCAGAATAATATGCAGAATAATATGCAGAATAATATGCAGAATAACAAACAGCACATGCAGAAACAGCAGAACAATAAACAACAAAATCAATCGAATGCATACCAAGAACCAGTTGGTGGAGCAACTGTATTAGGATACTTGTAGTCTAATCAAATAATATTTCAGGTGCAATCATTATGCGTGCTCCATTCCTGTTTTTTGCCATAATGTGAAATGAACGATGTTCGCAGTCTTCCATTTTAGAAGACTCTGAACTTACTTTTTGAAATTTTAACATATTTCTTGTGGCATTCAAGGTTGAAACCAAATAACTTTGTGGCAGCAAATCCAAACGAAGTCTTCCATCATAATAGCAGTTTACGAATTTGGAAGTGCGATAGATCGCGAATCCATTGAACGCGGAAATGCAAGGAACCAAACTGGTTGACTCTGCAAGAATTTTGGATACATAACGTTGCAACTCATATTTTTTATCAACATCATGCCGCACTCTTTCACTCGGATGTATCTTTTGCAAATGACGATGACTTATCACATATGGGTGAATCGACAATGCCCAAATGTCATAGTATGGATTTTTGTTGAACGACAAAGCATCCCATGTGTCTTCATGCAAATATTTTTTAAGAGCATCGATTTTCACCGGTTTACTACAAACATCATCAAAATCCATAAATATGAAATAAGGATAATTTCCGAACTTACTGTAAACAATCTTGAGACACTCATTTCTAGCATGAGCCAGTCGATGTGTTCTTAAGTTTGACACCGGAGTTGGGTTGTAATAAAACATCAAGTTCTGATATTTTTTCCTATAATGTTTTAATAAATCATGCGAATTGTCAGTTGATTTGTCCAAGTATAAAACAATTGCATGATTTTCAAATAAGGTCCCCAATTGTTCTATATTTTTAAACACACTTTCAAGGTAAGGACCGCAATTTTTTACAGTTCCACAAAAAACGCAATTCATTTCATATAAAACAATGACTTAAAATATTTCAATTATTTCCGCGTAAAACATTTAAGTGCTCATCAGCTCCATCATCTCGGCCTTGTTGATGTGAGTTTCTTTTGCGATGATTTTCAGTATTTTTCGGTGTGCTGCTTCATCTTTTTCAATGTTTTTATAAAGCTCTTTGCAAATGGTTTGATACTCCATGTGCATTTTTTCTTTGTTCTCCCATCCTGGGTGCGCTTCCATCCAGTCTTGTATGACCCGCGTTTGATAGCACGACGTCATGTAAATGAATTTCTTGACATGTTCATGCATGTCGTCTTTAATCCATTCATCACTCTTGATGTACATTGTTTCGCGTTTGGCATCAGTGCAATGAATGGGGCGTTTGTGCACGTCCATGACCTTCAGATTGTTGGCAATGATGGACCCCACACCTTCCACAATGCCATTCGTCTTCGTGAATTCCAGGTCCTGCAATGTGATTTTCAACGTCTTCATGAAATCGCTCAGCTTGACCGCATCCTTGCACTCCGTGTTCAAAAACACCTGCACATTGATTTGATTGTTGTGAATCGTGTTGTGCGTGTTTGTCACGTGCGCCACAGGGGCCACTTGCGTTGGTTTTTCTTTTATTATATCCACCAATGAAGTTATGAATTCATTTTGTGTTGTCATCATGGTTTTCATGAACTCTTTTAACTCCGACATCCGTGTATCTTGTTTTTTTAAAGTTTGCTTGTGTTTTTCTGTTTCACAATGCTGCGCATAGTGGCTCTTTTTATTGCATCTATATTCGCATGCTTCGCAAAAATACTTTGATTTGGAGTCCATTGCAACAAGTTTGAGAGATTTATATACAATAAAAATATTATAATTCATGCTTTAAGCATTTTTCACAACTATTAAAAATTTACCGCTAGATAAATGAAATGGCCTATTTTAGCCTATTAAATAGGCTTTTCCTAGGAAAATTAGCCTATTTTAGCCTATTTATAGGCCATTTTGTCGACCCTTGTCCGAAAAATGCACGCATTTTGGTGCTTTTTTTTAAGTTTTTTTTGGGCCAAAATTTTTCCATTTTTGGTGCTCTTTTTTAAGCGCTGCATAATGCTCTCATTTTTTAACACAAATCTTGCAAAATATTTTTTGTTATTTTTCATTTTTCTTTGCACAAAAGTCAAAAAATTTTTGAGAATCGGACATAAAAAGTATGTCCAAAAATCGTAACCCCGTTACCTTTTTGTGAAAAAACGCGCGGCACTAGGTAATTTGCGGAACTTTTTTGGACAGTCGGGCAACACACCATAAATGCTGCGACGTTTTTGAAAATGTGGCTTTTTCGAAAATCATCTAGAGAGAAATTGTCAAAAATTGCACCATGAATTGTTGTGGAATATCTCTCAACTGTAATATATGAGAATGAAGATAACCGCGAAAACACGGCGACAACCTGCATGTCCGCTTCCAAAGAGCCGGAAGTTTCCCAAAGCGTTGTATGCATTTTCAAGTCCGCGACAAGCCCAAAAGATGGCGCACAAGTATTTAGGTCATTCCGCCAAGCTGTATCCAGCAAGCAACCCCGTGAAAAAATATCGAATATGCGACCCAAAGTTGAAGCAGTGGGTCAACTTTGGTCAAATGGGATATCAAGATTACACGCGTCATAAAAACAAAACGCGCCGAAAGAATTACTTGACGCGCACGGCTGGCATGCTGGGCAACTGGAAAGACAACAAATACTCGGCAAACAATCTGAGCCGCCGCATCTTGTGGTAATTGGTGCTTGGTGCCTTTTTTTAAGCTCGGCGTTTAGTTAGTGGACCGACATAAGGAATTTCATCTCGTTCTTCTTCTAAATACTTTTTGGCAAAGGTTTTGATTTTTAAATTTTTATTCCCACACCACTACAGGACCACCGGATGGCCACTCTGCATAAGGGACTGCCTTGCTTGTTGATTGTTTCAAGCTAATAAGTTTATTTAACGCGGCTTTGCGGCGTTCCAGCGGTGTTTGACTAACATCGGAACGTTCGCGGCGCGTCAACTGCTTAAACCGCCATTCAAACTGCAGTGCGGCTTGCCACGTGGGAAATCCAGTGATGTGGCACGCACGGCGCCATGTTTCGCCACGGGCCACTTTGGCGCCAGTTGCATGCGCTCCGCCACTAATTTCTTTGTTGTGTTGACGCAATCGTCGTTCTAGATTAACGGTTGCGCCAACATATGTTGCGTGCTTGCTTGACGACTCCAGTAAATACACGAAAAATTCCTTGGCATTGGCCACATCTTCTTTCTCCACAGTCGGTATTATCTCTTCTTCAACTGATTCTTCATTCGACATGAGTTAATGTAATGTTATACTGTGGTCCCTTTATACAAATGTTCTGAAAAAAATATACACTTTTTTTCATTTGTGCTCATACAATTTTTTGATTTTTTCATGTTTTTTGGTTCATCGGGTACTCATGGCTCTTTGCGGAATGCTGGGAGCATCGTCGGACACAAATGCATAGTCATCGTCGCATTGTGAATTCGTGTGGTCAACGCCGGGTGCATAACCAACCGGACTGGAAGAACAGCGCGGGATGGATGGCGTTTCTGACAAAACGATGTCATCGTTGTTGAATTCCGTGCTTTGGGTGTCGCCAGACACGCAGCGTCCGAGCGCACGACGGCATACCTCGTATGCAACCGGCGTGTTGGTTGAATCATGTTGGATTGAATGCACGCGGTCAAGGCCAATGTCGTGCGCGTTCTTCATGGTCGTTGGGTCCGAACCAATGAAGAGCACCGAATGCATCGGGTTTCGCTTTTTGTTCTCTGCAATCATTTCATTTACGCTGGATTGCGTGTGAATCTTGGAATCGTTGTTGTCGCCGTCGGTGAAGATGTAAGTTGTCGCGGGAACCCCTTCACTGTGTGTGTTCATGTGCTCAATTGCAATTGCAGCGGCATCCCACATTGCAGTCATGCCGTCGCAGACCAACTCCTTTGGGGAAATGGGTTTCACCTCGCCGATTGGAATGACATTACCAACTTTAATGCGATCATGCGACGAGAATTGCATGATGCAAATAGTTGCCTTGTGTTCGCATGGTTCTCTGTAGCGTTTTTGCATGTCGCCAATGATTTCATTGATGCCGGTTGCAACTGAATGACGTTGGCTGTCCATTGACCCACTGACATCTTGGACAATGCGAACATCCATGGGTTTCACGGCAAGTGATGGAAGCTGGTCAGGTGTCTGGTCAGGGCTCTGGTCTTCGATTTGTTTCTGGTCGATTTGATTCTGAACATTGGAAGATGATAATTCAGCGGCCATTTCAATCGCGGTTCTTGTTGTTGTTGTTCTAAACTGCCTTTCATTCCACATGTCAAAACAAGCTTTCAATTTTTTTTGAAATGTTCATATGCAGGTTCAAAAATAATCCAACTGTTGCAATTATTGTATTGATTTTGTGCATTTTTCGTATAAATGTTTGCATGCACCAAACGAAGTAATTCCTATGAAAATCCATGACTGAGTGTAAAAGTTTTTGGAGATGTCCATGACTTGAAGCGTGTAAGAACACACTGGATTTGCCACATTGAAAAATGAAACAACGAAACCATATATTCCAGGCGGTGCACAAAGCTGCATGTAAATTTGCGCGGCACACCAATGCAGCGTTGAAAATGCTAATGGCATAACCATAGTGGACATGATCTGTTTCCCACTCATTTTTTTTTGTTTTAGTTTATTTGAATGTTCATGGTGAGTTCCTTTTATTTGTAAAATCGTTTATTTGATATAATATCAAGCAATGCTGGTTTGACTTTGGTGAGTTTCAAACACCACATTTCCAATGCGACCGATATGTCCTTTGAATTCGATCTAAGATTGTATTTGTCTCTCAAAAATTTCAACACAGTTAATCCATTTTGAATAAAATCGTAGTGTTTTGCTGCAACCTTGTAAAGTTCAATGTTTCCGGGATGATCATTGCATGCACGACACACTTTATGCAAGAAATATTCATATTCCACAATCTCCGTTTGCAGGTAAACTGCCAGTGTTGAACGGGACTGTTTTTTGTATTTGCGAACAAAATACCGCCAAGGAGACAGTTTTTGTATACACAGTTTATTGTCTTCAATGCAGAGTTTGTCGTATTTGGTCAAACTGTTGATGGCAGCAAATTGTGCATAAAGCACTTCGCTTTTCTTCATCAGTTCATTCATTGAGACGCAAATGTCCGCTGCATTCATGCTAATTGGTTCATCGTGTTCATTATAGTCAGGTATGTGTGCGTGGTTCATGTTAGTCATAAGTGATTAAATTAATCCATTATAAAAATCATTCGCATTTTACTTCATTTGCGTCATTTTCTTGCATTATTGTAATTTTGAACAAACCACTGCACGGTTTCCTTGATGCCCCATTTGATGGGCGTCATTGCGAATGGAGGTTTATAGCCATACATATTCTTGAATTTGGTGTTGTCTGCCGTTTTTTTATACTGACCATCGGCCTGGGATGTGTCATACACAATGTTGTTCTCAAATTCAAATGCATGTGCAATGTAATGCACCACTTCCGCGATGCTGATTTCATCTTCTGGATCCACGGATAGGATGAGTGTGCCGGCTCCATCGGCCTTTTCAGCATCTTCGACTTTTGCATCATAGTGTTCCAATGTCCAAATGAGAAGAGTTGCCAGGTCGCGCGAATAAATGAACTGCCGCAAGGGCGCACCGCTTCCCGCAACCACCAAAGGCAGCCCTTGTTGTTTGGCCAAGTAGCACTTGTGAATCAGCGCAGGAATAACATGCGCGTCGTCTAAATTAAAGTTGTCATGTGGGCCATATATGTTTGTGGGAATGACACACACGTAGTTTCGCCCATACTGTTCCCTATAACATCGGGACTGCACTTCTAGCATGCGCTTGGCATATGCATACGCATCATTGGACGAGTGTGGAGCGCCAGCATGCAGCATGGTCTCATCAATGGCGCCGTGCTTTGTTTTTTCATCTGGGAAAATGCACGTGGAGAGACAACTTACAACTTTTGATACGCCAACTGCATGAGACGCGCGCAGGACATTCATGTTGATCATCATGTTTTTTTCAAACATCTCCACCTTGCTTTTCATGTTTTTAAATAGACCGCCAACTGCTGCAGCTAAATGTATGACCGCATCTGGCATAACTCGTTGAAAATATTTCAATGTTGCGTCATAATCAGTAAGGTCGCACTGACTCGAAGACATGAACGTCATTTTGTATTTCAAGTCAGCGCCACATACGCTGCGAAGTGCAGATCCCACAAGTCCGAATCCTCCTGTAACCAAGACAGTTTGCATGACCGTTTGTATTAATGTTCTTAATTTTTATTAACCTTTAAATGATTTGAAATTAATGTATTTAAATGGTTCTGTTTAACATTTGTATCAAATACGCATTTTTTTGACTAAATCAAATGAACACAACGACAAATCCAAGAACAAGCACATGCAATCGTGTGGCATTCATCACAGGGATAACTGGTCAGGATGGTTCGTATTTGGCAGAACTGCTGTTGCAGAAGGAGTACAAAGTGCACGGTTTGATTCGTCGTTCATCCACATTGAACACTTCACGCATTGAGCACTTGTTTCATCACCCCGCGCTGAAGTTGCATTACGGAGACATGACGGACGGCGCTTGTTTATACAAAATTCTGAACCACATCAAGACAACACACGTCGCAATGGACCGTCTTGAGATTTACAATCTGGCAGCACAGTCGCACGTAAAAATCTCATTTGAGATGCCGGAATACACGGCTGACACGGATGCGTTCGGCACTTTGAAGCTGTTGGAAGCGGTGCGCAACAATGACCTGGATTCAATGACACGGTTTTATCAAGCGTCCACGAGTGAGCTGTATGGCAAAGTGCAGGAGATGCCGCAGCGCGAGACGACGCCGTTTTATCCGAGGTCTCCGTATGCAGTTGGGAAGCTGTATGCATATTGGATCGTGAAAAATTACCGTGAGGCATATGGAATGCACGCATCCAACGGCATTCTGTTCAATCACGGGGGAGTGCGTCGCGGCCACAACTTCGTGGAGCGCAAAATTACGTTGGGGCTTGGCAAGATTCTGCGCGGCGAGACGGACCGCCTCATCATGGGCAACATTGACTCCAAGCGCGACCTGGGGAACGCAAAGGATTACGTGGAGGGCATGTGGCTCATGTTGCAACAAGATGAGCCGGATGACTACGTATTGGCCACGGGAGAAACGCACAGCATCCGCGAGATGATTGAGCTGGCATTCAGCATGGCGAATATTCGACTGCGGTGGCGCGGGGCCGGTGCAGATGAAGTGGGGTACGATGAAACAACTGGGCGAGACCTTGTTTTCATTGACCCGAAGTATTATCGGCCAACAGAGGTGGACGTGCTTTGGGGGGACGCATCAAAGGCACAACGGGTGCTAGGATGGCGGCCACAAACATCGTTTCGACAACTGATTGCCGAAATGGTGCACCAAGACACGCAGGTCGTGTATTCGGTCATTTAACTTCGTGTTGCATAGTACAATACAATTAATCCAAAATAAAAAATAATTAATTGTCCGACAAGTGTTTCGTATTCATATGAATTTTCCATTGATAAATGAAATGAATGAATGAAATGAATGAATGAAATGTAAATGAAATACATTTTATGCATTTATGTTTTTTTTTGAGTTTTATCAAAAGTAGTCATCTGATGAATAGCCATCATATATTGTCTGAAACGGAACAGGTTCGGGATAAAACACAACGCGTTCCATTTCGTGCAGCTGTTTTGCAGAAAGAAGCCACCGAATGGGAGCTGCATCCCCATTTTCTTTCAAACGTTCAACCACACAAATCCCGGTTTCTTCGCGTCCACCACGTTGTCCATGAATAATTGCATTGTTGGAGTCGCGAAACTTCTGAGAGCTGAAGAAGATCATGCTCTTGGAATATATTTTAGGGTCAAACACTGAGTTCATTCTAACAGGGTCTATGGTCCAGCGAGCGGTTCCTGGACGCGCTTTGCCTGGAAACACGTTTGCTTTTTGTGAAAGAAGCCAAAGCATTTTGAGAGGATAAGTGTCTTTGCGGCGACTGTATCGATGAACATGGCGCAAGTGAGGTTCCAAGTGTATGTTGCGTTCAAATAGCGCTTTGAACTCGGCCACCGTCTTACACGCCACCAGCTCATCAGAGCGTGAATGAATGAGACACCACAACATTTCAATCATTGATTTTTGTGGTGGAGATGCATCAAATGCCAAATCAGGTTCCGTGCTAAATGGCGTGATGTAAACAACATTCATGATGCGGGGGTCATCGGACACATAAAACCCTCGTCGCATCTCATCTGGAGAAACCTTGGTTTTCATCTGGGGAAGCAGCCAATTGTTTTTGATTCGCCACTCCTGTGTGCGCCTTTCAAATACTTCATCCGAGTATTTTTGATTTTCACGAAATTCTTCTCTTTCCCATGCATGCATCTCTTCTCTCGTTTTGAAAACAGGAAACGTAGTTGGTGCATTTGGACGTTGAAGACTGTGCCAAGTTGGCCTGCATTGGTCCTGTTCTTCCTTTTCAAGCAGTGTTAGTTCTTCTTTTGTTCGAGCAGTTTCATGGTGAAACCATTCCCTGTAAAAATCATCACTAGGTGCTCCTGGTCCTGTTGCTGGTCCAGTTGCACCGGTTGCACCAGCAGGTCCTGGTCCTGTTGCCGTTGCTGGCGTAATATTTCTTTTGGCGATGCTGGCCCATGACACTGACATTTTTATAATACGAAATGTTGCACAGTTGGCATGCAATCTTTAAATTCAATTTTTTTTTTAATTAAATGACACATGTCAACAAACTGTTAATGCAAATGGATAAAATAAGTATTAAAGTCATTTCACTGGATAAATTTATTTATTTAATTCGGTTTATTTACTTGAATTTCTCTCAAATGAGTGAAACAAGTTTGCAAGAAAAGAAACGACGCGTTCGTGTTATCAAGAAGAAGCCCGCAGCGGTCGAAGTATTGGACATTCATGGCGACATCAAACAGAAGCTGCGACATTTTGTTGAACATAAGAAAATACCAAACATCATATTTCACGGGGTGTCGGGATGCGGCAAAAACACGCTAGCATGGAATTTTGTGCGCAGCATTTATGGAAACGACAAAGTGGCTCTGAAGGATTACGTGATGCACGTGAATTGTGCACACAACAAAGGCATCCGGTTCATTCGCGAGGACTTGAAGTTCTTTGCGAAAACGAATGTGGACTTGAAAGATGGAGAGATATTCAAGAGTGTGGTGCTGGTGAATGCGGACAAGCTGACAACCGATGCACAGTCAGCACTGCGTCGGTGCATCGAGTTATTCAATCATTCGACGCGATTTTTTATTGTGGTAGAGGATAAATACAAGTTGCTGCGCCCGATTCTGTCTCGATTTTGCGAGATACATGTGCCAGAACCATTCATCAATGGACAGCAAGTGAATTTGCATGCATATTTGCTGCAGAAAACGTTTGCATTCGAGAATTTAAAGCAGCAGCGCGCAGAATGGTTGGACCGAGAACTATCATTTGAACGGAAATACACATATGGGGATTTGATTGCACTTGCTGGAAAGTTGCATGAGCGGGCTTATAGCAGCATTGACTTGTTGAAATGGCTGGAAAATTCCAACGCCGAGCCAGAGACAAAATACGAGAAGTTGATTGCCTTTCAAAAGGTGCGCCACGAATTTAGAAACGAGAAGTTGCTCATGTTGTTTATGTTGCATTTCATGCTATTTCGTTCTGATGCCTGTTTAGAAAATATAGCATTTATGTAAAACTGTATTACAACACAGCAAACGAGAAAATGGATGATTATTCGCTATCTAGTTTGAATGAGTCGCGCAATGAATGGTGCGCGCGCTTGGTGAATGTTTTAGCGCCAATGATGTCTGAAGGGTTTCGCTCCATTTTTGACGAAGCCTGGAAACTGTGTGAGCAAAACAACGAGACGGGCAAGTATTTGATGACGTTTCAGAATTTTCTCTCGCGCGTGCCCAAGTGGAATGCAACCATTATTGCGCAAGAGACGCAGCGCATCATCGACAGGAGCGGATGCGGTTATTTAGCAGACCTGGTGACCTGTGTGCACATCATTCAGTTGAAGAGCTTGACGTGCATGCGCGTGGGGAGCAAGCAGAAGAAAGTGGACATTGATGTGCCACAGCTGAATGAGTTTATTCACAAGGTGTATGTGCATTGCGCGCGCAAATTGTACACCAACGTGTATTTGTTTGAGCGCAATATTCCGCCCCTCACCACGCAGAAGAACATGAGAGAAACGGAGATTATAATCAAGGAGTGCATTTTGGACAGCATAAGAGAGAGCATTCCGCTTGAAGTAATTTTGAAAACGTACATGGATGAAACCATTGAAGATCACACCGAGATTAAAATAAAGGAGGAGGTTGTCTCTCAAGAGCCGATAATGGATGAGCAATCCAACGCGCCGGCAGCAGCGGCTCCAACGGCGGCGGCCCCGGCTTCCATGCCCGAATCCAATGCTGCAATTATTGCGGCCGGTGGCGAACCAACCATGGACGCGTTCCCATCGATGGCGCCGTCAACTGTATCAGCGTCGTCATCATTGTCGGATGCATCAACGGCGTCAATCAAGTTTAATGACATGGACAGTGCGATTGACATGAACAATTCGGAGCACATGATTCATGCGCCAAAGACGGAGGAGCGATTGGAACAAATCAGCAACGAGAGATACATGCAGCGAAAATTGCAGGAGGAAGAGGATGATGATGATGAACTGGACCGCCTGAAAATCGGAGAAGACGTGCAGCTGGACGTCTTTGATGTGCACCCCATGGAAGAACCCATGCGAAAGCTGAATTTTGATGCACCCGAACTGGATGACATTGAAATCTTGGCTTAAATGTGCATCAATGCATAATAATTTAATATTAATATTATTATATTGAATATTAAATATCAAACATGTCGTCTACGTATCCTTGGATTAAAGATAGTTCGACTTTATCAGGAACGCCGCCAACCGATAGATTAGCGGTAACTTCACCAAATGGTCTTTATTTTTCAACATCTACAAATTCATCCATATTAGCACCATCAAACTCTGATTTGACGATTGAAACAGCTGGCACAGGAGACGTTATTGTAAAAACGAATAGCAATAATAGATTAACCATAGATGACAGTGGAACTGTTACGGCCGCTAAAAACATTGCAATCACTGATGGTTCACTAACTATAAATAATACCACAGGCGGAGGAACGTCTGACCCACTTTTGGTTTTAAATCAAGCACTTTCGTCTCAAACACTGTATGAAGAACGCAATAACACAAAAACTAATGTATCTAGTTCGCAAACATTATATCAAGTTTCATATAAAGGTTTACCATCGGTTGGTTCAACTGCTGTTGAATATGCAAATATGAGAGTTACAGCACAATCATACACATCTGGTTCTCAGACTTCTAAAATAGATTTCGCAGTTGGACCATCTTATCAAAGTGTTTTAAGTATACAGCCTAATTTTCTTCAAATGACCGGGAATGTTTATTTGCCGTCCAGATATATATCTGGTCTTTCATATGCCCAAACACAATATTCAAATTATCTAGTTCCACAAACACCAAATTTCATTGATAGTTCAACAACACTTTCTTTTACACCAGAATTAGCGAATGGACAAAGAATTTTTTATGCAAATAAAGGGTCTACAAATGCTTTTTTGCCTATCACAGGAACTTTCCCCGGTGGTGGAGGAGCATATTGCAGCGAAAGTTTTGCTGGAAGAATTTGGGTTGGTTCTGATAATAGTATTTTTTGGACAAGCGACAATGGAGCTAGTTGGAATAGATTTTCAGATTCAAGTGGTGATCCATATGTTTTCAATGGACAAATAACGTGCATGAAAAATACTGGAACCAATCTATATTTTGGAGGAACTTTCACTGAAACAACGTATGGAACAACAACTCCAACAACCCTATCATTGAATTATGTCGGATATATCAACTCTATTATAGCTGTTAGTCAATTAAACTGGTCTAATTGGGGTGGCATATCGGATGTGGGTTTAAATGCATATGTAAATACAATTGAAGCATATTCGGGATATGTTTATTATGGTGGAAATTTTACTGGTTCCCAGTATAATAGTCTTCAGTGCAGATATATTGCATGCAGTGATGAATCAATGATCCGTCTTTATGCATTAAATGATTTAAGTAATTCGGGTTTTGATCAGGAAGTGATTATTATTAAAAGTGATGGTGGAAGCAATAGATTTATTATCGGTGGTAATTTTACTCAATTTTATGACCCATATACCATATATTCAGCGCTTTATTGTGTTTATTTAGATGTGTCAAATTATAATGTTTCTTTAATTCAAGATTTTGGATTCAATGCACCCACATTTACAATTTCTCAATATGTAGGTTCTTTGTTAGTTGGAGGGAGTTTTAGTTCAACTGGATATGGTGATTATTTAGTTTCTATTTCGCACAATGGCACAAATTATACTTTATCTGTTGCACCTTTTAGTCCAACTTTAACATCATCAGTGAATCTAATTTTTTATTCTCCTTCATCTGGATTCGTGTACTGGGCTTTATCCAGTTCCCCGTATAATTTATACAGAAATGGTAGTTTACTTGGAAATTCACCTGGTAATTATTGGAGGTGTATAACATATCTTTCTGGTTCTGATGGACTAAGCGATTGTTTTGCACCAAATGGTAGTCAATTTTATTATTTTGCTGGCGATTCACTTAATATTACTATAGGCTCAACTCCAGTAGTAAATGCTGGGACAGAATATACATCAGGAACAATTACATTGCCAAATAAAGGTACTGCCATTGAGTTTGCGTATGATAATGTTGGTCAAAAATTATATGTCTTGAGTAATAATGGTGCGACCGGTATTGGTGGTGGGGGTGGTGGAATTACAACAATTAGCGCCGGTTCAGGTATATCGGTTACAAATCCATCCGGACCAACAACTACTATATCAAATTCAGGTGTTATAGCTTTAACAGCAGGAACAAATACTTCTGTATCAAATTTAGGAGGAGGAACATGGCAAGTTAATGCTAGTGGTGGAGGCGGAGGTGGAGATGTTTATTGGTCGCAACTAAACGACGCTTATTCAACTTATTCTAATTTAAGTTCTGGTTCTAGTAGTAATAATCCTTATAGTTTTGGATTAAATAATGCAAGTGGAACTCCTAACTTATCTATCACTATGGAACTAAATGCCTATGAGGTAGATTACCTTAATTTAATAACTTATGCTCAGAATCCTTATCTACGAGTTGGTCAACAAACTACAGGTTTAAGTGGAGGGTATTATACTTTATTGGCTGGAGTAAATGATACTACAAATAATGAATATACAACATTAGCAACCATTAATAGTAATATGCATTTATATGCTAATAAAGATGGAACAGCTAATGCTAGAGGTAATGGAAATATTTATTTATACGGAGTAGAAATACTTCCAGGAAATGACGTTTTTAACCCACTAACTCCACCAACAACATTTTTAGGCAATGGAACATATTATTGGAAAGAGGTATATTCTGCAGTTTTTAATCAAGTATCAGACATAAAATTAAAAGAAAATATTAGTACATTAGATACACAATATTCAGTTGATTTTATTAAAAGGATAAATCCAGTATCATATACATTCAAAAAAGATGAAAAACAAAAAACACATTTTGGTGTTATAGCGCAAGAAATTAAAGAAATAATTGGTGATAAAAAATTTGGATTACATAATGATAGTGGAGAAAATCAGACAGTTGCATATACAGAATTTATAGCACCATTAATAAAAACGGTGCAGCACCTGCTTAAAAAAGTGGAGTCTTTGGAAAATGAAATAAAAATTTTGAAACAATGAATGCCGAACAAATAAATAAATTTGCATAATACTTGCAACCATATTTTGCTGGTGCAGGTCATATTGTCATGTTATTTCATGACAATGATATAGACAATGATATAGACAATAATATAGACAATAATATAGACAATAATATATCAGTGAAATTTGTCAAAATAAAATATGAACAAAAAATCGCGTCATTACAGAAAGCATCTGAAAAACAGCAGCAAGAAAAGAAAGGGTGGAATGTTTTCGGCCAAGGCTGCCAAAGCCAAATCCATGAAACTTGTTCGTAATTTAGAAGGAGTGGACCCAGCATTTAAAGAGTTATTGATGACTGTGCCTGGGTCCGGTTCTCATGCGCATGTTGCCAGCCAATTGTTGGGACCGCTCAAAACTGCACCGAGATATTTGCAAGAACAGGCAGAACATTCTATGACAAGATTGCCTGTAGGTAGTCAATATGCAGCTGGGTTGAGAATTCAGTTATTCAACCGAGCTCAACAGAAGCGGGCTCATTCATTCCACAATAAGAATATTGATGAATGCGCAAGAATAAACCAAGAAGCCGAAAAACTTCTGAAAGACGCGATGGAGTTGGGCAACTTGCAGGCACGCGCAGCACTTGCAGAAATGTATTTAAGCAGAGACAAAGTGGGTGTAAAACCTCCAATAACAGTACACGTGCCAATGGCAGTGGATTTGGTTTCTGAATTTGACAGCGACCCCGATTGCATGGGTGTTTTGGCACACTGCCACTTCAAATACAACATGCTAAATGAAGCCGCCCCATTAGCAATGCAAAGCGCACAAGCAGGAAGCAAATATGGGCAGTTTGTTTGTGGGCTCATTCAAAGAAACCAGCACAATAATGGGATTCATAATGGTGGAGCATGTCATTGGTTTTCTCTTGCGGCAGCTCAAAACTATGATGAAGCGCAAATTGGATTGGCCGAACTTTATAGCAGTGGCAAAATGACAATGGGCACAAAGGAAGATGATATGAGGGAAGCGCTTCGGTTGCTCAAACTTGCGGCGGAACAAGGAAACGACAAGGCCATGCTGTATGTCGGGTTTGCTCATGCAGACGAAGCGATTGAACTGAAGAAGGATGAGAATCGTCAGGAAGAAGCGAAAACACAGTTTGAAGAAGCGTGCCGGTGGATTGGTTATGTGGTTGAATCAGACCATGATATTGGAGAGAGAGCGTTGCAAAGCATAAAGAATGAGTTCGAACATGTTAGACCAAAAAGATCCAAAAAATGATAAATTCGTAAAAAAGGCCAATAGTTTCGTTTTGGTTATTATATACTTTAGCAAAGTCTATAATAATATGAACAACAATGAATATGTTGTGAGCGGCATCATAACCTTTGTGTTTTTGGTGGCCAAATTCATTGAAATGCGATTCAACAAGTCGAATGAAGAAGATGAACCCAAACCGCTCAAGTTCTTGCTGCGTGATGGACTCTTGGTTTACGTTTCTTCACTGCTCGGATTTTACATCATTTCACAGTTTGAAGAACACGCAGTAAGTGGTTCTACAGTTAAGGAAGTTCCTGCATTCACTGGCGGACCTGACTTTTGAAATCATCCAGAGAATCCAGAATCCAGTATCGAATTTAATTATCAATTTTGAAATTCATAATTAAAAACAATTTGACCATTGATTATAATAGCAAAACACGCACACGTGCAACACATAAACCAATGATTACCAAAAAGTGGAGTGAATATTTGCAACGATTTGAAGCGCTGGGTGCAGATGCGTTCAAGGACATGCCGAAAAAAAACATGACGCGTAAGTTTTGCGTTATCATTGAGCCACGCCAGCACAAATTCTTGATTCCGGTTGTCAAAAACTTCATGTATTTGCTGCAACACAGTGGATGGGGCATTATCATTTATCACGGACCGGACAACGAGAGATTTGTTAGGGATGGGTTAAAGGACGTGTTTCCGGATGACCGTGTTCATTACGTGCGAATGATTAAAAAAAATTTGACGAATGGCGAATACAGTGAAATGGTCACCAATCCACTGTTTTGGGAGACGTTGTGGAAATGCTTTAATTGCGAACACGTCCTCATGTTTCAGACCGACACGTTGTTGCTCAAGGGTGGCGATGCGGTTGATTCATTTTTGAAATACGATTATGTGGGTGCGCCCTGGGCAAATGGCGGGATGTGTGCAATGATGCCGCCAAATAAGCGACATGTGCAACTCACGGTGGGAAATGGGGGGCTTTCTCTCCGGAATGTGCGCGCCATGATGGCAATTGCGCGCAGGCACCCATATAAGAGTGGCAACAACACTCCCGAGGACATCTATTTTTCACATTGGCTCAAAGTGTACCAATTTGATTTTTGTGTTCCTACTCCAGAGGAAGCCAGTGAATTTGCAATGGAGCATGTTTACAACCCGAACGCGGCGGGGCTGCACTCACCGCTGCCTGCATTCGAAAGTCTGTGCGATGACATGATTTCAAAAAATAATTCAATCTGATTGCGTTCCAAATAATAATATATTGATACAATAACACTATTATTCTTGTATAAATGTCAAAGGATGATCTTGAGTTGAAAGATGTAGCAGAAATATTAACGGCAGCAGAAGTAAAGGCAAAGGCAGCACAATTAATACATGATTGGCAAACAGAACAATTTAACAATATCACAACAGAAATAGTGCCGCGGTATATGACCAAGTTCAATGCCGAAATAATGCGCCAACCAAATGGGAAAGAAATCGCAACAAGTTTTGTGAATAAAGAAATGATTGAATTCATTGCCACCGTAATGGCAACTCTGGCATTTATACCCATCTGTGAACAAATTGAAAAATTGTCCATGCTGATCATCAAATTTACAACAGATAACTACCGGGAAATGGATGCATATGAAGTCAAGAAACCAGGAGAAAAAGTAATTATAGACCTTAATGTGTTTTTCAACACTGAAAAAAAAAATATGGCAACCTCACTTTTAACTGAACTTGAAAAACTTGCACCTAAAAAACCAAAAAATAAGAAACCAGATGATGGATGTGTTATATCAGGTGGTTCCAAACGAAGGAAATCAAAGAAATCAAATAAATCAAAGAAAATAAGGAGAACAAGGAGAACAAGGAGAACAAGGAGAACAAGGAGAACAAGGAGAACAAGGAGAACAAGGAGAACAAGGAGAACAAGGAGAACAAGGAGAACAAGGAGAACAAGAACTTTAAAGAAGCGTGCGTTGAAATAAAAACCACACATCATATTTGCCCCCTTCTTCGCGGCAGATGTGAAAATTGGATTGCGTGTCTTTTGAAAACACACAATCTGCGATGATTTGCTGGTCGTCTTTCACGACGCGTCCTTGAGACAACTGGCTGTGCAATTTAGCGTCGTATGTGACGGCCCACCATTCCGCCTTGGATTTGTGCAGCATGAAAAACCCGCCAGCAACATAATTGATGCGCGGATCCAACGGTTGCTTTTGATTCACGGTTCGAATGCAATTCTCAATTTGGCCCCAGTCATTGTTCACACATGCGTAATAAATTTTGCTGGGATTAAGAACCGCAATCTTCTCCGGATTCGGCCAATCGCGCAGCTTTGACATGGGAAGGTCTCGATAATGATTCGGGCCACTAGTGCGCCCACGAAAGTACCCAATGTCGCACCACCCATAAAAATCCGTGTCGAAATACTTTTGTGAAACTGTCTCATTTACAAAGTGCACTTTTTCGGACCATAGTGCATTCACTCGCCAGTCGACCCATTTGTTTAAAAGTGCATTTTTCGTATGATTTGCAATCCACATGTCTTTAAGCGCGTAGTTGCGAAACGATTCAAACGGTTTTATGATCACGCGAATACGCGGGTTTACCGCGGCATATGCGTTGAACTTCAAAGCAGCTTGTCCGGCTTCGTCCGTGTAGATGACCAGGTTGTATGAGTTAACATTTGAGAGCATGTTGTGAATCCACTGTGCGTAAGTTTTGAAATCAAACTTGGCCTTGAATTGATACCAGCAAGTTGAAAACGTGATGTTTATTGGATGATGATATGTAGACATTTTATAAATAAAAAATCAATGCATAATACATTATTGAAAAAACGTTTAAATCAAAATCAAACTAACTGCAATGTTTTTTATATATAAAAAAATAGCGAGTCCAGAAACGAGTCCCGTATTAGGACCCGCTACTCCCCCAATTGCATCACCATCAAAAGGAAGTCCGACGATTGATGCATCCTGCAATGATGTTGTCATGGAGCCATTTTCTCTCTACAGCTGTTGCTGTGGTTCAAGAACCGCCTTCACTCTACAACAACAACAACAACAACAACAAGACCCGCAAAAACAAGACCAAACTGCATGTATTGAAACAAAATATGAATTCGGACATGCAACTCATTACACATACAATGCAACCACGCCTCGGTTGATTCACACATTTGAAACATTTGAAACGGGAACACCTCCATGAACCCATGAAGACATGCATGGTTTCAATTTTTCAATTGCATGGGAATGGGTGCAACCAACTGGGTCACCTGTTTACCATTTTGTTTAATTGATTGACTTATTTTGCTAGGTTCAATGATTTGATTGGTTTGAATGGATTGACTCTTTTTAAGATTGATGTCATTGTTGTTTTGCTCCACCATCTTGCGTATGAGTTGTTCTTTGTCAATATCCAGCATCAAATGACTGTAATTTGTGACGCGTTCTTCGATGTCGCTGTAGTCTTCTCTCTGGACCACACTGAGAGGAGTGATGAGGAACCATTTGCCCTGACGTTGCAATTGAAACCAATACCTATCAATGGCATAGTGAATTTTATACATGGGGTTGCGCATGAGCAAATTGATACCTTCTCGATAGTTGTAAATAAGTTTGTCATAGTAATGACGCTTGACGATGTATGCAGTTGTGGTTTGGCAGTTGCTTATTCGGATGCACGCATCGTTTATGACTTGAAATGGCGGTATGTTGTTTCCAGCCAAAAGCACAACGTCCCAGTTCGAGACCGTGGCAAGAAATTTGTTCAACTGTTTCAAAAACAATGGAACGTTTGTGAAAAGGATGTCGTCTTCGCAAACCAAGACGTGGTCCCAGTTGCGCGCTTTAGCCAGTTTGATGCAGCTCAAATGACTCATACTGCAACCAATTGCGCCATTTTCATTTTTTATTGCATTAAATCTCTCAAAGTTCAGGTTCCGCATTCCAATTTTGAGTGCATTCAGTTGTGTTTCAACATGTTCCTTTCGATCGCTGCGTGATTCCAAGTTGATGTACAATGCATGATTCACACTGTCTAAATTTCTCATTGTCATCGAATGATTCAAGTGTTTGTTGTTTGTTGTTATTATAATGAGTTATCATTATTGTTTTAAATAATGACAATTGTTAATTATGATTGATTAAAAAGTTAATTATGATTGATTAAAAAATTGATTGTATGCATGAAAAAATGTATGCACTTGTTATACAAACTCAATGTCAAAATACACTTTGTTCTTTGACGGTTGCAGCAAAGGAAACCCAGGACGAGCCGGTGCGGGCGCGGTTCTTTACGATGAGACCGGAGCTGAAGTGTTTGCGGAAGCGGTATTTGTTGGGAATAGCGCGACAAACAACGAAGCGGAATACAGCGGCCTGATAGTAGGATTGCACGAAGCTGCAATCCGTGGAATCAAAGACCTTCACGTGTGTGGCGACAGTTTGCTCGTCATTCGGCAGATGGAAGGAAAATACAAGGTGAACTCTGTTAAACTTGCCCCATTGTACGAAGGTGCTAAAACTCTTGCAACCAAATTTGAAAAAATCAAATTTGAGCATGTGTACCGTGATAAAAATAAACGGGCAGATGCGCTTTCAAATGAAGGTGCAAAACCTGCACTGTAAAATATCAATCGCATGAATTATGAACCATACCATTTTTTATTCACGCTCATCATGTCTTTGCTGTAATTCACATGTCGTCTAGAAATGTTGCTGTAATCCGCACGTTGAATCACCGAAATGGGCACAATCAGGTACCAACGATGCATGCGTTGCAGTTGTTTCCAGTTTTGGTCAATTGCATAGTTTTCTTGGTCGTTGTTTTTCATCAAATTTTTCAATCCAATTTTGAAATTGTTCAACAAGGTTTCAAAATAAGGACGACGCAGCAAATAACACGTAGTGGTTTGACAGTTCCCCACACGCACACACTCGGGAGAAACTTGGCGAAATGGTTGATAATTGTTTCCAGACAACAAAATGACATCCCAGTTATCTTCAAATTTTTTCACAAACTGATTGAATTGATACACCAATTGTCCTGGATTGACAATGGTTGCATCATCTTCGCAGATGAGAACGTGGTCCCAGTTGTTTTCAATGGCAAGTTCCAAGCACGCGATGTGGCTCATGCTGCATCCCACCGCACCATTATCATTTGCAATTGCTGGAAATCGCTGTATGTGCAGTCCAATCTTGTTGAACTCGGCTTCGAAATGATTGCGACGATCTATTCTTGAATCAAGATTGATGTATAACACGTGTTTAATGTCATGAAATTGTTTCAGCATCGAATGTGAGTATTTGTGCGAGGGACTCTTATATATGAATTGCACAAATAATTTCAAATCACTGAACGGAAGTGGATATGAGTCGAACATTGTGATATTTCAAAAAATCTATGAAGTGAACGTTGTAAGAGTAATTTTCTGCGACTTCCAAAATGTCGTTGTCTGACATGGCCATCATTGCATATTTTTTCAAAAAATGTTGGCGTTTTATGATGCCGGTTTCATTTAAAACTTCCTTCCATTTGCAACATGTGGTGTTAAATGGGGTTTTCATTTCATTGTTGGAAACAAATGCAAAGCATGATACCCCTTGGTTTATTAAATAACTCGACATTCCCAACTCATACAATGAAATAGCTCCCCCATGATTTTTTGGTAAACCAGTTGTTTTGAAGTAATCCAAGATGCGCTGCAAAATGGGCGAATTGAAACATAAGAAATAAGACTGCACATGGAACTGGTTTTCATGACTGCTTGTCAAACCAATGAAGTCATGCGACGACAGTTTGGTTTCAAACAAGTTTTTAATGCAGCAGCCAAATGCATTCACATCAACGATGACAAATGAATCGTTGATCAAGGACAAACAGGATGCATTTGCCAGTTTATGTGAAGTCTGCATTATGAATGTTCCATAGTTTCTAAAATCACTCTTCATGTTGTAATTCAATAAGAAAAACTTGTTGTGATTAAGTGAATGCAAGTTCCACTCGTTCGGAGTATTGGTCAAAATGAACACATAATCAAAATAGTGTTCAATGCTTTCAATTGTCAACCAGTTATAACTTTCAAGTTCTCCTCTATCAGAATAATGCGAATAAATTGCAATTCGCTTGTTATCAAAATCCAGACCTTGTATTAACTGCAAGTGTGAAAAATTTGTTGACACGGCATCGTGCAGTTCTTCAAAAATTGATTTATCCGATTCCAACCGTTGTTTCAATCCGTCATTGACTTTCACTAAGCTTTCATAACGCACTTGATAATCATTTTTCAATTGTTCTATTTTGTTTATCAATGATGTTGTCAAACCATTTTGTGATTTTTCAGTTTCAATTAGTTCATTTTGTTTTTCGGCCAACGCTATTTTTTCCAAATGAATGAATGTTCTTTCTTCATTCATGCGTTTCCTTTCTTCCATGAGTTCGTCCTGCAAAATTCGCAATTTTTCTATTTGCGTGTCAGCATGTTTGCGTTTGAGGTTGCATTCTTCAAGCGCGGCCTTGACCAATTTTTCATTGTATTGTTTTTTTTCTAAAAATTCATTGAGAGTTTTTTCCTTGTGATTCTCACACTCTTCAGTTAATGACTTGGACAACATGGCGTGGTTCAAATTCATTTGTGTTCGTTCATTTTTCAACTTTTGCATTGCCTCGTTGAATGCGAACTGTCGTTCACTGTTTTCCAGATCGAGCTTGTTTCTCAATTCTCTCTTCTTTTCGTTAAATTCTTCTTCGCATTTATTGCGATGAGCCTCAGTGTCCTTTTGAAACATTTCAATCCTTTGTTGTGCATTCTTCTTTTCATTTTCAACGGTTTGGTTGAATTGTGCCAGTTTGTCATTCATGTCTTTGAAAGCGGCATTGAATCGAGCATCCATGTCTTGTTTTTTTTGTTTCAGCTCTTCTTCGCATTTATTGCGCTGTGTCTCACTTTCCTTTTGAAACATTTCAATCTTTTGTTGTGCATTCTTCTTTTCATTTTCAACGGTTTTGTTGCATTCAGCCATTGCAGCATTGAACTTCGTTTCTTGTTCTTCCACTTTTTTGGAAAACGACGCATTCAGTCGGATTTGTTCATCATTTAATTTTTGCATTTGTGCGTTAAATTCACTTTTTTGCATGCGAATCATTTCGTTGTAATGGTTCTCCTGTTCCAACTTTGCATCATGCAACTCTTTTAAGATGGACTTGCGTTGTTCAGCGGCGTCAATTTGCGCTTGTTTGAACAATGTGGTGCGGTCATTCTCCAACTGTTGTCGCTTGGCATTGAATTCTAACTCGATTTGTTTAATTTGCTCTCGTTCTTGATGTAATTTCTCCAGTTTTTTATTCAGCTTTGTTTCCAAATCCAGCTTTGCCTTTGCAAAAGCATCTGCGTTGGATTTTATTTTTTCATCAAGTTCTGTTTTTGTCTTTTGAAGCAGTTGCGCGTGTTCATTTTCCCGTTTGGTCGTTTCATCGTTTATTTTTTTCATTGCAGCATCATATGCTAACTGATATTTGTTCATGACCGACTTGAACAAGCATTCATTTTCTCGTTTTTTTTCTGCCAATGCCTCTTCGCTGGAAACACGCAATGCTTCTTTGTCTTTTTTTGCTTCTTCCACCAGTCTTTCTTTTTCCAATCTCAACTCGAGTTGCAACTCTTTTGTTTTTGAATGTTCAAGTTCCACTTTTTTTTTGTTATTCATCAATTCATCCATGCATTGTTTCACTTGTTCGCGTTCTTTGGTGCGTTCATCATTCAATCGTTGAATGAGAGAATTATGTGCAACGGAGTTTTCTGCAATGCGCGCATTGTATTTTTTTTCCAATTCCTCACGTTCATTTGAGAGATGGTTCTGATTTTGTTGTCTTTCTTTTTCCAATTGAGATTTCATTTTTTCACGTTCATCTTTCATGTGTGTCAAAAACTGCACATGTCGTTCATGCTCGTCCTCCTTGAGCCGCTCCCGCTCCTCATCCAGTTCCTTCTTCATTTGGTTTCGTTCATCACGAATCATTTTCACGTCATTGGAAAACCGCTTATTTTGTTCTTCTTCTTTTTGTTTCAGCTGTGTCAATTCGTGTTGCAAATTTGCCTTCTGCTCTTCTTCTCTCTTCTGCAACATTTGCAGTTGGTCATTATAGTAAGCAGTTTGCTCTTCTTCTCTCTTTTTCAATTGTTCTTTAACGTTTTCATGCCATGCGTGCATTTTTTCTTCTTCTTGCTTCAACCGGGTTTGGTCTTTTTCAATTTGTTGCATCATGATTTCCAGTTTGCTCATTTTTTCATTGCACACAACTTCAGCTTGTTTCATCATTTCTGCAATTTCATCTTCGGCTTTTTTTCTCTTTTCATCATCCTCTTTTTGCATTTTTTCATTTAACTCTTTGCGTTCTTCAATCAACTGGCACTTTATTTTTTCGCGTTCTTCATCCATTTCAAGAACGACTCGTATTGCGAATTCTTGTTCGTCTCGTTTGATGCGTGCATGAAATTCATCCAATTCTTGTTTCATCTGGTTCCGCATTTTTTCTAGTTCAACATTGGCATGATCCGTGTCTTTTTTCAATTGTTCTCGTTCTTCGTTTAATTGTTGCATCAAACTGGTGTGTTCCAGTTTGTTTTGTGTCGTCTTTTCATTGTACATGGACTCAAGTTGTCTCTTAATCTCATTTATTGAATCAAAATGATGCGCACGCTGCAAGCTTGCTTCTTTTTTTGCTTGTTCATTCAATCTCTCTTTTTCAAGTTCAAATTGGCGTTGCATTTCTTCGATTTTTTCATTGCACTGTTTCACAACGGTTGAATATTTTTCAATTGTTTCCTTCATATTTGATCTCAATTTCACGCATTCTGCTTCCAATGCAATGTTTTTTTTTGCCATCTCGTTGTTGTTTCTTGACATTCTGTGTATTTCCAAGTTTCGTGCGTGCTCCTCTTTCGCATTCATTTTATGAGACACAAACAACAACTCACTAATGACAGTTGTTATTTTTATATTCAGGTTTTAACACATTTGCCATTTCCCCCAATTTACAATTTCCAATTTCCAATTTACAACAGTATCAATGTTTTGAAATACTCGTCATTTTTCAACGCATTCATGTAATGAAACAGACGCTTGCGTCTACCAACAATTTCGTGGTTTGCAGAATCGGTCTCGTATGCAACAATGTCTTGTATAACATCACCTTTTCGACTTTTGCATTTTATGCCATAGTATCCAGCAATGTGTTTCAATTGTTTCATGTTGTAATTCATTTCATAGTCAACCAACATCGCTGTTGCACAATCCATGTTGAAAAAATCAGCGTCTTCAAAGTCCATCAAATCGGGATCATAAACATGATTTGCACCAGCTCCATCATTCAACTCATCATTCAAAGTTTGCATCATGCTGTCGTATGTTGACATGGACGATTCCAATGATGGGACTTGTGCAGTCGGACTGGAAATGGGTTCCGCGTCGATGCACAATTCAAGTGCGTCTGTTGAGAGATTTCCTTGTAAATCCTTTAAATAATCAACCTTTACCATGAATGGTGCACAACATAAAGACAATGGTTGAATTGTTTTTATGTTTTTTACATATTTATATTGAATCATTTCATTTTCACATCACACATCAAATGCCTATTTCTTTTTATTGATTTCGTCCAAAATGTCCATGTGCTTGAAAATCGTTTTGTTCGTAATGCTGGGATACTTTGAATTTTTGGGCTTCAACTGGCTGTTGAATTCAACTTCCAAAATGACCGCATCCCACTCCTCTTTGTGCGCCTCACTCAAGTGTTGATGCGCCCCCTTCAAAATGATGAATAAGTTTTCAGTCAACTCTTCCACCTCATTTGAGTGGTCCGTTTGACGCATGTGCTCTTGAATGAGCGACTGCAACTGTTGCACTATGTCCAATATTTGCATGGGTGAAATTACCCCCACCTTCATCAAATTGATGATGAACATGCTCATGGCGCGCCGTTTGTCATTCGTTTTGTTCACTTCGCAAAACCGCGTGTAATCTTTCTTTGCATCCGCGTGTTCGATGGTCTTGAATAGACCCATAAACTGATTGAAGTTGGTCTGGAACACGGATTCAAACACATCGTTGTAAGTTTGCAACAACTGGTGAAACAAACGCGCATACACTGCCGAAAAAAAATGATTTGAACTGGCCGTGTTGAAAATGGCCTCCCCCACCGTCATTAAATGTGATGCATCCGGCTCGTCTTTCAACTCATTGATGCGCGCGCACAGTGCCGCATACACTTCGTCATATGTCTTGTCGGTTATCTTATTCAAATCCGACCGGATTCCGTCCAAATGCGCATCAATTCCTTCGCGCTTCTTCAATTCAGTCGCTTGAAATGCACGGATGGATTCCCAATCCTCTTCCGTTATCTCACTGGCAGCATTGCGAGGCTTCTTGCGCATGCTTGCAGCTTGTCCACTTTGGTCATCCGGCTTTTCACGCTTCGGAAAAACGGGCGTCTTCACATACGATGGTGCACCCACTTGGTCAGCGATGCTCGAAACTAAATCTATCATTTGCTGCGGTAAATGACATTCAAACCCATTCCATTTGATGGCCTCAAAATCAGATATCTGGTACACTGGTGTTATTTGCACTGCGTCTGTCATTTTGACCCTGAATGTATTTTGCGCGCTTTGTTTATATTCATTTCATCTAAAATATTTTTATTATGATTTATGGTGGTGCCTTTTTTTAAGCCGGACCAAATGCATTTATTATTTTGAAACAATTTAAATGATGCATGACATTTACAAACACGCATCAATCACATGGGCAACGATTGTTGGAACCAGTTGACGATCACGTGTGAAAGTTCGGCGGACGCATTGAATGACCTAATTGCAAATGAAATTGAATACAGGCCGAATGACGAATACGACGAAGCCACGCACAGCGACCATGTGCGAATTGTGAAACGCGGCAAACATGGGATTTACGTTGACATGCGCACCAAATGGTTGCCCGACTTCAAATGGCTGAATGAGCTATTGGATAAATACCCGCAATGCTGGGTGAAAAACGTATGGCAAGAAGAAGGAGGACTTGCTGGCGTGTGGGTGGGATTTGTGGATGTTGAAACCGGTGAAAAAAAAATACAGGATATGCGGTGGAATGATTTGTGTCTTGAGCAAAAAGTGTACTTTTTTGATGATGGATATTAGAAAAAGGAAATTAAATATAAACTAAATTTATACAATTATTTTATTAATCAAAAAATGAGCACAGGATATAAAGTTAATGGTGTTGATATTTCAAATTATTTACAATTATATTTTACTGGTTCAGAAGAATCTGTCTTAGCCGGGTTTAAAATAAATGGACTTCAAGCTTTTGCAAGACGAGATAATGATCCAAACAATGCTCCCACAATTTCTACTGGATACAAAATTAATGGTGTTGACATTTCTCAATATGCAAATAAGACAAATCCTAGTTTAACAGTTGAACTATCCGGTTCTACTACATATGATGGGCAACCACACCAAGCATCAATAGTTAAAATATCTCCAACTGATTCTTGGATTAGTGTTGCAACTTCAACACAAACGAATGCAAACACATACAATGAAAATGATTATACATACACACCATCTCCTGGATATGTTTTAACGGTAGCTCCAAGTGGGTTTACAATTAATCCAAGAGTATTAAGCTTAATAGCAAATGGTAGCCAAAGTTTTACATATAGTGGTAATTCAAATCAGTTTACAGCATACACAATATTAAATGCTGTGTCTCAAGATACAAATTATTTGGTGTCCAATACAACAAAAACTTCAGCAGGAACCTATACAGCAACATTAACCACAGCTTCAAGCAATTATAGTATCAGTACCACCAATTATGAATTATCTTGGACTGTTTCTGCAAAGACAATAAGTTTAACGGCAAATGGAAGCAGTTCATTTAGTTACACCGGCAATTCAATAACTTTTTCAGGTTATACCATATCAGGAACGGTGGCAGCAGATTCTGGATATTCAGTTGGTGGAAGAACATCAACAAATTGTGGTTCATATACAGCATCATTGACTGCTTCGTCATCAAATTACATTGTTAGCCCAACTAGTTACCAAGTGTCATGGTATGTTACTCCAACAACTCCAGCTAATTTCACTGCATCTGTGGCAAATTATGTCACAATGAGCTTGTCTTGGAGTGCTGTTGGAGGATGTACCTATAACATATATTATTGGAATGGGTCATCCTATGCTTTTTTAACTAACACATCTTCTACAAGTTATTCTCTAGGCAATGGTGCAACTCAGACAACATATTATTATTATGTTGAAGCCACAGCAAGTTCAGGAACAAGTGTTCGCACAGCCATAGCAGGCATTACTACAGGTTCTGATGGTTATTACTACAATGTTCCATATGATAGCGGATGGGTAGATCAACGACCATTGTGTTTAACAGGTTCAAGAGATGGGACAATAGGATTAAAAGCATGGGTGCAAGGAACATATGGTATAACAATAAGTCAAGTCGGTGTAGAAAGAGCACAATGTAATTTTAGTACTTCTTTGCTATGGGGGACAGCCACTAGATTTATAAGATGGAATTTGAATGGAACTACCGTGAATTTTCCAAGATCAACTGATACATCTGCTCCAAATCCATGGAATTCCACAACTACAGGTCTTGCTCCATATTACAGGTCAACGGTAACAACTGGTACCATAACATATACCCTTGTGGCTACTGGATCTGGATGGTCTACAAATAACACTGCAGGAGTAAGTGGAGTAAACTGGGTATATGCGAACTGGAAAAATGCGGGTACAGCAGTTGCATATGCAAATCCTGTAAACCCATCAATAACATATTATTGATAACATATTATTAGTTCATAATTTAAAAAAATATATATATTTCACATAATATAAATAATGTCAGAAAATGCACCACCCATGTTTATTCCTCCGCCCCCACAACCTGTGCAACAGCCAGAACAATATTCTCAATTTGGTCAAGATATCATAGTAACAGAAATATTCAAAAAAAAAGAAAACGGATATTTCGTTGACTTAGGAGCAAATAATGGAATATTTTTTTCAAACACATATTTATTAGAAAAAAATTACAATTGGAAAGGAATTTGCATTGATGGCAATGCTAACACTTTCCAAGCTTTGACAGATAATAGGGTTAACTCAACCTGTGTCAACAAAACAGTTTGTGATCAAACAGGACAAACTCTTGATTTTTGCGTGGTAACAGTTGACGTATTGTGTGCTTTGATAAATTATGCTGACACAGCAGTAGACTATCTACAAGCTGACGGAATTTTGATTCCTGTAGAAACAACAACATTGACTGATATTTTGGATCAAAACAATGCTCCTACAAACATTGAGTATCTTTCAATAGATACAAATGGTGCTGAGTATCAAGTTCTTCAGGGAATAGATTTTAACAAATATACATTTGGAGTTTTGACGATAGAACATAGTAATATTTCTCAAAAACAAACAAGCATAAGAGAATTTTTAGCCACAAAAGGATATATTTTATACAAAGAGCTTTTTACGGATGATATATTTGTTAATAGTAATTTGACAGTTTAACTAAAAATGCAAGGAAGGAACACGCCGGTTTGATCAACGACGCAACTTTTTCTTCATGGTTGACTTGCGCTTCTTTGGTCGTTTACCTGCCGTTTTTCTCTTTTTACCACCGCCTTGAGGAATGCTGACTGAAATTGCATGAATGTTATACAACAATTGGTTGGAACCTTCTTGACAGTGAGCTGCACTTACATTAAGGTCTCCTCTACTAGCGTAAAATGGTATTCTTGCTAAGTAGAGTGAGTTGTGTGAGGTGGCATACATTATTTCTGCCGGGTCAGTTGATGGAGTGATTGAGAACACGCGTTCTGGTGAATCCAATAGTGCCTGCATTGATGAAAATTTCACTAAACCGCCAGTGAGAAACCCAATGCTTCGAAGTGAGAAATATGGTTCGCCCTCGCCCTTTTCCACATCTCTGAAAGAATCTTTGTGGGGACATTTGTATTGTATGTTTCTTCCTTTGTTCATTTCGGAACGTATTCTATCCTTTGATATTGGATACAAAACACCAATACTCAGTTTTAAAATGATGTTTGCAGGGTCATCATTTAACCAATCTTTAACTGACATTTCATCCAACGTGGATAAATCTTGGACTATCTTTTCAAAATCCACCGGTTCACTAACAACCGGTAATGGCGTGTTTGGATTGACATATGTAGCATTGAACTTCAACCGGCCATTGGATTCAATCATTGGAATTTCATCTGGGTCCTCAGGCCATCTTTCTTCAGCCTCTTCTTGACGTCGCATGGCTTCTTCCATTTCCTCTTCATCATAAAATTGATTTCTATAATCAGCCAATTGCCTTGCTTGAAATGTTTCGTATTGGTCAAGCAATCTTTCATGTTCTGCATCGGTGTAAGGTTGTGCCATATTGAAATTGGAGTCAACATCATTAAAATACATTGCAAAACATTGCCATCCTTGTATTTGTCCTAAGCACTCTAACGCACTTTGGTCATGTAGCACTGGTCCACACATACTTAAAACGCCTTGTCGAATGTTGTAAAACAAAAACGTCATTTCTTCTTTGGTGCGGCAATTTGGGCTGCATGTCAAAATCATCGCGATGTCGTCTAACCCGACAAAAAAGTGAGTCAATGCAGATTTAAGTTGTCTGACATTTGCAATCCTATCAAACCAGTCTTCGTAATTAGCAAATGTTGCTGGTGGAAACGCATTTCTTTGTTGATTGTAAATAAGAATCAATGCAAAAATGCATTGACATATCCAGAAGTTGTTGCAAAATAGTGTGTATCTATCATCATCTATTACTATGCGAGCTGGTTGCACGAAGTCTCTGAAATATTCATCGGAGAACTTGCTGTATGCATTAGCGCATGCTATTGCTATCTCATCATTCATGCGTTCATCAAGCGAACTGTGTTCAATTAGTTTATTGTATGCATGCATTATAAAATCGTGTATTTTTTCAGATAATAGGTCAGTTTCGTCAGTGTCTTGTTCAAAAAGTTTTCTGATGTAACTGAACTGACTGGAAACAAATCTTTGCATTGAATCCAAAATTTCTTTGCATTCATCACTTCGCCTCGAATCGGAAAACAATACACGTGGCACAACACCTCGTCTTCGTGGCATATCTTCCTCGTCTCTTTGTCTTCTAGCTGGCATTTGAAACGTGCAATGTGTTTAGCAATCACTTATCTTATTCAAATAAAAATAATTAATTAAAATGGCTTAAATACACCGTTGCATGCTAAAACAGCGCACCTATGACCGCACCCCCTTCTGATGTTCCCCCTCGTGAATTTGAGGCGTGGGAAGATATACCCGAATTAAACACGCAACTCATGCGTGGCATATATGGCTATGGTTTTGAAAAGCCGAGCCCCATTCAGCAGAAATCCGTTCTTTCCATCATTGATGGTAGGGACGTCATTGCCCAAGCACAGTCGGGCAGTGGCAAGACCGGTGCATTTGCAACCGGAGTGTTGAATCGAATCCGTCTTGATTCGAAGCATCCGCAGGCACTCATCATGGCACCCACCCATGAGCTGGCGAACCAAATATATGGCGTAGTCAAGGATCTGGGAACACAAATGACTGGACTCAACTTGCAGCTTCTTATTGGTGGAACCTCGACGGAAGAAGACTTGGCTGCACTGAAAGCAACTGGCCCCCAGGTGCTCATTGGTTGCCCTGGTCGTGTTCATGACATTCTGCGCCGACAGCCCGCGATTGGGCGCGGAATGCAGATTCTTGTATTGGATGAAGCCGACGAAATGTTGTCGTCGGGTTTCAACGAGCAAATTTACAACATTTTTCAACAGCTGAACACAAATGTGCAAGTGTGTTTGTTCAGTGCAACCATGCCGCCGGAGTTGCACGCGCTTTCCGACAAGTTCATGCGCAATCCGGTGCGCATCCTGGTGAAAAGCGAGATGTTGACACTGAGAGGCATCAGCCAGTATCATGTGGCGTTGGAGACAGACCAAGACAAGTATGCCACGTTGAAAGATTTGTTTACGCGCATTTCGGTTTCGCAGTGCATCATTTACTGTAACAGCATTCGTCGCGTGAGTGATTTGGCGGAGGCAATGATTAACGATGGCTTTCCAGTGTGTTCCATACACAGTGGCATGGACAAGAGCGTGCGTGAAAAGATGTACCGCGAATTTCGCAGTGGCGCACACCGTGTGCTCATTTCATCGAATGTGACGGCACGCGGCATTGACATTCAACAAGTGAGCACTGTTATCAACTTTGACATGCCTCGCGATGTGCACACGTATTTGCATCGCATTGGGCGTTCTGGGCGTTGGGGGCGCAAAGGCAGCGGTGTCAATTTTGTGACGCGCCGCGACTTCCGCAAGTTGAAAGAGATTGAGTCGTATTATGGCACGTTCATTCCAGAGCTGCCCGCTGATTTTGGGTTGGCATAAACACATGGACACATATACACATAGACACATAGACACATAAATGCACAAATGCACAAATGCAGAAATAGTGATCAAATAATGAGTTCATTTGCATTTAATTAAATGTTTTTATTTAATTAAACCACTAATTAACATCATGATATTTCTTGCTTATGTTCCGCTTGCAACTGTATTGGTCGGCATGTTTTCAATTGCTTATGTCCGATGTCATGATTTTGACTGCATGGATGTCATGCAGGATATATGGGAGTGCGACGTGTGCAGGTGCTATGAAGATGGCGGGTTTGGCTGTCTATGTTGCACCTGCACCGTGTGCGAAAAACCAGAACAGTTGTATGACGATTCATCCGATGCATTCCGTTCTCATTACTATTCCTATTCCAAAAAGTCATGAAACAGCTTGTCAACATACATGGGCTGCAGTTGTGGATTGTACAAATAACAGTTGCACTTGCCGTCAATGTGATAACTACCGTATCGGTTTCCTCCACAGTTGCAGTATCCTGGTGCGGGTTCCATTGGGTTGGGCGTAAATATGCACCAATCTTTCGGGTATCCCTGTTCCACACAGGCTGACCAATTTTCATATCCTTCTTCCAATGCTGTTTGCTGTGTGTAGTTATAACGTGCAATGTAAAAAATCAACAGCACAAATAAACCCCATTTCATGTAAGTTTTCATTTTTTTTATATTGATATTTTATTTTTTGCATGGTTCATGTTGTCGATCATGTCGATCATGTCGATCATGTCGATCATGTCGATCATGTTATCAACTTGAAGATTCGTTTGAACGCACTCGCCTTTTTGGACTTCTTCTTCTTCGTTTTTGTCTTTGAGGCAGTCTTCTTGGCACTCAACTTTATGCTTTTTGATGGACTCTTACTGGGACTTGGACTCTTCTTTGGGCTTTTCGTTGCGCTTTTCGCGTTCGGTGATTTTTTTACTGTGAGTTTATTGCTGTTGACATTGTAGGTGTGTTCAAAATACTCCATAGGTGAATACTTCAAAAACCATTCTTCAAACTCGGGGTCGCTGCGTTTCAGTTGTTGATACTTTTCCGCCTTTTCAGCCTTAATGTCATCCAACGTTTCTTGCTTGCCGTAGCACTTCAGGCCATACCGTTTCAACAACCCGCTGCGTTTCAATCGATTGCGCTGCTGTATATCATACAAATATTTACACATGCACAAAATGCGCTCCACATCGTAATACGGTTTATCCGTGTAAATCATCGCCAAATACAAACTCAACATGGTGTCCGTGCTTGCAATTCTCACTTGCTTTTTACCAACATGCGCAACATTGTAACTGTGGCACGCAACCGGTTTGTAAATAAATGCAATCGAGTGTTCATTCTTTCCCTTTCCAACCGAAATCTCGTAATGTTCTGGAACAATCTCGCCAATGCCCGAATGCTTGGTGATGACCACACCCTTGAAGTCATTGTCTTCTAGGCGTTCTTTCACTTTGCGAGCACTGGTCTCTGGGTCAACTGACAGCACATCAAAGTGAGGGATTTGCTGAAATAGCGCCTTTTCATAACCAGGCAAATACTTTGCATAATGCGAAATGGCATACCCTCCAAAAAACACCAAGTCTTCGTCGATGAATGCATTGCGCACTGTGCGAAACATGCGCACCTCTTCGCTTTCGTCTGCGGTGCCGCTTGTGCCATCAATTTCATCTGCCGTGGGACTTTTGTTGTCATGTTGCTTTTTTGGGGTTTGAAATGGTTTTAATTTATCCGGGGTGCATCCCTCTGCCATCAGAGGATGGTGCTTGTTCAACAAAGCCAAACGCTTGCTCACTTTCTCCCAACGCGACACATCGCCCTCCGGACGCGACAGCTCCAAATACATCCCCATGCGCAGCAGATTCGGCGGAGCATACAGAATTCCGTCCACCTTGATTGCATCGGCTTTAATGTTTTTGAACAGCGTGGGGTCCAACTGCGTGATGTCCGCAATGCCCACGAAATTCACAAACACTTTGTATGTTCCGTTATGCATGCCCGACTTGGCCTCCACTTCTGAATACCCGTTTTCATAAAACTCGTCAGCTAAATCCTTGGCATGCTCCAGCGCATTGGGCGAATAAAAATCATAATCCGGTATTTCCGTCTTTTTGTCGTAGAATTGCGCCTCCTCCGGCAAAATGTTGTTGATTGCCGTGCCGCCATAACACACCAACTCATGCTTCTTTATGAAACGCTCCACAATGGCAATGATGTCCTTTATTTTGGGGTCGCTCGTTTTTTTGGCGCCAATATTGGCCTCTATTTTTTCAACCGCTTCTTTTACCAGTTCTTGTTCCAACTCATCCAATGTTTTGGTTTTAAAAGAACGGTCGTCTTTCATTACTTCAGTTGTGTCTTGTTATGTCTTACTATACAATCTTCCTAATATAAAATAAATAAATTTTATTATATCAATAAATGAGATATAATCAACAAATATAGTGAATACATTAATGAGCATTTGGCATGGCAAATGTGTTTGTTATGAGCGAAACAATGGCAGTAGATGCCAGCAAAAAGAACGCCGCACTAAATACAACTGTCCTGTCAAAAGGAGTCATTTCATAATCAGCCCATGGATTGAACCGCACCAGCAAAAATGCGATGATGAAATACTTTAACACTGCATTTAGCGTTTCTAAGTAAGCGGGAGCAACTGATGCGATTCCGAGCAGTGCAATTGCATATAGTGCATACCAAGCATACAAAAGTGCATAATAAAATTTCTTGATCCAATCTTGTTTCATCGGTGTTGATGTCGCGTTTAAACATTCGTAATATTATTTATTTCTATTGTAATAGGTGCCAATATTCATTAAATTTTAAACTTTCAACTTTAAACAATGAATTTAGAACTTTCGAAATTTGACATGCGTTCTATCAGTTTTAGGCCGGATGAAAACAAGGGCCCCGTCATTGTCCTGATCGGCCGCCGTGACACCGGCAAAAGTTTCCTTGTGCAGGACCTCATGTTCCACCACCAGGACATCCCCATCGGCACCGTAATATCCGGAACTGAGGCGGGAAACGGCTTCTTCGCCGCCCACGTCCCCAAACTCTTCATCCACGACGCCTACAACACCGCAATCATCGAAAACATCCTCAAACGCCAAAAAGCCGTGCTCAAACAAATGAAAAAGGAAATCGAAACGTACAAACGCTCCACCATTGACCCGCGCACATTCGTCGTCCTCGATGACTGTCTTTACGACAACAAATGGACCAAGGATGTTATGATGCGCCTCCTCTTCATGAACGGGAGACACTGGAAGATCATGTTGGTCATCACAATGCAATATCCGCTCGGTATTCCGCCCAATTTGCGCACGAACATTGATTACGTGTTTATCCTGCGCGAGCCCTACATCGCCAATCGAAAGCGCATCTGGGAGAATTACGCGGGCATGTTCCCCACATTTGAGAGCTTTTGTCAGGTCATGGACCAGTGCACTGAGAATTTTGAGTGCTTGGTCATCAATAACAATGCGAAATCCAACAAACTGCATGAACAAATCTTCTGGTATAAGGCGCAACAGCACGGTCCGTTCAAGCTGGGGTCCAAGGAATTCTGGGAAATCTCTAAAGATTTGCACTCGGATGATGAAGAGGAGACGTATGATCCGAAAAACTCCGGCAAAAAAGGACCCAAAATCAATGTAAAAAAGAGCAAATGGTAAAATCTTGCTTTTTTTTGTACAAAAGTGCTTTTGTATTTGCAAAAGCGCTTCACATTTGTGTGGAGCGCTTTTCAAAAGAGTTGTCTGCCTGCATATGAAAAAGTGCTCACGCAACTTCGTGAGCACTTTTTTGTCTTACTTCACATTATGTCATATAATTTCATAATTTCACTGGTTTCATAAACTATAATTTCAAAATATAAAAACTCTTAATGTAAAACAATTTAAAAATGATCGGCTTATGCACGGCTACCTTGGTGTGAAACTGAAAACGGTAGAATACAAAAAGATGCCAGCATCGGATGTGTCATCGCTTTCATTGAGTCCGAATGCGGAGACATTTTTGTTTGAACGGTGCCAATTTTCGGACTGTAGCAAGGTTCTGAACTCGGTTTTATTAAAAGAGTACCAGAAGTGGAAACAGTCGGTTGGACTGGCATTGACTGAAACCGACATGAAGGATTTGAAGGCGTATTTGAATGCATCGCCGCATGCGCTGAAAGCGACCGTGTGGACCGAACAGGGAAACAATGAGGGATACTATGGCGTGTCATTGCGTGATGATTATTATGCCATGACGAATGCAGTGACCAACAACCCAATCTGCACATCAACCACTGGCAAAAAGGTGGAAAAGAGAGAGGCAACCACACACCAGCTCTTGAGCTCGTGGCCCACGATTGCAAAGGCCGCCTTGGCGGAAGGCATGTGCGCTGCGAAAATGAGCCGATATGTCAAGTCCAAGACGGTCATTGCCGATTATTATTATTGCTCACAATGACTGCGCAATATTCAAATTTAATCAAGAAAATTGATTTAGTATTTATCGGTTTCATGAAAGTGGCAGTTTACCATGAATTTGGTTTCATTTTCGAGATATTACATTGGTTATTTGTTGTTCAATGTTGCAGGATGGGTGTATTTTGGATATTTGATGCAATACACGAGTTTCATGACAACGCAAACGTGCAACAGTTATACAAAAGAACTCACGGATGCTGTGAAAATATTTGTTGGAAGTTCAATGAGCTTGACCACACTCAACTTCTTGATTATAACAAGAAATGTCTGCAATGTCGCCACAAATGAGGTGGACACAATCAATCTTGACAATTTGTATTGCAACCTGATGACAACCACCATGTTGTTATCAGTGTCCGGCATACTTGGTTTGACGATGTTTATCATGACATCCGGCATGACCAACATTCAATGCTCCAATGAAAACGCCGAGATTGGCTTGAAATTGGCGGTTTATGGCGTTGTTTGGATTTCATTCATTGAAATGCTTTTGATACTCTTTTATGTAGTGCTGCCGTTCGTGTCAAAAATCATTGTGAATGCCAAGTTGCACCTTTTGTGTCGCTGCCCCTTGTTCGATGCTTTCAAAAGATACAACGAACGACGTGTCGGTGTCGTCATGAGCGAACATTCCATGCCAAAATACAGCACAAACCATATAGTCGTGCCGATGCCGGTCAAAGAATATCCCAAGGCGGTGTGTTCCATTTGTTATGACAACACCATCACAATGTTGCTGGAACCATGCAGCCATGTTTGCATGTGTCATGCGTGTTATGAATTATTGGTTTCTAAAGAGTGCCCCATGTGCAAAACAAAAATAACAACAACCCGAAAAATATATTTTGCAAGCCCAGGAATTTAATTTAATTTAATGCGAAAAAAGTTATTTACTTTTTTCGAGTAATTTTTCACACTGGAACTAAATGAAGAGATTCCCAGGGGGCGATGGTTGAAATTTATTCGATTTACCCTCTTCTTCTTGTTGTCTTTCAATTTCATCACACAGTTCAATCAACTCGCGTTGTTCTTCTTCTTTTAACAAATAACGAAGTGCATGACTGCAATGTTTTGTGGCATCATCATCCTCCTCATATGTGGCAGATACCAATCTTTTTGCAAAATTCAAATCACGTTTCAATCTATCCGAAACAATCTCAAAATGTTCACCAGGACGATAGGGTGTGGTTAATGTTGCAAACATTGTTTCTTCATCATCAAAATAATCGGGGTAATATTTTCTAAATTTGCTCCAGAAAAACCAAGGCGTATTTTCATGCATATCTTTCAGTTTCATAAACTCTGTTTTAAATTTTGCATCTTTGAACATATGATCCAAATCATCAGTTGATAATAGACGAGCAATTCCTGCAAAAGCAGCATCGTTTTTCAATAATTTTTTTTTGATTTTTTCCATTTCACTGGGCATTTCTCCAAGGTTGAACAAAGCATTAAATAGGTCAATGTTGATTAACATGTCATGTTTGTTCTTTTCTCTATATTTCGCAAAAACTAGGTAATCACTCACCCCTGCAAATAGTGATCCAGTTCCAGTTATTACGTCTTTAAACCATCTTTTTAAACGTTCATCTTCCAATAGTCTATCAATTTTTTCCTCCGACACCTTTTCGTCTCGTGGATTCATGAATTGCATTGTGTTCGGATGAAACTGAGTTTTGTCCAGGGGATTTCTTTTGCTTTGTATTATATACAAATTACCGTGACTGTTGTAATTGCAAAACATGTTGTGGTTGTGTTTTTCGGCAGCAGTACACCATTGTGTATTTCTTCCATAAAACTTTGAACCTGCTTCCGTTGTTGGGCGATAAACGATGTAGTTTGGTGTTTCCAACACCACTTCAACATCATGTTCGCCTTCTTCTCTTAGTTTCTTCTGAAGAGCTGATTTTTTAGATTGTTTCAATTTCTTTTCTTCTATTTGTTGCAATGCATCTTGTTTTTCTTCAATGAATTTTTCCAATGCAGACAGTGATGGAAAATCTTTCAGCGACAATTGTTTACCATCATTCTCTCCGTTTTCTTTCAATACCTTGAATTTCTTCGCGCTATCAAGTAGCCTTCCAATGTTTTCCATGCTGTTCGGCACACCCATGCTCCCAGTCAAATACAGCTGCATCACAAAATCAATCAAGTCCTTGTTGTCTGTGATTCTAATGATTTCATCAAGCATCGACTTGAATTCAGTTTCAATCGACTTGAATTCAGTTTCAATCTGCTTATCATCGTGCTTTTGAACATCTTCCAATGGAGGAAACACAACACCGGGTCTGCTTCTCAAAAATGCATCATCCACAATGTTTGAATACTTTGTCTTGATGTTTCTATAAAAATATGTCTTTGCAGTTTCAACGCCTCCACCGTAGCGTTTTCTTGTGTATCTGGCACGACGTGTCCTTGACTTACACCGACGACTTTTTTTTACCATATTTCGTATATATTATAATTAATAATATATTATTCAGTGCATTATTTGTCGAATTTCTCTCTAAAATGAATCATGACAAACCCGAACTTACCGGAAATCATCGATGAACATTGTGTGCGATGTTGTTGTTTGACAAGTTTTGACTTTCTTGATTTCATGAAACGAGAGAAAATGTAAATATTCATTATACAAATTTAAACAGCATCCATTATTAAATATATTATTTATAAAATCGCACATGTCTCAATCAACCTCTGCATCAAAAAAGTCCATATTTGAAATGGCATGCAACAACGGTTTGCGCGGTGCTGGTGCAATGGTCATACAAGTATCCTCCCTCATGTGGATGCGAACAACGATGAATTACCAGTATAAAAATGGGGGTGGCATGGTGGAAACCATGAAAAAGCTGTATGCAGAGGGTGGGGTTCCGCGGTTTTATCGCGGCATTGCGCCGGCACTCATGATTGGACCGTTGACGCGGTTCATCGACACTGCATCGAATGAAGGTGCCATGCGTTTTTTCGAGGGAGAACAGGTGCCAATTGCAGTGCAAACTGGGTGTGCATCGGTGGCCGCAGGTGTGCTCCGAATGAGCATCGTGCCAATTGACACCTGGAAAACCAGCAAACAGGTGCATGGCGACAAAGGCATCCAGGTCATCCGAGAGAAAATGTCGAAGCAAGGCGTGTCTGCGTTGTATCAAGGGACACTTGCATCGGGAGCTGCAACCATGGCGGGGCATTACCCCTGGTTTCTCACTTACAACTACTGCAACCACTACATTCCTCAAATAAAATACAGCGAGCATCCAGCGCAGGCCCTGTTTCGAAATGCCGGAATCGGGTTTTGCGCGTCATTGGTGAGCGACACCGTGAGCAACAGCATTCGCGTGGTGAAAACATACAAGCAAACATCTGCTGTGCCGATAACGTATGCAGAGACGGTGAGAGACGTTTTGAAACACGACGGAGTGTCTGGGCTGTTGTTTCGTGGACTAAAAACAAAAATTCTTACCAATGGGGTCCAAGGAGTCGTGTTCAGCGTGTTTTACAAACTGTTTCTCGAGGTCATGCCATCAAAGTGATTCAAACCTGAATGCATTTGGCAGCCTTGGCCATGATGACTTTTCCGGGGGTTTCGGTGCGCCGCACGTGCTTGATTGCCAAGTAATTAACGCCCACGTTTTGCAGGTTGCGAATGCCTGGTGCTGCACGTTCTTTTACCAGCGTGGCCGCGCGTCGAATCGCATCGGCATCGTAGGTTCCCGCCTTCGCCGTGTTCACAACCACTGCATGCGCACTGGGGAAATCCTTCAAATGGAACCACATGGCATGCTGTGGGGCCTTTTTAATGAGCGCATCATTTTCGACCTGGTTCGCGCCGACTTGAATGGTGTAATTTCCGTTGAAAATCTCAGAATACATTGTCCAAATTTCTGCTTTGATATTCTCTCAATTGAACCCATTTTAAATCAATTTTCTTTGGATTGATTCAAAAATTGAAACGTTTGTAAAGCATGTATCACTCGTCATCAAGAACAACATCAACAACATGAATTTCCTGAGAAGAATGCTGAGCCTGAACCCAAACACACCATCGACCAAATTAGGAAGGTGGAATTTGCATTACGACCCCAAAATCGTGAACTCAAAAGTGGACCAGGCAAACGAAGACCACTGCGGGTGCTGTCATGTTCCGACGCAAGAAAAACAAGCCATGCAGCAAATGCAAAAACGAAAGTGGCAAGAACGACAACAACGCAATTATGTGCAAACACAGAATCATAAATTAAGTGAATCAGATGAATATTACATACCATATTTCATGTGAACCATGAACCATGAACCATGAACCAAACAAAACTATATTTTTTTAGTTGTAAAGCACTTGTAGTTCCAGCGTAATCGAGTAGTCATTGCCATTTGTGGGAATGACATTACCGAACTTGTCCAGCAGTCGAATGGTAAGTTTTTCTATGCGCACGGGTCCCAGATACTCGCGTGTTTTAAAAGTCGTGTCTCCACCAGTGTCATTGATGATTGTTAGTTCATCATTTCCAATAGGAATTCTGCCTAACAAATTCACTCCCAAATAGGAGTCGCCGGTTTGTGCAAGAATGCTGTTTGTGATGAAATTCCGATTGTAATCATCCACGTCCACGTAGATGTAGTTCCAGAGTGAGTTGCTTCCATACGCGGCATTAGCCCGAACAGCGGCATAGTAGGTGGTCGGCGGAACGGAGTTAATCGAGTCCACAAATGTGTTTGCCCACGTGACATCATAAATCGGTTGCTTGTATCCCATCATCCATCCCGCCGTTTTGCTAATCGATTTGATGTTTGCATTGTAATACTCTTTCAAATGCTGCTGCTTCAAGCGTTCAAACTCGCAGTCATCCACGCAGTCGGCGTAGTATTTGTCGTATTTGCTGATATTGTCAAATATGATTGTGTAGCTAAAATTCGGACTATTTGTCTGATTCACTATCAAGTAAGTCTGTGAAATGATCAACTGTCCAGTATAAGGGTCAAACGTCATCTGGAAAAATTCCATTCCATTTTGCGTGTTTTGAAACAAGTTGTTCATAATTTGGACAAACTGGGCGCTTGTGTAATTCCCATCTGGGATAACAATTTCATTAACATAAACCTGCGTGGAAGTGTATGGTGCTACGCCGATTCCCGTTATTGCCACAACAAACCGGTTGGTTTTGGTGGCTTCCGAAAAGGCATACCACATGTAAGGAATTTGCAACGACGCGATTTTCATGGACACGATATTTTCGACAGGATAAGGAAGAACCCAAGACGCGTTTGTGGCGCTGGTCATGTCGTATTTTGTGCGAAACAGCGTGTCCATGGAAAGCAGCCTCTTAATGACGCGGCGTTCGATTGGGTTCAACACGCCAGTTGGATACTTGTAGTTGTATGCATTGACAATCGGTGGAATGTTTCGTTTTGCATACGCTCCGCCTTCATTGACTTCCGACTCTCGGTGATACGTGTTGTAGTTGGATGGGTGTGTGGAGTAGTTGATGCTGAGAGTGTCCGGGTGCTGTGGTGGTTGAAGGGGACGATACATGGTTGCTGCATTTGATATTTCGGTTGCATTGTGCGGCCTTGTGCGTTCGCCTATTTTTCGCGTGATTATCTCTCGACATCGTGTAAAAAATTGCGTATAATCCTGCGATTCTGCAACCTGCAACAGCGCATCCGTTGTTCGGGAGTCCGCTTCCGCCATAGTGCATTCATGCGGGTCTAGACTAAACAGCGCAAATATTTCAGCATGTGTGTAGTTATTTATATCCAAATCCAGTTGTTGCGACATCCTGTTATCAATACATACTATTAAACGATATTTATATTGCATGGAAATTACACATTCCATGCCATATTGTTCCATGCCATGCCATATTATTCCATGCCATATTATTCCATGCCATATTATTCCATGCCATGTTATGCAATTTTAGTCAATCTCTTCGACCGCAACTGTTGAAGCGGCTGAAGCAGTGGGTGGATGCGTCAACGACGAAAGACCACGGTCCGACTTGTCCGGATTAAGAACCACGTTCTCCACATTGAACAACTGGTTGCGAATGTCGTCGACGTTGAGTTCAGAACCGTCGGATGGCTCCGGGTCCACTGCAAAATCGGTTCCAGTGGTTTGAGACACGCCCACCAATTCACCCTGCTCGTTCAATGTCTGCGTCAACTTGTTGCCACTCTTTTCTGCCAACTTCTTGTTGTCTTCAATCGCCTTCTGCTTGGCCTCCTTTACGCGCTTGTCGAACTCGTTCTTGGCGTGCTCCTCGTTCTTCTTCTTCTCATTCATGAGCTGATTCAGCGTGTCTTCCATGTATTCCACGCGACCCGTCTTGTAAGCCTCCGGATGGAATGGAACCCAGAGTCCCACCGGACCCACAAACACGTCGTGGTTCGGGTCCACATCGCGCAACATCTTGCAACGCAGCTCGGCCTCCTTCTGTGATGGGAACACACCGCGCACCTTAATTCCGCGCACTGATGTCTGAAACTCGTGCTGGGCGCCAAACTCCTCGTCCAACCGCTCTTCGTTCTGGTCCAAGAAGGTCTTGTAGTCATCCACAATGTCGGTCTTTGCAATGAGCTCCTTCTCAGAATCCTTGAACTGTTGGAAGTCCTCCGTGAGTTTGTCAAACTTGATGCCATATTTATAAGAAACGAAATTAAGGAACTGCAGAAACTTTTCCATGGACTTGTGAATGTCCCAGTGCTCTACGAACTTTTGGAACAAGAAGTGGTCGCGTTGCTTGATAATGTGCTCTGGAGAAATGAATGAGAGACATGCGAACTTTTGTCCAGCAATGGGCTTGTCCTCGTCCAGTAAATCAACATATTTAGGATTAACGGTTCCGTCGGGCAACTTCTGGAGAGTGACGCCTTTGGGCGGTTGTGATTGATCGGTCATTGTTTATTTGTGCGATGTGTTTAATATTTCGGGTTTGATTTTAAGCCCATTTTTGAACAAATGTATTAAATTTAAATTCATATTGTCAATATTAAAAATGCATGGAATGTATTATTTTTTTCTTATTCAATTATATAATCAAGTATAATCAAATGGTCGGCGGTGTATTGGATTTAGGCGAGTTGGTCAAACGCGCCATTAAGTATTTGGTGGAAGGTGCCTTGGTTGCCCTTGCCGCTTATTCTATTCCCCAGCGCAAGCTCAACCTCGATGAGATTGGTCTCATTGCCCTCGTTGCTGCTGCCACCTTTAGCATTCTGGACACCTACGTGCCCACTTTGGCCGTGTCTGCCCGCAGCGGTGCCGGCTTCGGTATCGGCGCCAACCTTGTTGGTTTCCCCGGCAACGTGCTCAAGGTTTAAAACACAAATTGGTTCATTGAACTGAACAAACGAGAGAAATTGTCTTAAAAAATGTTTTTATAATGCAATTATATAAAGATTTCTTTTATAAGCGAATAAAATGAACCAACTGGCTGAACGTTTTAAAGCTGCAATGGTGACTGTTGAGTCCAATCGAGATGATTATGATCCTGAAATAATTGATTTGTTCTTTCGGTTTTATCGAGCATATATTCGTTTCACAGAGGTTTATGCAGAATTTGATAGGGAAAAAAATATTGATAACTGGATGAAGGCCCATAAAGCAGTCACTGATGTTTTAAATGTTGTACGCGGTAAAGACGAAAATGAACTAAAAATAAATGAAAAACTTTTAAGAAAGGTGCTTAACCAAATGTGGGGGACAAATGAGTTCAATGATATTTATCAAAATAAATGGATTTATGATGAGTTAGACCGATTGAATGCTCCTGCGTTTGAACGCGAAAGCCCTTACAACTACATAAAAAGGAGAGAAGAAGAAGAACGCCGAAAACAAGAAGAAGAACGCCGAAAACAAGAAGAAGAACGCCGAAAACAAGAAGAAGAACGCCAAAAACAAGAAGAAAAACAACGCATTGAAGAACAACGACTGGAAAAATATGCAACACCTCCAGCTGCAGGTGGGTCGAAAAATCGCATGAAATTGGAGAATAAGTCGAAGAAGCACTCCAAGCAATCCAAGAAGTCAAAGTCTAGGAGGCACTCCAAGAAGTCCAGGAGGCATTAAAAATGAAATATCTAAATTTTATATAGGAAGATTCACTATATAACATTTGTGAGTTGTCAATGTTAGACCTTTGCACAAACACTGTTAGCAAAGGAGAAAGTGGATGCATTAAGTGCATTGATGACCAGTTATTTGACATGGCGAAACGCAGAGAAATTGCCGTGCTTCCTTATGACCACACAGAGAGCATCGATTCATTTGAGTTTTTTAAACATTTGCGTGAAAACAACATATGCATGAAAATATTTTTTCCGGATGAATTAATGCGTGAAAAGATAGTTGGGCAAAGTGGGTTCGAGAGAGAATACAAAACAATACTAACTCTCAAAAAACTAAGAAATTTCATTGAAAATCACACCCCATATGAATCATACAATGATAGTTATGGTTTCAAGCTGATATTCATACACGGCGTAAAAATAAATGAAGTCGTCATCCATGAAGTTAATATCGTTTTAGTTAGACTGTGCGTGAATAGTCGAAATAGTTTGTTTTTTTCAGAATTCAATCCAACTATGTTCAAAGAAAACATAAAAGACGCATTGAAATTGCTTCACTCAAATGGATACTGCCACAAAGACTTGCACATTGGGAATGTTGTTTTGTGCTTTGACAAGGCTTCACCCAAGGCTTCACCCAAGGCTTCACCAAAGGCTTCACCCAAGGCTTCACCCAAGGTTCCAAAATACAAGTTAATTGATTTTGAACACATGTCAAAATGCGAAGAAGAAGAACAAGAAGAAATGAAGTCAGTGGATTACATGACAGGTTCAGTCATGCGTCGTTCAAAACTTGGAGGGAAAAGAAGTCAAAAAATGGCATCCAAATCCAAATCCAAGTCAAAAAAGCACAAGAAGAAGACAAAGAGGCATTAAGCAATCAAAGAATTAAATCGTGGGAATAAATTCCCAGTTAAGCTCTTCGCAAATCTTTTTCCAGATTTCATCCTGTTCGATGCGTTTCTCTCGGTCTTTCAGCATGGGAAAATACGGGAGAAACTCGCGTTGGTTCAGCAGCTCGCACAGCTTATACACGGTGTAATAATAATTCAAAAAGTTGACGCGGTCTTCCGGGCAGAACTTGGCATACGGCCCTTGTATCTCCATGAACAGATTGCACAGCGTTTCCTCCAGTTCGGGCGACATGACGGGCGGCTTGATGCCCAGCTTTTCCTTGATGAACGGGATGTGTTCATAATACTTGTTGTATCCCAGCTTCTTCAAAATCTCCTTTGCCTTTTTGTCCGTCAGCTGCGTGTGCAGATCAATTCTCTCTTTTTTAATCTGATGCTTTATGTTTTCTAGGACATCAGGTGGAATCTGCGTGGTTTCCTTGGCCTGGAACTGCGCCAAAATTTCCTTGAAGTGGTTGATGCGCTTATACGCATAAAAGCACGCCTCCTTGGGTGGCTCTTTGTAAGATGGCTTCTCGTTCTCTACCAAGAAACTCACGTGAATAGAGCAGTTGTTGCACACCATGATGCCTTCATTGTCGACAGGAATCATTTCACCGGAGTGGCAGTATCGGCACACATCCGTGGAGAACACATAATCACTGATGTCAATGTATGACGGGTCTAAATTTGTCAAATATCGTTGCACATTGTTCTGGTTCATGCGCTTCAGTTCATCTTCTTTGGACGCCGACTCCACACGAAAAAAATCGTTCAATATTTTTGTCTTGTTGTTCCCATTGCAAATCTGCTGTTTGTTTTCAAAGTAATCGAATATGATTTCATTGTTGTCCAAGTAGTAGTTTTTGCACTCTTGTTGGTGTTCTTTGATGGTGGTTCGCAGTTCCGCAATTCGCTCACGGAGTTCAACTGCATTGGATGGACTCGAGAGAAGCTGCTGTTTCAATGCCCGTTTTTCTTTCATGAGACGTGGAATGGTTTCTGTTTTTAGTTTTGCAATTTTTGCTTGGTGTTCCCGATGTTTGCTGTCCAACGTCACAATGCTCTTTTCATCCAGAACGATTTTCTTGTTTGTTTTTTGTTTGAATGAATTATTAGGTGGTGGCATTCAAATGTGTGCAGGGGACAATAAATATGGTGCAATGATACAGTTTATATAATTCATGCATTTAATACATTATTTGGCGTAATGTTAATGACATATTATTTATCATTTTATAATATTTAGGAACAAGGGTTTAATCACTCCGAGCATTCAAATGTCGCATGATATGACCCAGGTGGCATTATCGGAAGATGAGCTGGCCAAGATGTCTTTTTTTTTGAAGCATTTGGAAGAGAAATGGTGCATAAAAAAACGTAAAAACGCATACATTTTGAAAAAAAAGGATGGAACCAAACTAACTTACACTTCTGCATATTTAGAAAACATTTGTGTTATGAGTGAACCACTAAACACTGAATTCATTCAACGGATGCAGCTTTTAACATTTTTACACAATGCATTGGAAGATGGATGGAATATTAAGAAAAAGGCTTCATGCAACAATTATGTGTTTGTGAAAAAACACAACGGACAATATAAGATGTATGAAGATGATGAATTTTTGACCAAGTTTGTAAAAAGGAACCTTAGTTTGCAGTCATAATAGGACAATGGGTGCGCATCAATGGAATGATGTGGTGAATGTATTAAACCGTGCAATTTAAGTTTAATTCATTTGTTTTTCCGATTTTTTTTTCTTTAGGCATATTATAACCAACAACAACAATGGGAGGTGGATTGATGCAACTTGTCGCCTATGGCGCACAAGACGTTTATTTGACTGGTAATCCTCAGATTACCTTTTGGAAGGTGAGCTACAAGCGCTACACCAACTTTGCCATGGAGTCTATTGAGCAGACTTTCAACGGTCAGGCCGATTTTGGTCGCCGTGTGACTTGCACTATCTCCCGCAACGGTGATTTGGCTTACCGCACTTACCTTCAGGTTACTCTCCCCGAGATCAACCAGCAGATGAAGGGCACCAGCCAGGACGGTGTGTATGCCCGTTGGCTTGATTTCCCCGGTGAGCAGATTGTTTCTCAGGTTGAGGTCGAGATCGGTGGCCAGCGCATTGATCGCCAGTACGGTGATTGGATGCACATCTGGAACCAGCTGACTTTGACTGTTGACCAGCGCCCCGGCTACTTTGCCATGGTTGGAAACACCACTCAGTTGACTTACATCACTGACCCCTCTTTCAATGACGTAGACGGTCCTTGCCAGGCTACTGCCCCCCGCCAGGTTTGCGCTCCCCGCAATGCTCTCCCTGAGACCACCCTCTATGTTCCCTTCCAGTTCTGGTATTGCCGCAACCCCGGTCTTGCCCTGCCCCTCATTGCCCTTCAGTATCACGAGGTCAAGATCAACCTTGACATCCGCCCCATTGATGAGTGCTTGTGGGCTGTTGGCTCTTTGAACTGCGATACCCCAGGCTCTGGTGGCAAGGTTGTCACTGCCTACAACCAGTCCCTTGTCGCTGCTTCTCTCTATGTTGACTACGTCTTCTTGGACACTGATGAGCGCAGGCGCATGGCCCAGAACCCCCACGAGTACCTCATCGAGCAGCTCCAGTTCACTGGTGATGAGTCCGTCGGTTCTTCTTCCAACAAGATCAAGCTCAACTTCAACCACCCCGTTAAGGAGCTCATCTGGATTGTCCAGCCCGACAGCAACGTCGACTACTGCTCTTCCTTCGAGTGCAACCAGCTCCTCTACGGTCTTCTCGGTGCCCAGCCCTTCAACTACACCGACGCCGTTGATGCTCTTCCCAATGCCATCCACGCCTTCGGTGGAAAGGAAGCCACTTCTCTCACTTCCAGCTCCTTCATCAACAACAACATGTTCAACGATGCTGGTGCCATTGATATTGAGGGTCCCGGCTGGTGGAACGCTCCTCTTGACCCCACCACTGGTCTTCCTTTCCCAGGCCACGGTGGTTGGTACTCTGTTCCCAACTTTGCTGGAGACGGCAACTATCCCAGCACCATCACTGGTGGAACTTTGGCACCAGGCTATATGGCCGAGTCCGGTGTTTCTGATGCCGGTGCCTTCGTCCTTGCCGAGACTGCCCTCCTCCTCCACTGCTGGGGCAACAACCCCGTTGTCACCGCTAAGCTCCAGCTTA